TCGCCGTTGACCTTGACCACGCGGGCGATTTTGCCTTCGACCGACTTGACGACGCACAGGTTGCCCCGCTTGGTGCGGACGAGTTTGCCGGCGGCGACGGACTTCTTCTTGTCCTTGTCGTCATCGTCGGCCTTGGACACGCTCTTGGAAAGTTGCTCTGGTTTGAACCACACGTGTCCTGTCCCCCTTGCCCCTTCAATAGCAACGCCGATCTTGCCGGGTTGGCCCATCGAACTTCCGTCTGCGTTGGTCACGGTTCCCTTTTCTCCTGCACTCGGACCGGAGACGACCTTGACTGAATCACCCTCGCTGAATGCAGCTTTGTTGACCATCTTGAGCAACGCCAGGTGCTTGATGCCCACGCGCATCGACTTGGGCAGGCCCCGCTCCTCCATCGCCATGTCCACGGCGGGCTCGTTGGCGATGCCGCTGCCGGTCAGATCGGTAGCACGCATGGCCACGTCGTCGGCGATGTCCTCGGCCTTGCCGCCGGGAGGCATCGCACCGGTGTCGCTACCAATCGGCGGGGCCATGTCCTCGGCCATCTGGACGTAGCCGTCGTCGGCCTTGGGCGGGGCGTCCTCTACCTGCACCTCGTCGAGGCCGCGCATCTGCAAGTAATCTTTCATCTCGCCGTCGAGCATGCCGTTCCCGTCGGCGACGGGTCCGTCGCTCTTGAGCACCCACAGGGACTTGCCGTAGTAGCTCGTCCCGTCCTGTCGCTTCATCAGCACTTTGGGGTTGACCCACGCCTTGCGCTTACGCATACTGTCTCCCTTCTTGTTAAGGCGATGGATCTCACCGCCGGATAGTGACTTGTAACCGGGATGCGACTGCCTGACGCCGATGCGCTCAGCACGGAAAGCAGCCGACCGCTTGTCGGAGAACGGTCCGATGTTCAGCCGCTTCCCGCCTTCTTCGAGCCAGTAATGAGTGCCATCCCATACGATGTCGAACCCGTTGACCGTGTCCTGTACGCTGCCTGCCTTGTTCACGCTCTTGCTCCTTGACGCTGCCATGTAGCCCTCTTGCCACGCCTTCCACGCTGGTCCGCCCGGTGTGTATGGATTCGCCGACGGTTGGTAGCCACTGTCCGCTGCTGCCCAGCCTTCCTTGTAGGACGCCGAGCCCTCGTACATCTTGGGCAACGCGAGATGGTGTACCTTGCACTCGCACTTCGCCTTGCAGCGTAGGCACTTCTTGCTGGTGGCTACTGCGCTCGGGTTCGACCCCACGGAACACAGGGTGAACTCCAACAGCTTCCACTCGGGGTAGTGGTTGCCACCGCCGCTGTTGCGCTTGGTCTGGCCGGTCGGGACGAAGCTAATGCTGCCCCCCTTGACCGTGCCCTCCTGCACCTGTCCCCATATCTGTTCGGCCTTCGGGTTGGCCCGACTGAATTGCACGCGACCGAGCAGGGCCATCCGCTTCGGGCCGAGGATCTCGGGGTAGTTGGTGCCCTCGCCCACGTAGTCGTTGAACGGCTGTCCGACGATCTGGCCGATAGGCTCGCTGTCCGTGTCGTGGTTCCACTGCACAGTTGGGTTGAGCGAGAACTCACTGAAGTTGCCGCCAGTCGGGTCTACCGTTTCTCCGTCGCGATCTGTGTCGCCCGTCGTCATGACCCAGACACGGGTCCGGGCCTGCTGGTCGACTTGATTGGTCGGCTGACCCTTCAGTTTCTTCAGTACTTTGTCCACTTACGCCACTCCTCCTACGTGTTCTATCCCGCTCGCCCCTATCGTCGCCGGCTTGCCGCTCGGATCGTTGGGGAAGATAGCCCCGCCACCACCCTTATCCTTCTCCCAGTCTCGCTTGACTCCCTCCGCATCCCACAGGGCACAGCAGTCGCGGTCGGTCACGGCAAACTGGACCCGAGGCTCGGTGCAGAATCCGTCCTTCACCCAGCGACAGTTGCCGCAGTTCGTACCCTTCACGCTGGGCGGCAGGTGCACGAAGTCGACCTTCTCTGCCCGCTGTACCTCGTCCGGTGACAGGGCCTTCCCCATCCGCCAGTCGTAGTTCTCACCTGAAGGATAATCATCGGTGTTCGCTTTGCTCAACGACTTCAACGCATAAAGGGTTCCGCCAGGTTTCTTTAGATCGTCGATGTCGTGAGCCATGCCCATGCGCAGCATTCGGGAGAGGATGACCTCCATCAGCTTTGGCTCGCTGAACTTGGTGCGCAGCTCCTGCAGGGACCGAGGACGCTCACGGAGCATGTTAGTTAGCCAACGTTCGTACTTGTCGTAATCCTCGTGCTCGTCCCACTTGTCTTCCCACGAAGCCTTGTTCATCAGTCGGTCCGCAGCCGAGTCCGCCTGCTCGAACGAGTCGAACGGTCCGTGCTCGTTCCAGGTGCCGACCGGTCCCAGCGTCCACCAGCCGTCCTCGCGACGCTCGGTGGAGAAGGGTGAGGTCTTGAACTGTTCTGGGACAGCACTACTGGGGACTCCTCGACGAGACAATTCATCATCTACCGCGGTTCGCCAAGCTAACGCATAAGTTCCTGCTTCGTCACTCCACTCAGCGTAAGTCATTGCGTCTAAGCGTGCCCCGTTTGAACGTCGACTCTCTAACAATTTGCGAGTGCTCATTTGATGAGCTATCTGCCTCTGCTTTGCGTCAGGCTCAACCCTACCTCCGGCCTTTCCCTTCCACCCGCCGATCCACGCTGCCGGCCACGGATGGTCGTCGGGTGCGGTTCCTGGAAAGTAGTCGACGCTGTCGGGCTCGGGCGGCGGCTGCTCCGGGTAAATCTCGCCGTCCTTGTCCTTGACCTGTGGAGCGGAGCCGCTGTTACCGTCTTGCCAGCCAGCGGTCCATCCACTTGCTTTGTATGGTTCACCAACTATGTAGGGGTTGTCCTCAGGACGTTCGCCTGACTCGGCGGCTCGGTACCCTTCGGAGTACGCCACCTTGATGTCCCGCGTGATCGTAGGATCATCGCTGAACCGCATCAGCGCTGGACCCGGACCCTCAGGACCGTCGCCGACTTTCTCCTCAGCTCGCATGTCCGGCGTGCCAGGCACCATCACCAGATCACCCACAGCGAACCTGCCCATCCGATCCACGCTCGTCACCCGCACCTTGGCTGTGTCGCGGTCCGTGCCCTCGACGACGCCGGCCACGGTCTGGTCGGGCGTGGTGAACAGCACTGGCCAGCCATCGCCGCCCACCTTGCTGATCGACTGCGCCTGCACCGGTGCCTCGTCTAGTCCCGTGCCGCTCTCCGCGTGGCTCAGGTCGGACGGCTGCACACCCTCGGCGGTGCCGGCTGCCCGCACCTGCGGTCGCATGTCGTCGGCCAGATCGCCCGCTGCCGCCAGGTTCCACGGTGCGTTGCCGAAGCGATCCCCGAGGAGTTCTTCCGCGTTAGGAGCGACCTCACCCGACTTCTCCGGCGGCTTCCCCGTCGCCAGCGCCTGCCCGGTCTGCGCCTGAGCGATGCGTGCTGCCGACCCCTCGTCGTGCCCCTCGCGGAGCAGTGCCTGGTAGACGTCATCGACCTTGGTGCCGGAGGGCTTCGTCACCACGTTGTCACCACTCGGCGTGGCGAACCCGTTGGCGTATAGCGGCGGCTTGGCGGTCTGTGGCGCACGCTCCCCGAACTCCTCGGCCGGCGGCAGCGTCGGGTACGCCTGCACGGGGGCCTTGGTCTTGTCGTCCGCCACTTGCACCTTGCCACTGCCGAGGCAGGTCGGGCAGTTGCTGCCGCCGTCCGGTGCGACGCCCTTGCCGCCGCAGTCCTCGCACGTGACCTCCTTGGCCTCCTTGTCCTGCGGCTCGAAGTAGATCCTCGGCGTGGCGGTGCTGTTGCCGGGCGGCACATTGACGCCGAGCACGCCGCCTGCGGTCGCCTTCGTCTCTGGCTCCAGCAGCCGCAGCTTGTCGAGGATCTTGTCGTACTTGCCCTTGAAGCGCATGCCGCGGTCGTCGAGGTAGACCTTGACCTTGGGCTTGTGGTCCTCTATCGCATCGATGTGCCGGTCGAACTTCCACTTGGTCAGCCACGCCTCGATCTGCTGCGGCGGGCGGCAGGAGAAGATGACCACCCGCCCGACCTTGGAGTAGAGTTTGGCCACGAACTCCTGAGCACCCTTCTGCGGGGGTGGCACGGCGTCGCCGAACTCGTCGTCGGTGCCGGCCATCCCGTAGGTGTTGAGCGTGGCATCGAAGTCTAGTGCCACGCTATCGATCTCGTACTTACCCTTGAACCACCACGGCTCGAAGTCGAGGATGGCGTCGAGGGCCTCGTCGTAGTCACCCTTATACCGCACCATCCGATCGTCGATGTACTTCTCCGCCCTCGGCTTCTCGGATATGACCTTCGGGTACGGTTGTCCGCCCATCGGGTCCGCTGTGCCGCCGCTGATGAGGTCATAGAGCTGGTATTTCTGGAGCCACTGGGTCACCTCGTCGACAGGGTGCGCGCTGTTGATCACCGTGCCGACCCGGTGCTCGCGGAGCGCCTCCAGGAACTCCTTGCATCCTTCCAGTGGCTCCAGGTGTGCGTAGTCCTCGCTCGTGTCCTTGTTCGCCAGCACGCCGCCCACGTCGAGGCACACGAGGCGGGAGACGCCGGGGAGCTTCTGCACTATCAGGCTCTTATCCAACACAGAACCCTCTCGGCAAGTTATCGTTCCTGCACTGAATCGCCTGACAGTACCAGGGCGGGCATCTCTAAGCCACCTAGCCGCCGCTTCCTTCTCGCCCTCCGTCATCTGAGTCTTATCCAGTAGCTCGTCGGTCTCCCCCTCTGTATATTTCTCGCTCGGGTTGCCAAGCGAAGGAGAGACTATAAAGTGTCTGTCGGCTGCTTTTTGCTCAGGCGGAGACTGCACCGTGTCCTCCGTCATCACGCTGCCCGGCATCTCCGTGCCGACCCGGTCCGCCACCGCCGCGTTATCGGTGTCGAGGACGAAGCGATCCGTGTACGGGAACTGGCTGCCGGGGTGCTCTACTCGGTAGGTCGGCATCACTCACCATCCTTGAAGTGCTTGAAAGCTTCTTCGACCGCCTTATCTTTCTCCTGCTCTGTCGACCCGTTGAATGCACAGGCGATTAACCTGTTCATCGCCTTTTTCTTGTCAGCGGGCATCGCTTTCATCCAGCAGGAAGAGCATTGCCCTGCCTCGGCTTCTCGCAAGGAATGGAGAGTCCTGCCGCACCCGTCGGTTCGGCAAACGTCCCACACCGTCGTGGTTCGACTTTCTGGTATTCGATTCTTCATGCCGCTCCCTCCGGTCCGTTGGCTGCTACCTCCCTGTACTTGTCCAGCACCGCCTGTGCGATGGCGTCGCGAGTCTCTCGATCCAGCGGGTGGCACACGTCTCGGTGCACGTCCAGCTTGCCGTTAGGCTTGCGATAGTCACGGGTACGTTCGTCGAACGACGGCATTAACTCGCCGCAACGCCCGCAGAAATCGTCGGTCACCGCCGGCCCCGCGACGCCGTCCCAGCCGGTGGCGTGGCACTTGGGGCACTGCATCGTCACCTTGCGGTTCGGCATGCACACGGTCAGCCGGCCGGGCAGAGTCTCGATCACCTTGCAGCCGTGGACGGCAAAGCGGTCGTCGAGGACGAAGCTCGCGTATGCCCGCAGCTTGCCGCTCTGCTCGACCGGGTAGATCGTGACCTCGGTGACGTTCACCGTAACTTCCTCTTGGACGTCAGACTCACTTCGACCGTGGAGCACTTGCAGAACGGATGACTCGGGGCATGGTACACCACTTGTCCGTTGACGATACCGAACGCTTCGCCCGGCCTGACGATCTTCCTCGCCAGATTCTTGCACTCCTTGCACGGCTTGCTGTCCACATCCCAACGCAGTCCGTTGCCCTTCGCTTTCGCCGCTATGCCTAGACACCGTTGCCTTGCCACGTTGTCCTCCTGCACGCCCACCGCAGCGGCACGGTCGGGACCAAACACCTCACCCAGCGGCCGGTCGTTGGCGAGCATGTTGCCCGTGGCTTCGTTGAGCTGTGCCGCCAGCTCCTGAGCGTGGGCCTTGGCCTGTGCCAGCGCTTCGTCAGCTCGGTCCGCCGGGGCCTTGGCTGATTTCAGTCCGGCAAGGTAACTGTTCACGAGAGCGTCAGTCAGCTCGGTGGCGAACGCGGCCGTGGCCCCGTAGGCCCTGCGCGTGCCGGTCTCCTTGATCATTTGCCGCTGGCGGCGGAACCAAGAGGAACAGACTCGGGCCACCTGCTGGGCGGTTCTCATGCTCCTGTATACCTGACCGGGACTTCAATAGCACCCATTAACGCAGTCTCCTGACCACCGATCACCGCCGTCACCTTGTAGAAGTAGATCGTGTTGTGAACCAAGCTGGTGTTGTCCGTGTAGGTCGTCGTGGTGTTGCCGGTGTGCAGCAGGGTCTCTCCGCCGCTGACCGTGCCTCGATATATCTTGTAGCTCGCCGCCCCCTGCACCGCGTTCCACAGCAGGACCACGGTGTTGCCGACTGTGCTGCCAGTGAGTCCAGACACTCCCAAGAAGCCGCCGACGCTGTCCACCTCGCTATCCCGCATCATGATCAACCGCCGTAGGTGGGCGTCGATATGGTGGTGCCGGTGCGTGTGCCGCTGACCGACCGTGAAATCCAGCGGTGGCATTTTCGGGCTGGGTTGCAGGTGCTCGGGACCGTCCCTCGGCAACGTCTGCGCTTCGGCGATGGTCTCCTGCATGTTGTAAGTGGAGAGGACCTGGTTCCTCGGCACCTCCTGCAACGTGTAGCGGTTGAACAGCTTGTCGATGGAGTTACGCATCTCAGTTGCCGCTCGCGTCGCCGAGCCCGACGTACGCCGACACCGTAGTTGCACTCTGGTTGGCTAGCGTCATCGGCTTGGAGAGTGCCGGCAGACCATCGCCCCGCCATACTACTCGGAACGCCGCTTGGTTCTGCAGGAATGCCCACTGGTCGCTGTAGTCGATAAACAGCCCGCGATGGCCGATGATGTAGAGAGCCGGATCAAACAGCACCACGCAGCCGTCTTGCGGCGCGGCCACGCCGACATCCGGCAGCTTCTCGGTCTCGTAGAACGGCCGACCGTAGAGCAGGCCCTGGCTACCATCCTCACCGGGGATGTAGTAGAGAATGCCGCCGAGGCCGGTGAGGTTGGCGATGAACTGCATGGCGCCGGGGCTCATCGCCCACACTGCCCGCTTCTTGCTCTGTGGCAGAAGCCGCTGGTACATGTTACTCAGGTCGGTCTGCGTCACGGTGCCGTTCACTTGCCGTGCCACCTTGAGCAGGCCGGGACATTGCAGGATGCCCTGCGGACCCGAGCTGTCGAACTGACCGGTGAAGAAGTTCTGGTCCGTCCACCACGCCACGGCCCTCGTCGTGAACTGACGGATGAAGGCGTCGAGTCCGGGGTAGTCCTGCATCAACTGGTTGCTCGCCAGCAGATAGCCGTCGAGGTCGGTCGTGGTCAGTTCTACGGACCTGAACGATGGCTCGGTCTCGCTGATACCGCTGCCCTGCGTCTGGTTGAAGCTCATCACCATGCCGGCGAACAGGTTGGTGATGCCGCTGGACGCGCTGGGTGTGGCAGCAGAGCCGGTCGGTGCCTTGTTGGGTGCCGTCACCGTCGGGTCGGGCAGCGGCATCATCAGCGTGTTGCTGGTCATCGGTTGGACGAAGGCGCGGGGCCAGAAGATGGAGTCCTCCGCCACGTCCTGCATCAGACCGTAGGCGTACTCGTAGGGCACGAGGGCTCCGCCGGTGCCGAGGGTCAGCTCCGACAGGCTCGGGCTGGCCACCTTCTGCACGCCCCAGCCGGAGCGGTAGACCTTGTCGATGCGCCGCACGGCCTCTTCGCGGACGATGCCCGGTCCCTTGTCGATCCCCTTGCCGCGGAGATCGTCGGAGATGGACTCGCACAGCTTGTAGCTCTTGGCCTTGACGACGCAGTGGAGCCACTCGCCGAATGACTTTTCCACGTTGCCAACCATCTCAGGTGGTGGAGCGTTGACTCCGGCCATTGTCTTGGTCTTCATTTCGATCCTCATGTTCTGTCGGCCGATTCTCAGACGTCCAATTTCGCAGTTGGGAAGTACAACACGAGATCATTACCGCTGCTGCTGGTGTTAACCGCGGTGACCAAGATAATGTTCGGCACTAAACTGGACGCCTCCGGCCCAGTTACCATGCCCCAGTAGAGGCTGGCGGTGTGCCAAAAGACGCCGCCGACAGGCAGGGTCGAGAGCGCAACCGGAACAGGAACGATCACGGGTAACTCCTTTGGAACGATCATGGATACGTAAGAGTCCAAGTGTTTTTCAGGTACGCCATTGCTTTGGTATCATCGATGGCATCAGTTGTTGGGGCGTCCGTGTTGGTCAGAAACTGCTCGCCGATGTATTGACCAGTGTCCGTGACGTTGCCACCCTGCACCCCGCCAACAATTGTGTTAATCGTGAAATTGCCGGACAGAGTGCCGAGAGAAGCCTCGCCCATACCAGTGGACGTGAAATGAATCACGTTCGAGGCGTCACGGCGCACCCGAATCAAGATCCAGCCCGTCGATCCGGTAAATGCCGTACTGACAAATGACGACGCGTCATTCTGGGAATACAGGTTGTTGTCGGAGAACATCAAGATCAAGATGCCGTTGGTCGTGGTGTTACCGGCCGGATTCATGATCTTGCTGGCGGCGCGCGACACTGCGGCATAGAGGGTGAACGTTCCGCTGAGGACCACCGCACTTCCTTGGCTCATGAAACCGCTGCCGGACAACCCCTGCACAGCGGGCAAGTTGTTCTGCTGGTTCGTGTTGAAAGTCGGTCTGTTGCCGCCGGTGGTCTGCGTGGCGTTGTCCGCATTGGTGCTCTGGTCGTTCCATTGCTCGATCAGCTGACCGTTGGTAGCCGGGGTCGATCCAAGGTCGCTGTAGACGTTCTTGTACGCCGCGAACCACCACTGCAGAGCGGCGCCGAATGTCAGCGGGGACCATGCAGCAGGTGGGGAGGAAGGCTTGCTCCCACCCACCCCGTACAGCTGCATCATCCGCCGTCGATCCCGCTTCGCCCGCCTGCTGACGACGGGCTCCCGCTTCGGCTGCATCAGCTTCAGTGCAGTCTGGTAGTCCTCCCAATCACTCGGTAGCATCGACTTCCTCGCACACCACGGAGCCGTCGTACTGCTGCGTAAACGTCTTGGTCACCTTGCGCGCCGGTGGTGGTGCCGGCTGCTCGGACAGCTTCTCCACGAGGGATTTCTGGATCGCCTGCTGCCGCTCCTCGTTCTTCTCCATCCGCTCCAGGGCCTTGCGGACCTGTCTGATCGCTTCGGTAGACTGCTCTGCTTGCACCCGCATATGCTCGGCCATCTCCGCCATCGCCTTGGCCACCGCGGCGTTGTCGTTGATGATCGGGTTCGGTAGTGGTTGCGGTCTCTCCAGCGACTTCTCGATCAGCCGTCCCTGCTCGCTGATGCTCTCTAGTACCGAGGTCAAGTCGACCGGTCCCGGCATCGCCTTGAAGATCGGGGCGAACGACTCCGTCAGGGACTTGGCGATGCCCGTTGCCATCGTAGCGGTGTCTACGTAGACCACCGGCTTGACCACCACCGGCTCCACATTCTGTGCCAACCCCTCGCTGATCGACTTGGCCACCGGTGCCATGTCGATGTTGAGCTTGACGTTCTTGAGTGCCTTCTTGATCGCCAGCCCGGTCGCCCACGACATCGCCTTGCCGATCTGGTCAGCGAGGTGGTCCGTGTCCATGTTCATCTGGACCGGCGGGTTCTTCTCCAGCCGCTCGACCGCCTTCTCTAGCAGTTGCACCTTGACCGTCAGTTGCCGGTTCTCGTCGGTCAGTCGGCGGTTGTCAGTGACCAGCTCATTGACTTTGGGAGGCAGGTCGAGCACCCCGGACTGCTCCAAGATATCCGCCGTGCCGTCTACCATTGCCTCGATGGCGGAACGGTCCACGGCGGGCAGCATCGAGTCACCGGAGGCTGCCGGGTCATAGTCGTCCCTGCTCAGCCACCTATCAGAAGTAGGTGTCATCAGTGTACCCTTCCGTTGCCGTTGGTAGATGGCCGCAGCAAGCCCTTGAACCGCTTGCTGAGCAGCTCTCGGACGTCCTGCTGTACCCGGCGCCTGTCCTCGATGCTCACACCAGTCGGTGGCAGCACGTCAGCTCCGTCGAGGGCCGAGTGCCCCGAGTGAGCAGTACTGTTTGGCACGTAACGCTGACCAAAGTTGCGGGTCTCCAGTTGCTCGACCGGCACCGTGTAGCCCCCGGCCGCGCCGCTGCCCTCGCCCATCGCCTTGGGAGCGGATGGGGTTGGACTTGCAGTGCCGGTGCCGACCGACCCGCCGATGGCCTTATTCTCCTCGTCCTCGGCGAACTTCTTGAGCAGCCCGCACGCCTGCGATTCGTTGAAGTGGGTACCGTCCTTGTGCAGTACGTAGCCCTCCGGCGTCCGCTCGATGAACCAGCGCCCGCTCTGGCCGTGGGCCTCTTGGTGACCATCGCGGGTCTTGAACCAGCGGAGCAGTGGACCGGCGTCCTGGTCCTCGTCCTTGTCCACGATCAGCGGGTCATCGTCCTCGGGGTTCGGGTTGAGCGCGATCTGACCGCCCGAGGCCCGCTGCATGGCCTGGTCCAGCTCGGCGTCGTCCTGCTGCTTCTCGCCGGTGACCCACGGCAGGATCTGGCCGTTGACGATGGGGTCATCACCGCCGAATGGATAGGGCTCCTGGTTCTGCATCGTCCTTGCTTCGTTCGGGCTGCGCAGGCCGTTGGCCATCGCCAGCGCAATGTCAGCACGAGTATTCTCCTCGCTGTACAGCACCCGGTCGTCCCAGAAGCAGATGCCGGTCTCGCAGTTGGGCGTACGTCGAATCAACCCATGCGTGATGCGCTGGCTCAGGAAGCCGAGGAACGGGTTGATATGGTAGCGGCAGAACGAGCGGAGCGGTGCGTAGTCCGAGACGTTGCCGCCTTGGTCGAGCCCCAGCAACTCAGGCGGCACCCCGAACGCGGCGAGGATGTTCTCACGGAGCTGCTTCTCGTTCTCCACGTACTGCATGTCGACAGGGCTGAGACCGAGCGGCTTGACCTCCACGCCGGGACCGGTGATCAGCGGCTTGCCGGTGTTGTCCTCGCCCTGGAACCGACCGAACCACTTGCTGTAGTAGCGATTGAGCATCGACTCGTCGGGGTCGACGTAGTCCTCGCTCAGCGCCACGTGGAACGTCGGGATGGCTCCGTTCTTGTACTGGGCCAACCGGGCGCGAACGTGGGCGTTGTAGGTATCGATCCACTCGTTGATCATCAACGGCACACCCCAACCCTCGTAGCGGTTGAGGGGGCTGTGATCGTAGAACGACAGCACGTCATCGTAGGGGGCATACTGCAACGTGCCCCACGGACTCTGGATCGCGTACGCCTCGGGCATGCCATCCCGTCCGGTGACGAGCCGCATCCAGTGCGTGGGAATCACCCACACCTCGACCGGCACCCCGAAGGCGTTCCGCATCACCCACCAGTGAGCCTCACCGGTAAGCTTGAAGAACATTGTGGTGAACGCCCACAGGTCGTAGCTGCAGTCGAGCAGGTTCGGCAGGTTGAACAACCGCACGATGGGGTGGTCGTCGTCCCACGCCTCGAACTCCTCGTGCTCGCGTGGTCCGCCCAGCGCCTTCTTGCGCAGGCCGCGATACTGCTGCTGCTGGTTGCGGTGCCTGTGCAGCTCGGCGTAGGACTTGCGGTTGTCCATGCCGAGCGACTTGCACTTGCGGAGAACCTTCTGCTCACCCTCGTCCTTAGGAGTCAGGTTGCCAAGCTTCGGTCCCTCGCCGCCGGCCACCTCGGCCATCCAGGCCTTGATCGCCACGCCGACCCAGAAGTACATGCTGATGGCTTCTTGCCACTTGTACGCCTGGCCGAAGTAGGTCGCTCCACCGTATGGCGCATTGAAGACGCGGGGCACGAGCTGGCGACTGCTCGTAATGCGGGCTCGGGCTTTCTGTAGTATCTTCACTTGCCCAGCACCTCCCACCCCAAGAACCTGTCCCCGTCCCACCGCGGCTCTACCGTAGGCAACTGATGCATCGTCAACGTAGCAGGTAGGTCGCGGTGCTCGATCATGAACTCCAGCGCGTCGCCCTTAGGGTACGGTACCACGATCACCACGCGGGCGTCCTCGGGTATACCGAGCCCACGCTGGTCGAAGTCCTCGGTGACCTCGCAGCACTGCTGCTTGTAACCGTTCTGCCCGACGGTGCGCTGAAACATCCGCACCTTCTGGCACTGCGGGTGGTCGATAGGTGCCAGCATCAGTCCCATGCGGACGGTTGTCACATTACCTCGATGCAAAAAGAAAGGGACCGCAAGCAGCCACGGGAGTGTGTCCCATGTCCGCCCGCGGTCCCTGACTGGACCTACGAGTCGTCAGCCTCTTCCCGATGATCAGTCGAGTTCAGGCCCTAATCAGATTGTCGAGCGGATCTCGCCGCCCCGGTCCCCTATCCCCTCCTAAATGGTTTCACCTTACCGTTGCCGTTCGGTTCCTCGGTCGCCTCCAGCATCTTCTCCGAGCGTTCGTCCAGTGGCATCTGGTAGCCGAACTGCCGCAACTGCATCTCCAGCGCCTTTGTGCTCATCACGTTCTGGAACGTCCGCTTCTCTGATGTCGTGATCATCTCGGCCACCAGCTGGTTCAGGAACCGCCACTTCTCGGTCAGCAGCTCCACGGTCTCGTTGGCGACCTCCAGCTTGCGGTTGGCCCGGCCGAGCTTGCGATAGAGCTTGTCGACCAGCCGCTGGTGCCGCTTGTGCCTCTTCGCGGCCAGCTCGGCTACCTCGACTGCCTCCTTGGTCGTCCGATGGCACTCAGTGTTAGTCTCACGCTCCTTGGCGAGTAGCCGCTCCAGACGCTTACACCGCTCGCGGAGGCGCTTCTTCTTGGTCACTCGATCACCCCGTACCGTTCCTTACAAGCCCTACACCATCCCAAATAATCCCGCCGCTCAGGAGAGTGGGGCAGCACAGCCATCTTCGGGTAGACGATCCAGCTCTCGGCCTGCGCCGACTTGAGACTGATGATCGTGCGGCAACCGGGACCGACGCACTCGACCCTAGCCGGCTTTGGTTTGACTACGAGTACCATCTGGCCGCTCTCCGTTGGGGAGTACGAGGTGGTCATAGTGCTCTAGCGGGTAGTGGGTTTCTAAGTTCGTCAGCATCTCGGTCGGATCATCGCCGCCCGCTGTCGCGTGCCATTCGGTCGGCTTGCCTAGAGTATCGCAGCGGCTCCAGGCGATGAACATGAACGTGCTTGGGCCGACCGGTGGTGGTTGCTCCATCTCGCAGTGGAACAACTTGCGGATGACAGCGATGGCGCTTGCCGCCCAGCACACCACGAACGTCAAGGCTATCAGGGCAGCGAGGATGCCGATCACATCGTCGCTCATGAGCCACTCGTCACCGGATTCTGGCCGATGTTGCCGAGGAGCTGGAGCAGGACGGGTAGCAGCGTGGTGAGAAGCTGGCCCCAGTTGATGTTCGGCGCGGCTTTCGGGCTCAGGCGAGCAGCGGGCGCAGCTGGTCCGAGGCTGGCGACGTAGCCAACCACGATCCAGGCTGCTTTGATCGAGCTGGGGGTGTTCAGCTGGCCCGTCGTCAGCGCCGTCACCTCGGCGGCCACCGCGGCTTCAGCTTCGGTCAGTGTCGGGTAGTTAGGTGTCATGACTGTCTCCTTTAATGTGGCCACACGGCCGAGATCGCGTTGAACAGATCCTGCCCGACCGCGGCGATGAACGACGGTCGGTGCACGATGCCGATGCCTGGGTTGTTCGCCTCCAACCGTTGGCACTCCTTGACCATCACCGCTCCCACCTGAGCTAGGCTAAGTCCAGTCGGCAACGGCGTCGGAGGTGGAGCGGGGGGCGAGGTGGGCACCGGTGGAGTTGGTGGTGGAGCCGGTGCCGTCCCGCCCAGTGCCACACTGGCGAACGCTTGACCCTTGATCGAGCCAAGCCCGCTCGCAGTGTCCCATCCCGTGGTCGCTGGGAATCCGTTGCCAATCGAACCCGTCACAACATCAGTGAAACACGTCGCTTCGTTGGCGTACATCAAGGCATTGGGCAGGCCGAGCGGCGGCTTGCCGGCGGCGAGCAGCAGGGCGTTGACCCCGGCGAAGTACGCCGCCATGAACGGGGCCACTGCGCTTGTGCCACCGACGACTCCGAACGGCGTGTCCCAGCCCGTGGCCGGATCGCCGTTGGCACAGCAGTCAGGCTCTCCGCGATACCCGTTGGCTACCCCTACACTACTCTGCCAATTCGGTCGGGCGATGATCTTGCTGTACCCGCCGCCGCTTGCACCGCCGCCGGAGTTCCACGGCACCTGGTTGGCGATGCTGCCGTCGCTGTTGAGTGTGATCGTCGTCGCCCCGCAGTCCACACCCCAGGCACTGCAACCTGGATAGTCCGTCACCGGGATGCTCGTGCCGTCGTCGGGACCGTTGTCTCCGCTGGCGAAGGTACAGGTGATGCCCTTGACCGCGAGTTGCTGGAGCAAGGACTCCATCGTCTGGATGTCGCTGCTGCTGTAACTGCTCTCCGGTCCACCCCAGCTCAGGCTGCACGTGTCACCCGGCTTGGCATTGGCAAGCACGTACTGGTACGCCTCGGGCATGCCGCTCTCGGTATTCGGGGCGAAGACCACAGTGATATTGGCCGGTCGCGTGCTGCCGAACATGTAAGCGAGCGTGCCGATGACGTTGACGATGTCCAGCTCGACCTCGACGTCTGCGCTCTGCGGGTCGCCGGTGTAACTGTTGGTGGCGCCACCCACGCCAACTGCCATCAGGTTCGGCATCGGGAAGCTATGGGACTTGCACCAGTTGGCGATCTCCGTGCTGTCGAAACCGCCGCCCAGCTCTGGAATCCATACTGTAGGCATCGGGGCTGTGGTAGGCACGGACGGGAATCCGTACGCCTTGGCCATGTTGGCACCGGTGTAGCCGTTGCTGGGCACGGTCGCCAACTTGCCAAGACTGAGTCGATGGTAGTGATGGAAAACCCCGGTCGGCTTGGCCAGCACTCGCGGCATCACTCGCTTCGGTCTCACGGTGTACATCGTCGTCTCCTGTAAGCGGGCGCTGAGCAAGGAGTCGCACCTTGCCGCCCAACCTATACCCTCAAGCCTAGTTGCGTTACGCCGTAGGCCGGGAATTAACCGTGGTCAGGGTAAAGGGAGCGTCAACTCGAACGCCCGTCAAAATGTCCCCACCCGTTGCCCGTTCCGCCACAGCTCCGTCCACTGCTTGCCGTTCGCTTCGATCACTATCAACTTGTCACCAGCCTGGAACTGCTGCTCGGCAGCGGCGGCTAATACGCCCTGTCCCGCCCGATATGCCGCCACGCTGTCGTACTCGGCCACCTTGCGGGGTGGGCTGGCGCCAGACAGTGGTTGACTGCTCATGTTAAGACCCCGGCGGCGAAGAGACGCCCTATTCCCGACACCGCCGGGGGCTCTCCCTCTGATCGGCATGCGCCGACCCTACACGCAACGAGCGTGGATCAACGACGTCCTCGACGGACGTTGACGTTCACGGCGTTAGCTCCCGCGGTACTAACGGCCTGCACGTTCACGTTGCTGCGACGCAGACCGAACAGTCCACGACGCTCGTTCACGTTCACGCTGACCGCATTGCCGCCGAGCCCTCCTACCAATCCGCTCCTGAACCCGAGTCCGTTAAACCCAAGCCCATTGAACCGGTTGAACCCGAATCGATTGTAGTTCACGCCGAGGATGCCTCGGTCGAAGAACAGCGGTGCCCCGTAGCCGGCTCCCGTCGCGTAGGACGTCGCCCCGTAGAAGAGCGGCGAGCTGTAGGTCACCTGCGGCGCGAGGTATGCCGCCTGCACCTGCACCGGCTGCTGCACCAGGTACTCGGTGGAGAACTCGGCCGGCGCACCGACGCTGGCAGCGATCTGCGGCTGGGTCACGGTCCAGGTCGACTGCACCACCCCGGTCGGAATGGCGCTGGCGTAGCTGTAGGTCACGGGAACGGAGTAGGCACCGAACGACGGAGCCAGCACGCCACCACCGTAGAACGCGCGGTTGAAGAAGTTCCGGTGGAAGGCGTTGAATCCAAAGTGCGATGCCTGCGACGGGCTTGCCATCGCGAGCAATGCGACGACTGCGAGAATGATGCGGTACATGTCAAGTCTCCTCTGTTTGGAATAGAGCGGTCGCCTAATCCGAGGTTGCCGCTAAACGTGTCGGAACACGCTACGTAGTCGTTCAGGGCTTATTGGCCAACGGCGGAGTCGCAGCCGGGTCAACCGGCGTGGCGATGGTGGTCTCGATGCTGGTCAGTGCCGCCTCCAGCGCTGTCGTATCGATGGGTGCTGGGTTGGCAATGATCTGCCGCAGCTGGGCGATGTCCGCCGCGATGGCGGTCAGCTTGTTGGTCAACGTGGTGTTGTCCGCCGTCAAGCGGGCGACGTCCTGTGCTAGTGTGGCCATGTTAGTCTCCAATGTGGTCAGACGATCTAGTATGTCGTCCAGACCGGGTAAATGGTGGGGACTCATTTCGCTACCGGTGGTTGAGGCTTGCGCAGTTCCTTGAGCAGTTCTTTGAGGTCGGCGATGTCCTGAGCGGACAGTCCATTCTTCGGTGCGACGGTCTGGGCGGGTGGTGCCGGTTGCAGAGTCGTCATCTGCGGGAGTCCTGCTGGTAACGTGAGCACCTGCGTGGTCAGCGGGGCGGTCGGCAGGATGATGCCGTAGTCGTATCCGTAGCCCTGCCGGTAGTAGCCGTTCCAGTAGCCGGCGGCGAACCAACGACCTCCGTAGATGCCAGCGGCGTAGTAGGTAAATTGCGGCGCATAGTATCCACCACTGTAGTAAGGTTGGGCATATCCATAGCTGTAGTTTGCAAAGTAGCCATACCCACCTGCCAAAGAGACCGCAGGGGATATTGCCAGCACCAGCATCGCAACTAGCTTGAACACAGAGACCTCCTCTTTCTTCGCTTAACCAGAGAAGCCATCAACTGCAACTCCTCCGGCGAGAACAAGTGCCGCCAAAGAATCCCCCGCTTGATCCCAGAGATGGGGCACGTCGATACAGAAAAGTGTCTGGCTATATCCTCTAGATTTCTACCAGCGACGATCATCACAAATGCTTCTCTGACTTGTTCCTCGGTCAGTTTAGCACTGGCGTTTTCTACTCCTACCTTGATTGGAGGGTCTTTAGGAGTCCCATGACGCAGGGCGTCTTCCCTGTTTTGTAACTGAGTACCCCAAGCCAGATTGTCTTTCGTATTGTCTAACTTGTCGCCATTTAGATGCCTGCACTCTTGCCCATCTGGGCACGGTCCGTGAAAAGCCAACGCTACTAACCTGTGGACGGTGATCGAACGCCTTCTGCCGTCTGCTGTAGTAAGTCCGACGTGTAGATACTGCTTTCCTTTAGTTCCTTGCAGACCCGGCTTAAGTCGTTTCCACCAGTCTCTAAATCCGTGCCTAGCGTTCTTACAGGTCCATACTGACCCGTCCGCACCAACCCTGTAACCCGGAAATCCTAATGACTCCAAGTGTCTGTAGACTACTGGCATCGTCTTCTCCTGGAAAGTTGCCGTGGATGCCGTACCGCTTTCCAGGGACAGCACAGCACCACACGGCGTAGAAGGTTATTATACTATTTCGTACCCCTCCTCAACTCATCCCAGATCACCTTACGCTGAGCCGCCGGCACCTTCTTCGTCACGTCCGTGCCCGAGCCTGGCGGCATTGGCGTCACACAGCCGGGACACTTGGCGTCGCCCTCGACCGCCTGCAGCACGTCGAGCATCGTGAGCCGACCCTTCTTGCTGACCAACTGCACCTGTCCCTGATCGTTGAGCAACGTCACCCCGCCCGAACCGTTCGCCCCCTGGTGGCACTTGGCACAGTTCTGCTTGAGCACCTGGACCAGTTGCCCGCTGCCACCACCGACTGACGTGCCCCTAAAGCTCGTGTCGGCAGTCTCGGCTGATGCCACTGGCAACCCGTCGCCGATCTGCTGCGGCTGACCGGGCGTCACGGTAGTCACCCCGCCCACACCGATCTGTGCTCCCGCGTTGCCGTTGATCGTCTGCGTCTGCACTGTGCCGTTGCTCACTGCGCTGGTCGTGGTGGTAGTCACCGTCGAGCTGGTGATCTGCGGCACGCCGTAGACCTGGAGCAGTGCCTGTGGGGGCACATACTGGAACGAGAATGGCTGATAGAGCTGGACCGAGTTCACGTACGTCAGCTCGACCTGCGGCGGATAGTAATACTGCTGCGGAGCGTAGTAGGTCGGTGTATAGTAGCAGCTCCCGCAACTGCCGTAGTAGTGGGCGGCACCGGCGAAGGTCGGCATCAGCAGGAGCAGTGCAACCAGCAACGTCTTCATCATGGCGCCTCCACGCAGTCCATCAGACCGTCTTCAATGTACTCGTATCCAGTCCCCTTGACAGCTTCTATAATCGCTTCAGCTTCCAGACGACCTATCCTTACCTGCCGCTTCTCGTGCGGGCTCGGCTCATTGCCCCTGATCGCGACTACACCGGCAGCCATTGGATACTCGTGATCGCCGTTAGCGACATACTCTCGTATATGGTTGGCCCAGGCACTACCCTGCTCTTCGAGCCAATCTGCAAACGCAAGATAGAGCATCACATCACCCGGTGGAGACAGATGCGACCACGACCCATCCTTTTTCCACTTGGCCCAACGCTTGTCTCTGTCAACTCGCAGCGCCCGTATCCAGTCAGCAGGTCCAATCACCGTTGCCTCCCTCCGTCGCGTGCCTTTATTTTATCCTCACGAGCCCTCATCAGCTCCTCCCACGTGCGGCCTTTCTTTTGCTCTTGGTCGAGGAGTTGGCACAATTGCAGCGCGTGGTGATGGGCAGTTGCCTCGTAGTTATCCCTTCGGATGCCGCGACCCGAACCAATAGCGTTGCTGAGGCGAGGATCGATTCCAACTCCGAGAGCAAGAGCCTTCCGCGTGTGCTCTGGGCTGTAGCAACAGTTGATCGCGATCTCGTTGATCGTGAGCTGGTCTTGATGGTAGCCATAGACGATCCTCGCGATGTTGGCCGCGTTGTCCTGCGGGCTCATGCCGTTGCAGGAGAACAGTGCCTTGGCGTAGAGTGCTTGGTCGTCCTTGAGTGCTGCGTCAAAGTCCTGCTGGAAGAGCTGCTGCACCAGGTAGGAGTCGTCCTCATCCAGCACCAGTAGCCGCACGTTCTTCCGTATGTCCGTGACTAACCGCACCTCGTCGGCCACCTCCTTGAGTCCCTTGTCGTGGCAGATGATGCAACTCGCCCCCGGATAGATGCCCTTGTACTTGAAGTGCGTCTTCCGGTCCACGACGATGTTGGTGTCGCCAACATTGACCAGCTTGTCGTTCGCATCCGTGATCGCGTAGTACTGGAGCCGGTTGGGCAGACTCGCTATGAACTCCCCGGCGTCCCGCACCTTTTTCTTGCCATCGACCTTCTTTCCCTTGATGAACAGCAGCACGTTCAGCAGCAAGTCGTTCTCGTCCACTGAGGTCAGGTAATCGAAGCTGCTGTGCCGGTAGCCGAGGTTGGTGGTCTCTCGCACCAGTGCCCGGTTGTTGAGGCTCACCTCCGTGCTGTCGATCACCGTGCCGGCTGCCTTGATGTCCTCGTTGTCCTCGGGATGGTAGCGACCTATCTTGTCCCAGCTCTTCAGGTCCTTGCCGGCGCCGAGCAGCTCGTAGTAGATCGGCGCGAACAGGGCGTTGGCCACGAACCAGTCGGCCCGCACTATCGGGAAGTCGGTGCCCGTCAGCTTCGCCAGCTTGGCCACGCTCTGCTGGTTTAGTTCCGGTGCATGCTTCGTGACGAGAGTAAGCTTCTTCTCCCAGCACCAGTTGTACGTGTAGCCGTTGTGGACGTATGGCTCGCACTTCGTCTTGCACCATCCAAGGGCTTGTTCTTGCTGATGAAAGTACGGTTCGGGGAAGTCTTTGTCCGGCCTCGCCACCCGCAGCGGTCCGCCGCCATGCAGCCCCAGATTCTCCCACGCCTCGGGACTGATGCAGGCGTCCTTGAGGTTGAACCGCATCAGCCGGCCCTTGTCGACCGGCACAAACCCAAGCATCAGGACGTTGCGGCTCAGCGAGTTCCACGTGAACAGCACCGCCTGCACGAGTGCGAAGTACTCGTCGGGATGGATACCAGAGAGCGCAACGTACCGAGAGCAGTAGGCTTCGTTGGAATCAAGCGTGCCAGCGTCTGCGAGTGCCGATTCCACCGCCGCATCGTACCTGTAGACCTCCTTGTACGGGTCGAGCGGTTGGGCCGTGGGCGGCTCGCTCCGCAGCGGCGTCGAGAGCAGCGACCCGATCCCAGCTGCCAGCGTCTTGAGTGCTTCTCGGCGGTTCATCGTTGCTCGTCTACGGTTGCTTAAAGGCTGAGGATGGAATCGAACCACCGCCCTCCGGTTTATCAGACCGGTGCTCTTGCGACGGGGCCTACGGGGTAGCAGACGACCCGGTACCAGGCCCGCCCTTTCAACTTCCGCCGCCCCAAGACCCTACCGAAGCGTCCTCCGGTAAACGGCTCCTTGGCCTGCTGAGCTACTCAGCCACCTTCCTCACCAGCGCCGCCAGCCCGTCGGCCGTGGTCGGCACCTTCAGGGCACGACCCTCCGGCAGCACATGGCCGGCGGAGTCGAGGATGATCAGGGCCGGCACGCCGCCACCGCCCGGCTTGGTAGCTATCTCGGTCAGCTTCCGTCGCACCGCCGCCTCGCTGCGGAAGTCGTAGGCGTGGAAGGCATGACCCTCGGACTGAAGCCGCTTGGCCACGTCGCTGTTCAGGATCGCGTCCAGCTCGGGCGTCTTCTTGTCGACGTCGTAGACCAGGTTCACGTCCACCCGCTGGCTCGGTGCCTTGGTCGTCGGCTCCTTGGCCGTAGATGCCTCGCCGCCCTTGGCCCGCACCCGCACTTGAGCGCTGAACGGCTCGTCCTTCACCGCGCTGATCGCCGTCACCAGCACGAACCCTTGCCGCGGCACCGCCACGATGAGGATCGGTGCACCTGGGTATGCGAAGGTCTTGATCGGCTTGTCGTAGCCGTCGACGTGCACCAGCCACTTGACCTTACCCTGCGTCTTGGCCGGGATCACCACGAACGGGTCCGTGTCTGGATCCACCTCGATGTCGCCGAGTGGCTTGCCACTCGGGTCCACCAGTTGGATCGGTGGCTCGCTCGTCGGCGCCGGTGCGTCTGCCACCTTGGCGTCGGGCTCCTTCTGGCTGCGAGCGGCGAGCAGGCCACCGAGCATCAGGAGCAGGATGGCGACCGACACTACCGACAGCCGAAAGCCTCTAACCACGTTGATTGCCATTGTTGCCTCTCTGCCAGGAGCAGATTTCCACCAGTAGCACGTAAGCGATAACGAACAGCACGCCAACCGTGAACAGTTGCAGGGTTACCCAGGTCGATGGACGTCCGGGTCGAGCTTCACTTGGGCCATGAAGTGGACAGCTAGCCCAATGACACCGAACTGAATGATCGTCAGCAGCACCCACGCCAGCCACGGATTCGCTCGGCAGTAGTCGGTGATCGTGCCCTCGTTCCCGTACTCGCGGTACAAGTACAGATCGAAGGCAAGCACCAGCAGGATGCCAACCGCCGTGGTCACGAAACTGGTCAGGCCGAGTACTTGCCACGTCAGGTTATTCCACCATTGAATCATTCCTTGACCTCACGCACCCTGCCACGAACCATACGGTACTTCTTCTGCGGCTTCTCCGTCCTGACGACGTTCAACCCGGCTAGCGTCTTTGGATCGTAATCAGTAACGAACTTGCGGAACCCTTCCTCTGTACCAGTCCACCACCACTCGCCAAAACCCTTTGGGTCGCCCATGTCGCTTATCTGGATCATTCGTCCCTCGCCTTCAGCCCGAACTTCTCTTCATTTACCACGCTCCGGTGCCCCTTGTATGCGTATGGGTCCGTGACGCCGACGTGGTCCAGCCGCTTCTGCCGGTCACAGCGCTTGTGCCCGGCGTCGATGCACTTGGTGCAAAGGTGACCCTTGTTGGCCGTCTCCTTGGTGCACATGCAGGTCACGCACTGACAGGACGGATGGCGTTCGTGGCTCACTTCTTGCTTGCCTCCACCTCGGCTCGGTATCGCAGCGCATCTTTGCGCACGTTCGGGTTGATTCGCTTGTAGTCGCCGAGGTGCCCGAACAATAGATGACAGTTGTGACTGTCCGGTGCCGGTCCGCAGAGGGTTATAAGATTGTTCGGGTCTAGCTCCAGCTCGGGGTGCTCGTGGAAGTCCTCCACATGGTGCACCTGCAGGTTGTGCGTATGGCCGCAGAACGCACAGGCGGGCTCCTTCTCCAAGTGAGCCTTCTGCACCGCCGGCCACTTGCCGCTGCGTGCCTCCTCATGTCCAACCAGCATCGGCACGGCAGGCGGCTCAGCCTTCTCCAACCAAGCCGTCAACGCCACGCTACCGATGGCGGCGAGCACCACGCACACGATGCCGATTGCCGCGAGGGCGTCGAGGGTTCGTTGCTTCACTTCTCGATCCTCTGTTGCGCCAATCGGCTTTTGGCTGCTGCTAACCGGATCTCCGCCACCCGTACCGCGCTCTTGGCCTGCTGAACGGACAGCAGCACCTTGCTGATCTCTTCGGGAGACTCGGGCACGCTGCGGACCCGGTCCAGCTCGTCCCGCCAGTACGCCATCGTGGTCTGGGCCAGCTGTAACTCGACCTCCTTGACGGCGACGTCCTCTTCCTGCTCGGTCACGTTCATTCCTCGTCGAACTCGCGGCACCCGCAGAGACTGCAAGGAGCCGTGGTACCGCAATGATGCAGCCGTTCATGCCCGCAGGAGCAGATGGCTCGATTCAACAACCGCCATCTCTCGATGCCTCCATCCGCCTTAATCTGATCTTCGGTGGGCTTAACAGCAGCCAGAATATCTGCTTTAGTAATGATAACGGTCATCGTACCGTCGCTCCTCTAGCTATCGCATCGATCCGTTGCAGCAGGGCGTCGGGGTCCACCGGCTTGTGCATAACGTAGGCGGCGTCGCTGACCCTCGCACCCTCGGGGTAGTAGGCACTGATCACCATGAGCGGGCAGTTGAGCAACTTGGCATCCTTGGCCTTGGCGATGAACGCGATACCGTCCATGTGTGGCATCAACAGATCGGTAATCAGCAGGTCCGGCTTGAACTCGGCCAGCATCTTCAGTGCTATATCGCCGTCCGCCGCGTCACTCACCAGGTGCCCGTGCCTGGCGAACAGCTTGATCAACGATTCGCGCGATCCCTTGTCGTCATCCACTAGCAGTATGTGCATCGTCGACCCTCCCGTTCTTGGCCACCGCCAACGCGATGAGCAGGCACTCACCGTGGGTCATGTTGTACGGCTCGCACAGGTGCTCCACGAGGTAGTCGTCGAAGTTGCGGACGATGGCCAGCGTCATTACTCGGTCTCGTTCCGGCTGTGCTATGCCGGAGATGCTGGCGTAGAGGTCCGCTAGCTGGTTGCGTATCGGCGCCAGCGCGTCCCTCGCCTCGACCAGCACATCAGCGATGGCGGTGCCGTTCTGTTCCAGCCGCTTGTACTCTGTCTTGGCTCGGTTCATCTGGAATTTCCACATAGCCGCTTTGTCCTGACGCTCCCGCTCCAGTTCCCCGCGGATGCCGCTGAGCAACAATCCGTACTCGCGCATGACCTGGTCACGGTCGGAGAGTTTGGCATCGGCGTCCGCTTTGGCTATCGTCACCTTGGCCTCCGTCTTGCCGCGGATGATGCGGACATAGGCGATGGAGAGTGCCGCGGTCAGGATGGCCGCTCCCGACAAGGCGGTGTTGATCCAGGAATGCAGGTCCACTCATTTGGTCTCCGGCTTTTCCTTTTCCTTGCTGACTGCTAAGGCATCACGCAGACCGTCGATCTTGGCTTCCATAGCCGTGCGTTGGCTGTTGACGATCTCATGGGTGAGTTCAGTGGTCTTGCCAATGCTGCGGAGCTTTAGCGTCATCCACACCTGCATGCCGCCAAGGATGATGGACACCACTCCACCGACGATGGCGGTGATTACCGAGTCGCTCATCAACGGAACTCGATGAGCGGGTGCCCGATGAGAGACATCAGGATCGCTATGCACAGAAGCACGATGAGCACGACGAAAATAACGCGGATGACCTTGAACGCTTGCGGCGGTCCCCAGCCCTGGGCCTCGACGTAACCGATCAGCCACCAAAGCAGGCCAAGCACCACCACCGCAATGAGCAGGTAGACGATAAAAGTCACGATGCCTTCGAGCGACACCACCAGTCCGAGAGTAGCGAGCGCGGGTAACATGACAAGCCTCCTCTCTGTTCCAACCCCGAGTAACCGGAAGTGCGGCCGTGCTGTCTACGCCGTTGTCCGGCAGGGCAGCCGCAGCGACCGGCAAGAAACACTACTTCTTCGTCTCTGGAGGCGTATCAACGATACACCGCGCGACCATCCCGGTCCGGCCGTCCACAAACAACTCGACCTCGTCGTCGGTCTTCAGGGCGGTCAGGTCCGAGGAGACCCCACCCTTCTCAACGTAGCAACCACCGATGCCCGTGGTGAGCGTACCCGAGTCCAGCGGCATTGACCACGTACCGTCGGCGTTCTTGCCCGGTGCCGCGAGCATCTTGCCGGACACCGCGTAAAAGCCCTTGTGCAGCTCTTCCTTCGCCGCGTTGGCGTTCGCCGCCATCGTCGATCCTTCGAGGATCTTGTCGTCGTGATCCTTCATCTGCTTGTCGTAGTCTTCCTTCGTGACCACCTTGTGCCCGTCTACGATGCGGTCCTTGGGTTTCTCGGGCGTCTTGTGCATTGGCTGCGGATGAGCGTGTGAGTGCGACATAGGTCAACTCCTTCACAGGGCGATTCTAGACCTACCGCTCAACCATCGCTCGGGCAACACTGGCCGCTTCGAGGGTCGCTCAGTAACTAACGACGCTTCTTGCCCGTGTAGGGCTGTTTCGGTTGTTCGACCGGCTTGTTTACTAGTCTCTCGCCGTCTGCGTCTTCCACGACATACTTGCCGGGCGGCTCACCGTCACTCTTCTCCAGCGGACCGATCAGCCCCGGCGGCAGTGACCGCTCCGCCTCAGCAGCCATCTCGAACGTCGGTCCCCACTTCTCGACAAACTCCTGAATGACCTGAGGGGTCGTGTTGCACATCGTTCGGCCGTGAGCCTCGCTGTGCGGGCGCGTGGCATTAAGGCAGTAAGCGAACAGCTTGGGCTCCATCGTCGGGTCCTTGAACAGCTCCGGTGTGCCGTCACGTCCTTGCAGGATCAGACCAAAGATGTCCTCAGGCAGTGGGTTCGGCGTGGGCAACGTCTCCTCGGCCTTGACGTCCACGCGGGGATCGCCCCACATCGCCACGAAGTCACCGATGATGTCGGGCAGGCTGCGGTAGAAGCTCCACGGGTCGATGAAGATGTGCGGGTTGGTAGTGCCGAACACGTGCCCCCAGAGCCTCGCCTCCATGCCCAACTGCTTGAGAGTCTGCGGGTGATCGCGGACGGCCGCAGTCACCATCTCGCATATCTCGGTCATGTGATTGTCGCTGCTCACTGTTCGCTCCTTGCTTCTCGGTGCGGATTGGTCAGCCCACGCTTCCATCAGGCGACCGGCTAGTAACTCGTTCATCGTTGGTGGCTAGCGGGGAAGCCCCACTGCTCCGGCCGCAGGGCGTTGGTGTAGAGCAGGCAAGAGAAGCATGGTGTCATCCCGTGCTTGCGGCACAGTCGCTCGACCATGAATCCATCGGCGCACCACAGTGGTCCGAATCGCTCCTCGCGCAGCAGGTCTGCCCGCACGGTCAACACCTCGAACTTGGTCACGAACGTCCGGCACGAGTTGAACTTCCAGTCGTCCCACCCCTCCACCTTCTTGTACGTCGGCGGGCACATGTTGCTGCCGGCGATGTAGCCGTTGATGATGACCTTGGGCGACTCGCCCTTTAGCTGCGGTGCCTGCTGCCAACCGTGCTCCTGCGGTGCGATCGCCTCGAACGTCTTGCGGATCTCCAGCAGCCCCTGATCGTTCCAGAGGCAGTCATCGGTGGCGAAGGTGACGTAATGCTTCGGCGAGAAGAATCCCGGATCGACGCTGGCCATCTTTCGGTCTTCAACAAGCATCGCGTCGAGGAACCGGTCGCACACCCAATGACCGACGTTGTACTCCGCCTTGCTCTCACAGCGCCACGGCTTGATCCACTCGGCGTCCTTCAGATCACTAGAGAAGTCGGCCTGCTCAAATCGGCATCCGGCTCGTTTCTCCGTGCCTTTGTCATCCTCCACTCGCAGTATGTTATCGTCACAGAGCGGTCGCCACTCGACCTTCTGCCCGCGCATGTGTTCACGGAGTATACCGGCGAACCGCAGACGGGCGAAGGGCATAAGGACAGTATGACGTATCATAGATGCTACTCCTTCTGTTGCGTTGCCACTTCGGTCAACCTCTCGAACGCCTCAGTCATCCGCTCTTGGGTACTCGGTTTATCCTCCGGGATGTACATGCCTATGATGTACCGATTCAGCACGGCGTAGTCTAAACCAGCCAACAACTGAATGTTCCCATCGACGTCCTCGCCACGCTCTAGCCGTTCCTTGTGCCCCTGCACCCAGGCATTGACGAAGTCACGTGCCATCTGATGCTTGGCGAAGTAAGCCGTGGCAAAGTTGCCGCCATGAGTCAGGATTATCACGCGGGTCACCGGAGTTACTCCTCGAATGTATGTTTCACAGACTCGTAAGAGAACTCCTCGGGCCGCAGGAACATGTTATCTCGGATGAACGCTCGCAGCGGTCCAGCAGTCAGGCAGTTACCCTCGGAGTCATACAGCGACGGATCGTGCGGCAGCACTTGCTGACATAGCTCATAGCCGAAACCTACCCGTTTGCCCTCGTCGAAGATCCGCCGCCGGAACTCGTCCATTTCGATCTTGAACGTCAACGGCTTGCCGCGGAAGCCGACGCTGGCGCCGTCCATGCTGTGCTCGTGCCTGACCGTCGGCTTGCCCATCAGCAGGAACCGGCGACCGATGGCGGCGGTCATGAACGTGAAGATGCTCTCGCCCGTGTCGCTGGCGAACACGTCCGGCAGGATGCGGCCGTAAGCCTGCCGCAGATCCTCGCTGAACGCCTGGCTGTGCAGGTTGATGGTCCGACCGACCGGGATCACGAAGTCCTCACCCCGTGGTGGTCGCAGGCCCCACCACTCGTAGCCGGTGTCCTCGTCGACGCCGACGGCAACCATCGCGTTCTGCGAGTGCAGCATCCCTTCACACGGCACGTCGTGTAAGAACCCTCCATCACTAATCTCGACGTTGGACATCGCCACGACTTCGGAACGGATACGTTGGTGCAAGTTACGGAAGACTCCAACACGCTCGTCCTCCTCGTGCGGCCACGGCCCGGCGCCGATGTCCACGCCACTGTCGAGGTAGACATAGCCGTCGAAGGCTCCCCACCGCTGCACGCACTGGTCCACCGTGTGATTACAGGTCGTGAAGACGGGCAGCACCTGATCGATCCAGTTGAAGCTGACCCGGTTGCCCAGCTTCTGCCGCAACACGCTCTTGCAGGTCCGCGTCGAACAGCAGCCACTGACCACCACCCGCCAGCCGTCACCCTCTTGACGCAGGCACGACTCGATGTGACGGACGTAGCGATCGAGTCGTTCCAATCCGCGCACGCCACATACGTTGAAGATACAGAGAAGTTTATTCACTTGGCCGGCTCCCATGGTGAGACGTTCTCTGGCACAGTCAACACCACAGTCCCCTTCTTGTCCGTGTCCAGCGCTATGGCTTTAGCGTTAGGGCGATACTCCTCGCCCCAGTCTGCCAGCTCCACCTTGGCGGTAGGATCACATTGCATTAACCGACTGATCAGTTCCATGACAGTCACTGGTGCTCTCCTTCGGTTTGACTCTGTATCGCTGTGACCGCCGCCCGTGCCACATCGTCTCGATGCCCCACTGAATCGGGTCGCCCTCAGGCTTGGAAATCCGGCTCATCTGCTCAGTAACGTGGGGGAGCAAGTACGGGTACTCTTCCTTAATGAACCCCTTGATCTCTTGCCGCAACTTGCTCGGGTCGCGAGCTAACCGCAGCCAGCTCGCTTCCTCCATCGGCCAAGTTACATCACCTAGCTCAGGATCGTAGTGGTCCCAGCCCTTGCCGTCGTACCCCTTCTGAGCGTGTTCCCAAGCCTTGCTGTACTCCTCACCGAAGAGGCTATGCTTGCACAACCCGTCGCTCCTCCAGCAGTAGTTAGCTAGCGACTCGTAGAAGTCTGTGAACGTCTCACCGCTCTGTCTTGCCAGCAGGTTGGTCAGCCCGAACGCATGGAACGTCAGCATCAGCCAGTTCCACACGTAGACCTCGATGATGTCGTCGCCCGGCAGCGTCCTGGTCCGCCTGACCATCCGCTCGTACTCGCCCGTCGTTTCGCCCGGCTTGCTGTGGGCCACGAACATCGGGCTGTCGAACGTCTCGATGCCATGCTCGGTCAGGTACGCCGGATCGTTCATCGGGGCGTTGACGAACACCGAGCAGTTCCACGTCATGATCGCCGGTGCCGGGTCCAGTGCCGCCAGCGTCTCCCACGTCCGCTTGAAGCTCTCGGCCGTCTCGCCGGGCAGGCCGAGGATCAGCTCCGTGTAGCTCCGCAGGCCCTCGGCGTCGAAGCGGTCGATCAGTCCCTTGAAGCTGTCAAACTTCACGTTGCTCCTCTTGACGATCCGCAAGACATCGGAGTCGAGGCTCTGCACAGATAAACTCACACCCCGTAGGAGTCCAGATGAGGCGAGTACCCTGGCTATCGGGATGATCCTCTCTGAAGAGGATTTCACCCATGTCAGCCCCAGTGCCTCGGGATATCCGGTTCGCTGCTTCGTCTCCGCGAGCTTCGTCGCTATCCACTGGTCACGCTCCTGGAACATCCCGAAGTTGGCGTCACAGCAGTCCACGTACGCGATCTCGTTGTCGCCGAACCACTCGATCTCCGCCTCAAGCCGCTCCTCGGAGAACTTCCGCACCTTGCTCTTCGTGGCCGATCCCCAGTCGCAGAAGGCTTCCTTCAGGTACAGGCGAACGGACATCCCCGGTTGGATTCCCAGGATGCCACCCACCTGTACCTACTCCTTTCTGCTAGCTTCCACATCAAGCCTGTTGTGAACGGCGACGGGATGCTTTCGAGGTCTTTGATACGTTCGCGCGGCAGTCCTTTACCTTCTCTCGTTTCGATACCAAGGACCAGTCCACCACCTCGCCTGTAATAACTATCGGCTTGGAGAACTTCCGATAATGAAACCTCGCCTTCCCCGTGGACGAGTACATCAACATAGCTATGCCGTTCAAAGAAACCTTCGGCATGGTCGGGCACCTCCGGGCCGCCGAACACCACTTTGAGCCGCGGGTTCAGTTCCTTGGCCCGCCTCGCCAGTCGGTTCGTCGCCCGCCAGTTCCAGCAGTAGCACGAGCACAGCAGCCAGTCGGAGTCGCGGCACGCCTCGGCGTCGGCGTCGATGTTCCGCTTGTCCACGAACGTCGGCTGCAGGTCCATGTCCACGAACTGCAGCGCGTAGCCGACCACCGTGGCGATGCTGCAGGGCAAGTGCAGCTGGTCGCCGAAGAAGACGCCGTACTGGGAGGAGGAGACTTTCATGCCTCACCTTGCAGGTTCAACGATTGGCGTCTGTCCGCGAGATACGATTCGTCTTGCCTGTTGCATTGCCTCTTCCTTGGTCTCCGCATAAACGGATTGAAGGAAGGTTTTCATATCACCGCGGTTCGGGTTGAAGACCATCTCAAAAACGTTCCACTTCATCAACTTCGACCGGTCACCATCAGCCTTTCGCCACACCTCCGGCGACTTGCTCACTTGTACCCAGCTCATAGTCCTAGCTCCTTGAACACCTTGGCCCACCGTTCCGGGTAACTCTCGCAGTCGTGATCCCGCCGCTGCCGTTCCAATGCACCTCGGGACAATGCCGGCAACTGCTCGGGCAGCCGGCTGCACCGCTCCACCAGATCGTCGAAGTCCCTGGCGATGATGCCGTTCACGCCGTCCTCGATCAGCTCCCGCAGTGCCCAGTGCTCCAGGCCGACAGTCGGGATGCCGAAGCTGGCCGCGTAGGGCACGCTGATGAAGTGGGCCTTTGAACTCGGCAGGAGCAGCACGTCGGAGCGGCGGTGGATGTCGTCAAGTTCGGCGTCAGACAGATAGTCGTGGTGCATTTCAACGTCGTCCGGCCACACCGCCTTGCTGATCAGGTCCGCATCCTTCGGTGCTCGCAAAATCAGCTTGCAATGGAACTTTGTATGAAGCCGGATGAAGAGATCGCAGACCAGTTGTCCGCCCCGGTCCTTCCACGCCTTCTGCTCCCTGTCGTTGTGCGAGCCCCAGAAGAGGAACGTGATTAGAAATGCCGGTCCAGTCTTGTATAAGAAGTCCTGCCTCGGCACCCCCACCGGCACGTGGAACCTCGGCTTGCTCGGCAGCAGCGTGGCGAACTCGTCTAGGGTCTTCTTCGTGTGGCTGCACACGCCGAGGCATGCCGGCTGGCGGTCGATGTTACTAACGAACTTGGCATCGCAGTAGTCAGTCAGCCAAAACGTGCTCTCCATGTAGAGAAGAAACGGACGACCTGCCATAACGTAGTTGGCGATCCGCTCTTGGCTCCTGCTGTTCTCCAGTGCCAGTATGGTTACGTCCGCATGCCCATCGTCATGCTTCGGCAGCCACTCGAACTTCTTCGGCTGACCGCTCCGCATGTAGCGATACAGCGTGTGCTCCGGCAGTTGCGCGTCGATGGTGACCTTCAACATGATGCTACTTCCTGTTGTTCCGTATGATGCTTACTGCTATCAAGATTCCAAACAAGCACGCGCCGAGCCAGATTACTTGCTGATAGATTACTGGCATTTGAGTCCTACCAACCCCAGCACCTTCGTCCAGAAGACCACCGGAGCGTGATTCCTTCGTACCTTGTCGCGGAGGCGGTCCGCCATTGCCTGTGCACGCGGCAGATCCGCCAGCAGGGCCTGCGCCTTAACGGCAGCGTCCGCAGCATCCGCATACTCTTCGTAGTCCTCTCCGGACATGAACCAGTGCCGTGAAGCCGAGTTCTGCGTCTCCAGCAGGCAGCAGCTAGCAGCACCGGCGTCGAGTACCCGACCCTTGACCTGCCTGGCGCCCGGCATATGGGCTACATTCAAGGCCACCTTATAGGTCGTCATCCGCTCGTAGTAGTCGCTGTAGTCCACCGTCGCGTCAACCCCCGGATGCTTGTCAGGGAAGTGCGGCCGGTGCGTGAAGGCCAGCCCAGCGGTGCGCCGCAACTCCTCGATGATCTCGTGCCGCGGGTGTCCCGGCCCTCCCGTGCCGCCGCTGAATCCGAAGTCCGTGGGTCGGTCCACCATCCGCTTGGTCTGCATGTCGGGGTAGCGGTTCGGAATCAGTTCGGACATGCAGTTGGGTCGGTTGGCTAGCGGCCAGTCCAAGCAGCCGTCGGTGTTCACCTGAGCCGAGAAGCAGCCGAGTCGGTCGTAGTGCCACAGGGTCTGCTCCCATCCTGGAATACCGCCGTCGAGCACCACGTGGACCAGTGGGGCTTGGTTTCGGAGCCTACGCAAGGTGGCGTCATCCAGTGCCCACTCTCGTGGTTCCAGATTCGGTCCAAGCGGTATGCCAAGGTAGACGATCACGTCGGCTTGGAAATCCGGCAACATCGCCCGGCCACCACCGACGTGACTCCTCTGGTACCGGAACAGCCCCTTCTCCCACGGCCAGCTGTCGCTGACCAGATCCGCCAGACCGGGCATCGGGTTAAGGAACAGGACCTTCACTTGGTACATTCCACGTTGAGCGAGAGCAGTCGTCCTTTGCGATACTCCACCATGTCCTTGCAGTCACGGATGTGGGGTAGGTAGCAGGCACTGGCGTCATCCACATCCGCGTGCTCGGTCTTGTCGCGGTCGTAGCGGCGGATGTCCTTGAAGCCGGCCTCCAGCAAGTCGCAGGTCAGGCTCGCCTCGTCCCAGCCCATCTTGTGGTAATCTAGCGGCGTCCGCTGCCCGCCGTACAAGAATCCAAGGAACTCGTCCAACTTATGCGCCGGCCTTATCTGAAGCTCTCCGGTCTCCGACTCACCCCAGGACAATCGCATGTGCGTCGCAAACACCCATCCTAGGTCCGGCACCGACAGCCGCAGCGTACCGCCCAGCTTAAGCACCTCGTGCCAGCGCCTGAGCACCGCCCGGTACTCGTGTCGCCCGGCATGCTCCAGCACGTGACAGGCATAGATGACGTCGACCGATTCTTCTACCCAGCCACTGACCCGACCGTGACCCTCCAATGTGAAGGCGTCTGCTACCACGTCCGGCTCGCAACGCGAGTCAGCGTCTACGTTGATCCATGGCGGCGGCAGTCTACGTTTCCCGCAGCCCAAATGAAGCTTCACTTGATGCCTGCCTTGCCCAGTACGCTGGTCCAGAATCGCTCGGCGTTGTACTGCTCGTTGACCTTCTTGCGGAGGTTGTCGGCGAACACCTGACTACGATGCAAGTCGGCGAGTAACTCCTGTGCCAGCCCTGCCGCGTGTCCTGCGTCTTCGTATTCGATATAATCAACCCCCGGCGTAAACCACTCCTTGGCCCAACTGCCCCGGTTCTCCAACAAGCAACAGCCGGCGAACCCGTACTCCAACACCCGTCCCTTGACGTGCAGGCAGGTCTCCATCCCGCTCCACGCCATGTTCAGGGCGATCTTGAACTCGCTGATCCGTCGGGCGTACTCGTTGTACGGCATGGTACAAGGATCACTGACGCAGCCGCGCGCATGAACGCTGAGTCCTGCCGTTCGCTTCAGCTCCTCGCACATCTGCCAGCGCCGGGAGCCCAGCCCTAAGGCACCGTGGAAGCCGAAGTCTACTGATCTCCGACTCAGAGCCTTGATCGGCAAGTCTGCCGGCCACGGCCACGGGTTCAGTCCCACGAAGCAGCCGGGCTTGTCCTTCAGCGGCCAGTCGAGCACACCATCGATGTCCACCATCAGGTCGAAGCAGTTGCCGTCGTGGTAGCGGTGCAGCAGCCGCTCCCAGCCCACGTCACCACCGTCGCAGCAGATCATCACACTCGGGCAGGTATCACGGACCTTGCGGAACGTGGAGTCGTAGGGCACGCCTTTATGGGGCTCGCTGCCGTCGAACTGCTTGGGGCTCAGGCACACCGCGATGTAGATGCAGACGTCCGGCGCTTCCTCCTCGACGCGGCGGATCAGCTCGTCGTCCTTCTGCCGCGTGTCACCGTTAGCCTCATCCTCGAAGCGGAAGAATGTCTTCTCCCACGAATAGCTGTTCATGATGACCGTCGAGTGCCCCGGACGGCCGACGAGGAAGAGTGCTTTCACAGTTGCTCTCCCTTCGCCGGCACTCCCGCTTCGGTGTAGTACCGGTTAGCGTCATCCAGCTTCTTCATCGCCTCTTGATACAGCTCCTGTCCCCGCCGCAGAGCTAGGTCCCTCCTATCGGTCGAGCAATCCTTAACGTTACAGAGTACAAACTGCTCTGAATGGCCACCATAGTCTATGACCACCGCGTTCTCTTTGATAGTCACCACCTTGCCGGAACAGATACTCTCGCTATAGTTCCTAATGAAGTAGATTAGCGTACCCGGCGCCGTGTCTGCTGCTATCATCGTTGCTCTCCTTGATGCTGACTCCCACCAACTCGCACGCCTGTTGCCAGAACTTCCTCGGGTTGTGATTCTCCATTGCCTTCCGTCGCAAGTTGTCGGCCAAATGCTGCGAGATATCGGTAGCAAGAAGCTCCTTAACCATCTTCGCCGCTTCAGCAGCATCTTCATACTCCCAGTAGTCAACCTCGGGAGTGAACCAATCTCGCGTCTTGCTGCCAGCGGTCTCCAGCAAGCAGCAACCCATCCAGCCGCTCTCAACCACCCGGCCCTTGACGTGGGTGTGCTGCTCGTCGCCGCTCCAGGCCGTGTTGAAGCTGATGCGGAAGCACCGCAGATGAGCACAGTAGTCTTCGTAGGAGTCCGCTGCCGCAGACGACAGGCACTTCCTGACCCAGACCTTGAGCCCTGCGGTCCGCTTCAACTCCTCGCACAGGGCATGTCGCTTGGTGCCGACCCCCATCGAACCGAAGTAACCGAAGTCGACCTGACGGTAGCTGAGTGGCAGCACCTGCACCTCTACCGGCGGGCATGGAGTCAAAGCCACCATCGCGTTCTTCTTGCCCGCCAGCGGCCAGTCCTTCACCCCATCGATGTTCACGTGAGCGGAGAAGGTGTCGACGTAATGCGCCAACCCATTGATCCAGCCAGGATCGCCGCCATCGCTGCACACGTGAACCGTCGGAGCTATCTCCCGCAAGTGCCTCAGCGTCGAGGTTCGCGGTATGCCTTCCAAGTTCTCGTGCCCGATGATCTGCCCGTCTCGTGGGCATACGCTCATGTAGAAGATGACGTCCGGCTTGTACTGCTTGGCGTGCTCCAGCAGATCGGCGTCCTTCTGCCTGACATCGCCCGCCGGTGCGTCCTCATAAACGAACACGTCCTTATCCCACAGCCAGCTCGGAATCATCACGGTAGAGCTGCCGGGTCGGCCGCGGAGGAAGAGTGCTTTGGTCACTTCACCCTCCTCGCCCACTGCTGCGGCTTGTCGGCATCGGGGCTGATCGGTAACACAGCTTGCCTCGGTTCTCGCCACAGGTGCTTGTACCGCTTCTCGTCTTCCTCGTAGGCACCTTGCAACGGCCCTCTCTCGGCCTTGGGTTCGTAGCCGAGGGCCTGCACGATGTGCTGCCAGACCATGAACTTGGTCCCGTTAGCCTGGAGCCGTAGCCCGAGGTCGATCTGTGCCTGCGCCGCCGTCTCGTACCCTTCGTCGAAACCACCCACGCTCAGCACCAAGTCCCGCTTGAGGATGCCAAGGAGGAGCAGATTCGCGTTGGGAGTCACACCGGAGACCCGAGCACCCTTGTGGTAGCCGATGGTCCAGAAGTCATCCGACGCCACCATGTCTGGGTTCAGACCGACGTCACCCCGAGCAAACGCGATGACGTCCATCCGCGTGACCGGATCGACACCCTGCCATCGCTGGTCACGCAGGTCCGGTCTGCCCTCCATGTACTTGCACAGGATCGCGTCGTCGTCCCAGTCGCGGTCGAGGCTACCGGGGAGCCACACCCCGTCGTCCGCCGCCCAGGTGACGTACTCGCCTCGACAGTGGAGCAGTGCCCGCTGCTGGCAGTGGCACGGGCTGCCATCGTCGGCGATGAATCGCCATCGGCCTCCCACCCACTCTGCCCCGCTCTCGACGTCTCGTGGACCTATCGCCGCCATCTCCCACGGGTAGCGGCCGTTGACTGCCTTCTCAGTGCTGGTCCACAGTTCGCGCAGGTTGTGGGGGCGGATGGTCGGTACGATGATGCTGAGCTTCACGATGGATCGAATCTCCGGTATGGCGCCATCAACTGCTCGTATGCCGCTCGGTCGCTAGCACGTAAAAAAGCGTAGATAGAACTTTCCGAGGCACCTACCAACTCCTTCGGGATCCCGAACGCCTTTAGAATCATGTTCCGCATTCGCCGCACAAAAGCATCAGGCGTATCGTCTACAAGCAACGGCACCCGGTACAGTTCCGCCAACTCCGTCTCGCCGTCCTCCATCAAGGCGTCGACCAGAGCGAACCGACAATCGGCACCGGCGTCGAGGGCGTCACGGAGAGCGGTGCAAGTCGCGTTCATTCGCCCATCACCGTTGCCCAGAACTTCTGAGGCGGGTACTTGTCCCTGACCTTCTGCAGCATCCGCTTGGCGTACAGCGTACAGATGTCGTGGTAGCCACGGGACTGCACCACGTCAAGGATGTCCCGTGGCCGCTCCTCGTCGAACTCGAAGTAGTCCACGTTCGGCTCAAACCAGTGGGCCAGCGGGCTGCCCTTCGCCTCGAACAGGGCACTGCCGCCGAGCGCCGCCTCGATGCACCGGCCCTTCACGTGTCTAGCCATCGCCCGTCGCGGGTCGCCGATCCAGGCCGAGTTGAGCGTGGCCCAGCACCGCTTGACGAACCGAACGTACTCGGCGTCCGGTCCCGGTGGATTGCCTTTGTCACGCACGGTCACGAAGTCGGCTAGCTGCCGGAAGAGCCTCGCACGCGGATGGTCGTCGCTGATGCCGCCGCCGAAGCCCAGCTCGATATTCTTAGCTTCCGATGGACCTACCCACCTGTCCGGGTCATTAGGGCTCGGGAACACGAAGTCCACGTCCACTCCAGGTGTACCATCCACCGCCGTCGTCAGGTCGAACACCTGCTGCTCACGGTACGCTTTCAGGTGCGACCACCAATCGGGGCAGGCCGCGTCCCAGCAGATGAACACCGAGCGACACTGGGTGCGTACCCACTTGAGCGAGTTGAGCAGTGGCTGTCCCACTCCCAACGAACCGCTGAACACCGCCACGTCCGGCTTGTGCTTGGTTACCGCTTGGTGGATGCGTAGATCAGAGCAACCGGGCAGGAAGCCGTAGTGCTCGACGATGGCTCCTAGATGCCGCTCCGCCCAGCGCAGACACACGTCCCTTATCTGTGAGTCTTCTTGGATCAGCAGGAGCAGTTTCTTCATCGCGGTGTATGCTCAGGGCAACGCCAACCATTCGCAAACTGGGGATACTCACAGTGCCCAACCATCCAAGGTTCGGGTCTGCCTCCCTCTTGCCACGGCTTCATTTCTCGCGGGCATACTCGACAATTACGACCGCCCACACCAACGAAGTTTCCTTTCACCTGGCAGCTCCAAGGCAACGCTTCTTGCCCTACCTTGAGACCGACCCCAAACCACGACTTGTCTTGATCATACTGCTCAACGAACTCCAACCACTCCTGATCCTTTGCAGTGATTTCGTTCCAGTGCCGGCCTACGTCTGGATCAAGACACGAGCAAATATCATGGAACGCCACGTGCTTGCAATGTGGAGATACCAGCCGATGGTCTCGTCGCACGCTCGCGAGGTCGTGGCTGGCATCGATGAAGCACAGGTCCCATTTGGTATCCCGCAACTCGGCTCGCACTTCGTCGCTATCCGTATCGGCTTCGATGTAACTAAACCGTCGCATCGAGCCATACTCCTTCACGTTAGGATATGGCGGTCGGCGGTCGACCCCGCAGGCTCGCTTCACCTCCCAGAACTTGCCGAGGAACTCCACCGTCGCCACGAAGCTGCCGCCCGGCCCAACGCCCAGCTCCATGTAACTCTCGATGGGTCCGAGGTCCAGCAAGGCGAGCAAGTAGCGGGCAAACTGGTTCGGGTACTGGCACAGGTGCAGTCCACAGTCGGTCGGCATCCAGCGCGGGTAGACCCGGTCACTGTAGCCCTTGACCCACGTCCGCACGCCGCAGTGGCATAGCAACCCGTGCAGGTAGTCGTAGCAACGTAGTTCCCGCTGACTGCTGGCACGGAACAGCGACACGCACTCGGAGAAGCTGATCACAGCAGCTGCACCGCCTTCGCCACTTCTTTGATCCCGTCCTCCAACGACCGCTTGGCCTCGAAGCCGGTGGCACGGAGCCGAGCACTGCTCACCTCGTAGTCACGCTTATCGGGGTCATTACTGTGTATCGCTTCGTGAATGACGAACGGCTCGCCAACTATGTGGTACACTTTCCTAGCCATCTCCAGCTTCGTGCAATTCGCTGAGTCATTGCCGAGGTTCCACGGCTTGCCGACCATCTTCATGGTCACATCACACCAATTCATCTCACTGCTCCGAACCGCCCACGCAAAGCAGTCCGCCACGTCCTGCACGTGGACGTAGTTGCGGCGGGCGTGGCCCTCGAACAGCACTATGGCTCGGTCCTGGACGGCCCGACGGGTGAAGTCGTTCACCAGCAGGTCCCAGCGCATCGCCGGGCTGACGCCGAACACCGTGGCGAGCCGGAAGCTGACCGTGTTGGGTGAGTCGAGCACCATCTCCTCGGCCATCTTCTTGCTCTTGCCGTAGACGCTCACCGGTTCCAGTGGCGTGTCCTCGTCACAGACCTTACCCGGCGCCGTCCTACCGTAACCCGAGTTGGTCATCGGGAACAAGAGCAACTGACCCGTGCGGCGACGTGCCAGCAGCATGCGGATCGCCTGGCTGTTGACCTTCCAAGCGTTGTCAGGGTCACGGTCGCAGGCGGTCAGGCCAACCACACCGGCCAGCGGGATCACCGCATCAGCCTTGTCGAGCAACGGCTGCAAGACATCCTCATCGAAGCACTGGCCGCGAACGAACTCGAAGTTGGGATGCCCGCATACCGGCAGCAGACCGGCACCGCCCCGACTCAGGTTGTCGAGCACCGTCACCTCGTGCCCATCGGCCAGCAGCCGCGGCACCATGACGCTCCCGAGGAATCCGCAACCCCCGGTAATGAGGATCTTCACTTGCAAGCCCTCGCAAGAAGGACTTGCAAAGCCGTCATGATGATTACTTGATTTGACATCACAAAGCTAAAGCATTCACCCGAGTTAGTATACTTATCAGAGTTCGCGAACTTCTCCGTTAGTTTAATGGCCTCAGCTAGGATTCTGATCGCTTCTTCAATCTCCATGTTTCATGCTCTCCTACAGTTGCTGCTCCACCGTTGCACCTTCGTCGTCGAACTCTACCGCCTCGGGCCTGCAGTCCAGTCTCTCCATCGCCAGCATCACGTCCAGCCGCCGCTCCTCGGGAACGCACAGCAGCAGGTAGCCGCCGAGTCCCGCCCCGCACAGCTTGCCGCCCCAAGCACCAGTATCCATCGCGGCGGCGTACAGTATGTCCGCTCGCTCCGTCGTGCAGTTGCTAGAGCGCTTCTTCGCGTTCCAAGCATAGTGCAGATGCCTGCCGAACTTCTCAAGGTCGTCGTTGAGCAGTGCCGAAGTCATCACGAACGCTTGCCCCTTGAGGATCATCATCGTCTCGAACTGACTGCCAACGTTCTCCGCCAACCGCTTCTGTATCCCAGCATGCGTGCGGGCGGCACCGGTGTGGACCAGCACCAGGCTACGTTGTAACGCCTCCCTGGTCTGGTCCGGCAGCACCACCGGCGAGACTTGGATCACCTCCTTAGTAAGAGAAGAGTCAGCTGCATTTGCATGCGGTGCCTCCTTCTTGCTAGGGAACTCGATCAGGTTCAGGCCGCCGAACGCCGCTGCATACTGGTCCTGCTTGCCGCCCGCTATCCGCAAGTGCTTCCGTTCCATCACATACGCGGCCTCAGCAAGATCGTGCTTGCTCCGCTCGATGCCGAGGCGGGCATCCATCGCCCTTATGATCGCCACGCACACACTGGAGCTGCCGCCAAGACCGCTGCCGGGAGGGGCGTCACACTTGACGTTGACGCTCAGCTCGCCGTTGTACGTCAGCTCGCAATGAGCATAGCGTTTGATGGTTGCGCTCAGCACCGCGCCGCCGTGGACGTCGCTGAACTCTGGCAGGTCCGTACCACCGCCGGCGAAGCTGACCCGCAACGGGGCTCGGGTACGGACGGTCGAGTGGTGAATCACTTCTTCCGCACCCTCGTAACCTTGTACTTTTTACCGATATCTACGCCTGCTTCCAAGTCGTCCGCAAACTGTCGCAACCGACTGGCTATCTTCTCTACCACGGATGGCTTTGCCTTCTCTAAGCAGTCGCAGGGCATCATGTCAGCGAACCTGTTGCAGCATCCAATCGTGGCGTGGCTCCTCGCTTCCATCACTTCTGCCCGCGTTCGTTGCTTCGCCATGCTATATCCTCACGTTGGGGTACTCGGATGCGAACCAATCGTACGCACGATTGAGCGCCTCGCCCAGCGGCTCGAACCGGAAGTCGGGCAGCAGGGACCGCAGCAGGCTCGTGTCGGTCGGGCGGCGGCGCTGGCCGTTGGGCTTGTCGGTCTCGTACGTTGGAAACGGCTCGCGTCGTCCAACCGCCTTGTGGAGCTGGTCCACCAACTCACGGATCGTCACCGATTCACCGCTGCTCACGATCAGCCGCGGTGGTAGCTCGGGTAGGTCGACCAGCCGCATCACGATCCTCGCCACGTCATCACTGCTCAAGAACTCTCGCTCGCTGCTGCCGTCGCCCCACACCCGCAGGGGCTCGCCGTTCTTGCGTGCCTGGTAGAGCTTATGGATCAAGGCGGGTACCACGTGGCAGGTGCCGAGGCGGTAGTTGTCGTGCGTACCGAAGATGTTGGCCGGGATGAGCGTGCATCCCTGGAGCCCGTGCTGCTTAGCCGCTCCGTCGATCAGCACGTCAATCATCCGCTTGGCGTGACCGTAGTGCCAGTTCTGGACCGGAGGCATTCCTCGGTGCAGATCGCCTTCCTCCAAGCCTCGTATGTTTGCACGTTCTGCGTCCAGAGCGACATAAGCAGGCATCGCACACACGCTGCTGAACGCGATCAACCGTGCCTTGTGACGGACGCAGGCATCGACCACGTTGCAGGCCATCAACAGGTTCTTGTGGCACAGGTCGTAGGGCGCCTCCGTCTGCTGGCCGATGCCGCCCACGAAGGCCGCGGCGTGGATGACAACGTCGGGCTTGACTGCATCAAAGGCTTCATCAATATGTGACGGATAGCACAGGTCACCGAACTTGCCAGCATAAGCACCCTTGACACGAACCGAGAACACCATCTCGTGCTTCGTCTCGACCCGCCGCAGGGCCTGTCCTACAAGTCCGTCGCTGCCCGTACAAAGTATCCTCATGGCTGCTCTTCCGTAGAGATGGCGAACACTGTTCCAGACAACTTGGCCGTCTTGAAGTTCTCGATGAGCACTTGCTTCACTGCCTCTGTCTGCTTCAAGTCGCTGATCTTAAACGGCCCCACCGACTGCAGACCGTGTTCCTGTGTCAGGATGCAGTACGTCACTAGTACCATCACCGTTGCCCTCCAGCAGGTTGCGTTGCAGTCGCTTGCCGTTCATCGCCTCGACCTGTGCCTTCGCGTCGGTGCCGAACTCCCGCTCGACGAGTGCCAGGTACTCGGGACGGGAGAAGTAGAAATTGTGAGCGTAGTCCCGGAATCGCAGCACTTGTCCGCTGGTTAGATGCTTCGTGGCCATCGGAGTGCAGTCGCGGCTGTGCTGGCTGAACGCGCTCCACTCCAGACCATGGTGGCTGGGTGTCTGCTTCCACAGGGCACTGCCTGGATATGGCATAGCGCTGTAGAAGTTGGCCCACGGCGTGTTCAACATCGTCGCCAACTTCAACGTCTGATCCATCGACGTGTGGTCGTCCTCGGGTAGACCAAAGATGTAGTTGGCGAGCACGTGAATGCCAGCCGCTTGGATGCGGTCAACGCACTGACGGATCTGATCATCGCCACCCTTGTAGTCTTTGTCCACGCCTGCTCGCACGTTGGTCGCTGCCGACTCGATGCCCAGCGCCAGCCAGCGGAAGCCGGCACGACGCATCCGTTCCAGCAGCCCACGGTCGTTGGCCGTATCCACCCGTGCGTACGCCCATACATTCAAAACTTCAGCTGGATCCTTGATCCGCTGCATGATGGCGTCGCACACGCCCTCGACGTGGCGCTTGTTCAGGACGAACATCTCGTCGGCGATCTTGATGTTGCCGACACCGTGATCGTAGTGGAGCTTGGCGATCTGCTGGCCAACGTGCTCGGGGCTCCAGGTGCGGTAGCTGTTGGGCACCTCAGCACCCGGCTTGAACTTGCCGGCCAGCTTCAGTGCGACCTTCTCGCCCTCCTTGAACGGCGATTGTATACAGCAGAAGCTGCAGGCGAACGGACAACCAAGACTGGTGTAGATGGCGGCGTAGGGCGAGCGGGTTCTTGTTGCCTTGTTGCCTTTGTACGTTATCCCACCAGCATCTTGAGCAAAGTACTCCAATCTATGAGCGACATCCCAAGTAGGTGAGGTCCAGCCGTGCCAATTGTGACAGCGATACTTACCGTAGCTCTCGATGCCGTGCATCGCCGGCATGTCCGCGTTCACGTCCGTCACGTTCGGGGCGCTGGTCGTCTCGAAGTAGGTCCGTGCGGCGAACGGGCTGGGACCGTAGAAGCCGATGCCACGGACGTCGTGATGGTTACGCCCTTGGAGCAACTCCGCGATGCTGGTGCAGCCCTCGCCCGTGCACACGTAGTCAGCACCTGACTCCCGCAGCGTGCGGTCGGGCAACGCGGCGACGTGTCCGCCTACCATCACCACCTTGGTCGCCTCGTCCCACGCCTTGGCTGAGTAGCTGATCCGGTACGCCTCGGGCATCGTCTGCGTGCTGGCCGATGGGTTCTGGCCGTAGCACACAACGGCTGTGAGTCGGGGCTTGCGGTCCGCCGCCACCTTGCCGGCGTCACCAGCGTCCAGCCCCTCGGCGTTGGCATCGAGGATCTCCACGCTGAAGCCCTTGCGACGGACGTACTCGGCGATCAGACCGGCCCACACAGGCGGCTCTATCGCGGTCAGGTCTTCGGCGAGGTCTTGATAAACTTCTCGCCTGCCTCCCGGTGAGACTAACAACAAGTCGATTTGCTTGGTCATTCTGATGCTGGCCCGCCGCAAGAGTAGCGATGCACTTCTACGTCAACACCCAAAGCCTTCAACTCATCGGCTTGTTCCGTCGCCTGTTTCTCGTCGGTATAGGCATAATCTTCCATCTTGATCGGGTTCTTCACCGTTGGCTGCATTGGTAGAAAAGCCAGTGCCTCACGACTCCACACCAAACTACCATAGCCGATGACGTAGATATCTGGAGGTAGTTCCTCGCCAATCTTCTCCTCGCTCACGTTACTACCCTCATAGACTTCTCGCCGGCCACCAGTTGCTCCGCCAGTCTGCGGGTCTCCTCCTTCACCTCTTCGGCGGTCCAGTAGTATTGCTGTCGACCGAACAGCCCACCTAGCCTCAATGAGTAAGACGGAGACATGTCATCGCAGTGGGCGCAGTCAAAACCGAACCACCAGACGTCGTCCGGCTCCCCTGGATTCGGCACATGACAAACGCAACCGGCACACTGGTGAGCGTAGGTGATACCACCGTGTGCTTCTAGGTGCTCAGTCTCCGGCTCGCTATATCCTTTGCCGTGTAGCGGATGCTCTGGCGGTATCCCAACGTAACCGCACCACGAACCTCCACCACCGCGATGGATGATGCACGGGAAACCGGCGTGCTCGAACTGTTGTCGGTCCGGTCCCTCGTCCTGCCAAGGCCCGGGACCCCAGCTCGTCTTATCCGCATACTGTTCGCAAGAAGGACAAGAATGCTGCTCGCTCATGATGCTACCCTCGCTGGTGCTAGTTCGTTCAACTCCTCGCACAGTCGCAATATCGCCTCTCGTTCCAGCCCCGGATGATTGCCGACGTACCATCCGTAGTGGTGGATGTGCTCGGCGACCGGGAACCGCTCGTGGTAGTGCTCGCCGTAGATCCGCTTCAGGTACGGCTGCCTAAGTTGATTGCCACCACCGGCAACACCTCGCCTAAACTCAACACCGTGACGTCGCAGTAGTCCCTCCACCGCATCCCGCAGGGTTGTATCAGGGCGCTGGAGGACGAGGGTGAAGGCGTAACTAGAGCACCCTTCGATGGCAAAGTCCGTTTGGTAGACTTCCGGGTCGAGGTGCTGCAGGAACGTCTTGAGATTCTCGTTGCGTTTCGCATTGTTCTCGTCCAGTCGCTTGAGCTGCTCGATGCCCAGCACCGCGCCGATCTCAGTGTTGCGGCAGTTGAAGCCAGGCAGGGCGAACACAAACTCGGGGTTGAGGTCGGGATGCTTGTGGTGCACGTGCCGCTTGTAGCCATCGCCGCCGCACTCGCGGGTCATGCCGTGGCCCCGCAGCATCCGCACCGTGCGGGCAAACTCGTCGTCGTCAGTCGCTACGATCCCACCCTCTATCGTCGTCATGTGATGGGCGTAGTACGTCGAGAAGTTCGATGCGAGTCCGAACGAGCCAACCTTCTTGCCCCAATATAGGGTCTCGGTGTTGATTGCACCGACAGCCTCACAGCAATCCTCAATGACCACCGGCCCCCAATCTTCCGGCGACTTGTTACAGACCACGTCCAGCGCCGCGTTGTTGAAGGCATTGTATCCCATGCAATGCGTTGGGAAAATTGCGAGCGGTCGCTCATCCTTGAGCGACTTCGCTACCGACGATCCATCCATCCCCAGCGTCCGTCTGTCCACGTCCACGAACACCGGCTCCAGCCCGGCGTGCAACACGCTCGTGATGTCGCTACTCCACGTCAGCGTTGGCACCACCACCTTGCCCGGTCCGCGTAGCTCCTTGAGGGCGTGCATAGTCAGGAGGTTAGCGCTGCTGCCCGAGTTGACGAACACCGAGTGCTTGACTCCCAGCCACTCGCTGAACTTGGCCTCGAACTCGCGGACCTTCGTGCCCTGCGTCAATCGCGGATCGTCCTGCGAGAGCAGCGCCTTCACCGCGTCGAGGTCCGAGCGGTGGAAGTTCTGTTGCATCAGGGGCCAGTTGAACTTGGTCACTTGCTCAGCTTTCTCTTGAGTCGAGTGTCTGGTCCACCAGTTGGATAGCAACGATACCCACCGCCACACGCCTCCCGTCCCTGTTCCGGCTTGTCGATGCGGTTGTCACGTCGCACAGTAGCATTCTTCGGCAACCGAAAGTGCTTCTTCCTCACAGTGGTATCTCCGTTCAGCCAGTCGGGATCGTTGCGTGCATAGTAAGCATCCAACGACGACCACCGCTTCCAGGTCCCATCCTGCCAAACCGTGATGCACTCATCCATAAGTGATCGGACTCCTGATCTCACCCTTGCGCTTGGCGTCGCGGTGCCAGTCTTCGAGGATCACGTTCTCGCCGCTGCTGATGTCGGCCGTCGCCAGCCAGGCGCTGAACGCCTTGAGCTTGGCCTTGTTCGCAGGGTCACTGCTCTGCAGCACCTTGGCCACCGCCTCCTGCAACAGCCGCTTATTCTCCTGCTCCTCGTCCGTTAGCTGCCGCTTCTGCTCCACTCGGAACCATCGGTGCAGAGCGATCAGGTTGCGGAAGGTCTGACTCATCAGCTCTCCGAAGAGCTTCTGGACGTGTGCCTTCTCGGCCCGTTGCTCCTGGTTCACAACAGATCCCCCTGCTGCACCAGCACGGTCGAGCCATCGGACTCCACTGCGTCCACAAACTCCTCGTAGACGGCGCCGTCACGACCCGGGCCACCGCACAAGTCGACGACCGGAATGTTGGTAAGCATCTGGTCCAAGGCATGACAGTAGTTGCCGCTGTGCTGCGGTCCCGGATCGAGCGGCTCGGTAGCACCGGTCTGCGTGACGATGATGACCTTGATCGGCTTGCCCGTCATCTGCTCGTACTTGTCGAGATGGTTGACGAGCTGGTCGGTCGCACAGAGCAGGAAGTTGATCCGCGGCACCACGCAGATCGGCAGCATCCCCGCCATCGCCATGCCCATCGCCATGCCGAGCTGCGTGTTCTCGAACACCGGCAGCTCTAACTTGCGGTCGTCGGGCAGGCCCAGCTCCGCGATCTGCTTGCTGATGGCATGAGCAGGATAGCGAACGCCTTGGCCAAGAAAGATTGCGTTGGACTGCTCGGCCAGCAGCTTCATCCCGCGCATGATCTCGGTGCGGTAGTTCATCTTTGGTAGCTGAACTAGAGTCTCCCCGTGGGACATAGCCTCTTGCAGCCGCTTGATGCGACCGGCATCTTTCGACCGAGGGTCAGTACAGTCGTGCATCGTTGCTCCTCACTGTTGCTCTTCTCGCTGTATGAGTTGGTCCAGCGGGCTCAGCTCCTCGCTCGCCAGCCAGTGCATCGTCATCCGTCGGAAGTTCCGCTGTCGCAACGTCGGTCGTCGCTCTGGCTCGTGCGGCCCCTCGTAAGTATCCCGCCTCAGTACCACCGGCTTGCCCATCACAAAGTTGGGCGGTCCTAGCAGATCATCGATTTCCCTGAGCGTCAGGCCCTGCATCCGCAACTGGAACCGGCTGCGGTCGCGTGCGTAGGCTGGCATTCCGTTGCCCTCGTTAGTTTACATCCCGCCTGTAGGTTGAAGTTGCTTGGCGCCAAAGTCGATAAAGCGACCAGCACCCATGTGCGGCCAGCCGAGTTCGTAGCGGTAGCGCACGCTAGTCAGTCTTCTGCTGCCGTACATCGCCTCGATGCCGGGGTCAGAAGACCTGGTCTTACCCCATACCTCCGCCGTCGGCGTGTTCACGCACTTGCCGTTATCCTCGACCACGTAGGTGATCGGCAGATCGTGGTTGGCGGCATAACGGGTGCACTCGGCGAACGCTCCCATCTCCGCGGCCATGTCGCCGACGAAACACCAAACGTGTCCTAGCTTGTAGACTCCGTCATTATCTCGGCTCAGCAACTTCTCGTGTTTGATCGACCACGCCACACCTAGTGCGATGGGCAGGTTGCCGCCGCAGATGGCACTGCTGTAGAACCGCCGCTCGGGCACGCAGATCGTGATGGACTCGCCCTTGAGGATCTTCGCCATCAGCTCGTCGCGGGGGATGCCGTGGAGTAACGCATGGTAGTGACTTCTCCACGTTGAAAATACGTAGTCATGCGGCTTGACTCGCTTGAAGACCTCGATGAGCTGATCTTCGTTGCCAGCGCTCAGGTGCACTGGTGCGCGGATCTTACCGGCGTTGTAGGCCGTGGCGACCTCTTGCTCGAAGTCGATCAGTTCCTGCTTGGTGACCACTGGTGCTAGTCCTCTTCGGGGATGCTGCGAAGCCTCGACATATCCATCACGGGCACTGGTGCATGGGGCACAGCCAAGTCTGCTCGCTTGCGGGCTTCCCGTTCCCGCGTCTCGCGAGTCAACCGCTCCTCCGCCAGCTCCTGCAACAACTCAGGGGGACCCGACAGCGTGCCGGTGTCGTCGAACTCCGCCACCCGGTCACCGATCTGCACCGAAATACTGCTGGTACCGCCGACGTGAATGCCTTGGCTACGACGGTCGAGTGGACGTGCCTGGCAAGCCATAATACCTTGCAGCAAGTCGCACTCCAAACCGGCGAACGCCTCGTTGAAGCCCTTGATGAAGTTGCGGACCCAACGCTCGGTAATCTGGCTCATCGATGCCTCCTCCGCTGTTGCTGCCGCCACTTGGTAACGGCGCAGGCGTTCTGGTGCTGGTCGTCGTCGAGTCCTTGCAGGCGGAACGTGCAAGTGCAGGCCGGCTCTTTGCCTAGATAGCGAGAACAGTCTTTGTCATGCTCTCCTCGCAGATCTCGTTCGCACTCGCTGCACTCAACACTCATCACTTGCCTCCCACGTGCATCACCAGTCGCCTGTTGCCGATGCCAACATCGTACAGGGCGTTGGCACACGCCATCGTCAGGTCGCCGTGGTGCCGCACCCCACCGGCCGTGCCGCGGTGCTCCAAGTGAGTGTTGACCGCGTCGACCCCGCCCTTACGGATGTCCTGGAAGCTCTTCAGCTCCGCCATGAAGTGCTGGTACTCGCCCTTGAAGTACCGCTGCTCATATTCGTCGTCTCCCTCGTAGCGGAACCGCAGCTTGCGGCAGGCGGTACAACCGAAAGCATGCTGGCCGCTGACTCGGGTTAGCTCCGCTGCATCGTACTCCAGCCCCTCACCGTCGCTGAACTGCACACCCACACCATCGCTGCCAACGTAGACTACCGTGCCCGTCTCGCCCTCACGCTCGCCCTTCCACACCTTGGCCAGGTCCTTGATCTTCCAGTCCCGCAGGCCGACAGGGAAGTCGCAGTTGCGGCATGGGCTGGCGATGCGTGCCTGCTGGTACAGGTTGAGGATGTTAACCAGCTCCAGCTTCGGCACCGTCCTGCGCTGACGTCCCTTGCGGTCCGTGTGCATCATCGGGTTGGCGTTGCTCGTGATGCTGGTGATGGGGCTGACCCTACCGTGGAACCCCATCTGCTGGAGGAGCAGCCTGAGTTCGGCGCACCAACTCACCCCGCTGCCGTCGGGGACAACCGACACGTCGCCCGTGTTCTGCAATCCGACAGCGAGTGCCGCCACGTCGTTCTTGATATCGAGGTAGAAGTCCGGGTCACCGGTCGGCCAGCGCTGCAGCCAGATCACGTCCACGTGCGGATCGCGCGGCCCCATGAACCGCTCGTCGTAGATCCGGGTCCGCACCACCGCCATCGCCGCCGGATCGACCATCGCCCCCAGGTCGACACCGATCACGAACAGCTGCCGCACTAGGTCGCCGCTGTCCTCGGCCCGCAGCCGCAGCTCGTGGCGATGCTGCCCGAGCCGGTAGTCACCATCGATAGGCCGGTCGCGCTGCTGCTGACCGGAGCGACCAAGTACTCCGGGGCGGCGCTGCGGCATCATGTGGCTGGGGAAGATCATCGATCCAACCCATAGAACCAACGACCAAGCGGGGACCACGATGGATCAAACAAAATACCCCATACAACCAACCCCATCGCTGCCCAGAAGAACCAAGGAGCATCCATCTCAGTTGCTCTCGTACAGTCCACCCCAGCCGCGGTCCACGTCGCCGAAGAAGCTGTGGACCTCTGCCAGGAACTCGGTCTCGTACTCTTGCTTGATCCACCAGTCACCATGCGACTGCCGCTCCGTCTCGATGAACTGCGGTGTGATACGTGGGCAGTCGCGCCACGTATACCTGTGCCGCATCCAGTCCTTGCGGCGATTACCTTGCCACTCCTCGTAGAAGAACCCCCGCTGCCCATATGGTGTGGATAGCAGTGCCAGCCTCGACTTGATGCCTGTAGTAGCCTCGCTCACTGCCAGCATGGGCGTCACCACCGCGTAGAACTCGTCCTTGATGCGGGCTGCCTCGTCGATGCCCAGCAGCGTCACGCCGTGCTCGCCGATGATCGTATCGCCCGAGCAGGGCAGCGCTACCATCCTGCCACCGTTGGCTAGCTCCAACTCGTGCATCGTGTCCCGTGCGATATCTACCAAGTTAAGCCGCTGTGCGTACCCCTTAGCTCGAGCGATCAACCGCATCGCTTGTCGATCCGAGCGGCTCAGAATCATGGCGAAGCCGCCCAGTGCCGCTTCCAAGTACGCCGCACACGCAAACGTCTCTGTCTTGCCTCCTCCACGAGTAGTGCACATAAGTACGTTGTCTTGGCGCGTGACCAGTTCAACCAGAGCCTTCCGCTGCCACGGGTCTGGAGTCGGCATCGCCCGCCACGGTTGCAACCACAACCGAGCGGCGGAATCTCCTCGCAACGCCCGGCTCAACAGTTGCTGCTGCCGGCTGCTCAAACGGGACAGTTGGCTTGTCCAATCCGCTGACACCGTTCACCTCTGGAGGAAGGGAGCCGAGCAAGCCGGCGACTGCCGTGGCCAAGTCCGCTCGGTCATCCTCGGCCTCAACCTTCTGTTCCGACCCCGATCCCAGTTGCACCGCCACCGCCGCTTTGAGGAAGTTCGCCTTGCGGTCCGACGCCCGCTTGTCCCACTCGCCCAGTGCCATCCGAGATAACCCACACAGCGGGCTCTCTGGGTCTAGCGCGTCTTCCAGCTCAGCCTCGATGATCGCTCGGCGTTCACTGGGAGTCAACCCATCATCAGGGTCGCTCAGCGTTACCAGCGTCTGCCGCAACCGCTCCTGCAAGTCTACCTGTGCCAGCGGGATAGCCTCAGCCAACAACCTCTCCGTCGTCGCTGCCCGTCGCTTACGTCGAGCTGCGTTCTTCTTGCTCCTCTTGGCCTGCTGCTCGGCCTTGGTGTGGGTCTTGAGAGGCTTCATCTGTGATCGGGTCCGTTTAGTCCCGTTACTACCCCGCCCGCTCGTTTTTCTGGTCCGTTTCTTACCTAAGCCCATGCGATGTATAGTATAATAGCCGAAAACAAGGGGCCGCTCATGACCACCGCATACGCCGCCGATGCCGCCCACCTCATCCGCGTAGCCCGCAAGGTATGCCGCCGTGCCGGCTTCCCCGTAGACGCCGACCCCGAGTACGATAGCGCCATCAACTACGCCGTATGCCTCGCTGTGGCCAAGTACAAGCCAGGCAAGAAGTCCCTGTGCACCACTGCCTGCGACTACGCCATCCACAAGTGCATCCAGGCGAGGAAGACCATAGCCCGTTGGCGTCGTCAGGACGCTGCTGGGGCTAGCCGTCCGCAAGCCCTGGACCGTGGCCGTGCCCTGCTACCCGACCCCTTCCCCATCGCCATCCCGCTCCTCGACCGGCAAGTGCTGGACTTCGTTGCCGCCCAGATCGGCACCGGCTGTCCCAACCGCGGGCGGAGCCGTGCTGCTCGGCTGCTCCAAATGACCCGCCCCTCCCTCGACCGGTTGCTGGACGACATCTTCCTGCGCAACCCGAGCCTGCTCAGCCTTTGACCTGTTTCGCCCGCTGCCCGATGGCGTGGTCGGCTTCACCACCACCCCTACGCCGTGCCCGTTCTTCTCCGCCTCGATCTTCGCCGCTCGGCCATTGCGGTACTCCTCGATCTGTGCCGCCCGCAGCTCCGCCGCCTTCGCCTTCGCCGCCTTGCGCAGCTCACGCCGGATCTCTTTCGCCTCCAGCTTGGCTCGTGCCTCGTCCTGCCGAGCCCGCCGCTTCTCCGCGATGCTGCGCAGGCGCTTGTCCTGCAGGTTCTGCGGCTCCTCCCAGTAGGCTGTCGCCGAGACCTGCGCGACGATCTCCCGCACCCGCAGGGCATCGTCGTTGAAGTACTCCACCACCTTGTCGCAGTGGGCGATCAGCCGATGCCCCGGTTGGTAGCAGCCGAGCAGGTAAGCCAGCAGCTCCGCCTCGTCCTCGGTCACCTGCAGCGGGCGCCACTGTGGCTGGAGGACGTAGCCCGTGGTCTGCTTCTTCTGGTGCTTGCGCTTCTTGCGTGGCATCACTTCCTCTTGGGTATGAGGTGGCGATACGCAGGATACTTGTACAGGGCTCCCTCTATCCGTGGCACAGCGTTACAGCGCAGATATCGCTCCGATAGGTCGATCCCTACCGAATGTCGGCCGTGGTCGATACTGACCTCGCACGTAGTACCGCTCCCACAGAAGGGGTCCATAACTACGCACGGCACCACGTCGTAGTCGTAGCCGCAATGGCAACCCGGCTTCCAGCCCACCGTCTTCACCTCGACGCCGGCCACCGAGTTGGCGCAGCTGTTGCCCGTGCCCTCCTCGCCGGTCCGCTTGACGTAGTCGTTGGGTCGCTCCCGCTTCAGCTTCTTCTCCTCTGTCACCCGCTGCCACGGTGTGCCGCAGAAGCCGCAGGCGCCCTTCGCACTAGTGCCGGCGAGGATGCACGGCTCGATCAGTTTAGGTGGAAACGTGGCGAAGTGGGCACCAGGGTATCCGCCTGCACTAATAAGCCATACTGACCTCTTGTTCCGATTTGGTACACGGCCTAATACCGCTGAGGCGTGGTCTTCGTTGTGCGACACCTTCCCGTCGAACTCAGTGGACGCTTGCTTCGGAGCAAGCGTTCGAGGAGGTAAGTTAGCTGTGTCTGCCGGCTCCTTGATCGCCTCCGCGTCATAGAAGTAGTCCATCCCCTTCGTCAGCAGGAACACGTACTCATGCGCCTTGGTGCAACGGTTCCGCACGCTCTCGGGCATCGGCGACGGCTTGCTGTTATGGGTCAACACACCCGAAGCCAGTGCGAGCAGGTGTGGCTCGTCCTCAACGCCCAGTTCGTACACGTATCGCGACTTCGCCTTGCGGACCTCCACAACCTCCAGCCGGTCCTTCTCGTTCCAGTGCCCGCTTCGTGCCTTCCTGATCTCCCCCTTGTATCCTTTCCGCGGTTTGCCTTTGTATATCCCGACACACGGATTCAATGTCAAGCAGTAGCCAAGCCGAGCGCAGACTGTCCGCAGATCCCTTTCCAAGTTAGCGTTCCTTGTGAACCCGAGTCGCCAGCGAACACCACCGTCGCTACCGTCTCCACTCAGGTAGCCGTCCAGCATCGCCTCCAAAAAGTCGTTGCCATACCGCCACACTACCGGCGAGAAGCCCTTGTCGTAAGCATCGACACCACTTACCAACTCCCTGATGACAGCACAGATTAACTTGCCATATACTCGGATGGTCTGATTGTTGCCGTCTACAGTCAACGTGGCAGAACCGCCGTAGTCCTCAGCAATCTTCTTTACAAACTCCCACCTGCTTACTTCGTTGACATGGCCCGACAGGCTGAACTTGTCCTTCCTATCTCGCGTAACACCGCTGCCTTCGGCGATGTAGAGCCCTGCCAACCATGCCGCATCAAGCCCTACGTGTGACGGATCTCTTGGTTCCTTTGGTGCCGGCAGGCGACAGCCTTCCAGTACATCGCCAACCCTAATGTCTTTGGATTCAACAAGACCACGATCCTTTACTGGGAACCTATGCGTTGGCGTGCAAGAAATGCGCTCACCACTTCTAAGCACTAGCGTCCTCTCATCTCCGCACCGTGGCGACTTGCTCATCCCCTTGAGCTGTGTCCACTTATTGCCGTTCCATAGTTTGACCGTGCTCGGTTTGAGCCGGTACAGATCCTTGAGTGTCATTGGCATGTCGCCCTTCTGCGTGCGAGCGTAGACCCACGTGCCACCACTCAGGCACCAAATTATGTCCTGTCGCAGCACCCATCCATCAGCTTGCAACGCGAGGGCGACGCGCCACGGGACGCCGACGAGGTTGCCTGATCTTAAGCCGCTGGTGCCTCCGTCTTTTGGCCACGAGCCGGCCGATTCCGACTGCTTATCGTTCTCGAACTTCTTGCCAAAGTAGCGTTCGTTGAACCCGCTTTTCACGTCTCCACCACCTCCCGCTCCGCCGTAACTGTCACCTAAATTAAGCCATAGCACCCCGTCGTCCCGCAGCACCCGCCGCACCTCGCGAAACACCTCGACCATCGTGGCGACAAACTCCTGCGGTGTCTTCTCACTGCCGATTTCCTGATGCTTGCTATCGTGCCCGTCCTCTAAGTACGAGCGGAGGCCCCAATAAGGCGGACTAGTCACGACACAGTGAACGCTCTGGGTCTTGAGCCCGCGCAGGACGTCTGTGACGTTGCCGTGATATATCTTCACGGTCTCTTGGTCCGAGGTCATCCAGTAGGGCGGCACTGCCCTGACGTGTATCGGCATTAGCCTTCTCCCATTACTTCGCGGTACAACCCCGCCATCCTTCGGGTAAGTCTCCACCGAGTCCTCAGATTGACTCCGTTCTTCAGCGGCTGATGCGGCTCGCAGGCACCGATCCGCTTGAGGAACTTGAGCAGCCCGCGTTCCTTGTCCTCTCCTTCGTGAGTTAGGTGGATGAGTGCAGCCACCTCCAGTCCCATGTCCCCCGCCGCTGCCAAATGCCGGATGATCTCGTACGTGCGGCCCCGAGCCGTATCCATCGCCACCCGTCGCACGCGGACCATCACCTCGCCGTCAATGGCGGTGCGGTTGAGTACGATGGCGAGGCAGTACGCCAGCTTGCCGATCTGGGACGTGAGCCGAGCACTCATCTCTCGGCTTGTCTCCTCGTCCTGCTTCTTGCTAGGGCGGGCACGCAGGTACGCCACGAACTTGGCGTAGGCCATGCAGAGCCTTGCCGCCTCGTCGGTCATCGTGATGTGGGGTAGTAACCTACCCACGTTCTGCCGCAGCCACTCGACGTAGCCGCCGGTGATGCGCTTGGCGGCGATCATTTCCGGCGTGTCGGTGGTCTCGACCTTGCCATCCACCTCGTATAGGTTCATGCGCACCTGGTTGATCTTCCGCCAGCTGATCTCGTCCTCCAGCGAGTCGTCGATCACGTCCATGATGCGGCAGCACAGGAACCGCTCGCCCAGCTCACTGGTGTCCAGCGCACGCAGCGCCCCCGTACCGCAGAGTATCCAGGCGAAGCGGATACCCTCGTAGTCGCGGGACATCTTGTTGTTGAAAGCCGACCTACCCACCGTGTCGTACAGGTCGCGGGCCTGCCCCAGCACCTGATCGCGGTTAGGTAATGTCAACACCGTGTCGCCATCTTTGACAACGAACGCCTTGTCGCGGAGCTTGTTCACCAATCCGAGGTCCTCCGTGCCCTCCTTGTCCGTCTGGTAGCCGCTGTAGAAGCCGCGGAACGTGCTCTGGGCCTTGACGTACTCGCGAGCCACGCTAATCGCCTCGCACAGGATACTCTTGCCGGTAGACGGAGGCGACACCGCCATGATCCAGATCTGGTCCCCCACCACCTTCACCGAGGCGACCGCCGCCATGATGATGCTGAAGCCGTAGTCCAGCCCGTCCGTCCACTTCATCGCCTTGCGCCACGCCTGCACGCAGTCCCGCCAGTTGTCGCAGGGCTGGGTCGTGAGTAGGTCGCGGTGTGGCCCGGCCTCGCTCTTGACCAGCCACTCGGCAGGCACCGGCTCGATCCGGTCGTTGAGCCTCTCCTGTAGTTCGATGCGCTCCTCCGCCGTCGAGCCCTGCGTGAGCCAGTCCCGCACGTCGTAGCCGCTCGGCAGCTCGGGGTCGTAGCCGTCCGCGCCCCAGCGAATGTACCTGATCTCCTTGGGTGGTGCCTCCTGGCTCGCCAACAGCCGGGCGACGCGCTCCATGCCGTCTAGTCCGGCCTTGGTGACTCGTCCCTGATGCTCGCGAGGATGGTCGTTGTCGAACAGTAGTACCACCGTCTTGCCTGCCAGCAGCGAGGCCCAGCTCGGGTTGAACACGCTACAGCCCGGCACCGCCAGCACGTTCGCCCGCTGGCCGAGTCCCGCACTGCGAGCCGCCTGTAGCGTCTCCCACCACGCCATCCCGTCCCACGGCCCTTCACAATTTCCAGACACCACCGCCTTGCCGTTCCGGCGGACCACCACAAACCCAGTGGAGACAGTCACGCAGTAGACCTTACCTTTGTAGTGCTCTCTAGTCGGTTTATTGACAATCACTCTCCAAGGTTTCTTGATCATACAGAGGACGTACTGGTCGTTGCAGTTCTCCTCCTCGGACGGTATGCGGTTGGTACCGCTGGAATAGCCGGAGATCACAGCCATCCTTGAGATGACGTCTGCGTTGGCAGCGTTGGAGGTAAAATACCGGATACAGTTCTGGCCCTTGTCGCCGTCCCAATGAGGAATCTCCTCAATGATAGTCTGGCGGGTCTTGAGCGGCCAAGCTAGCTCCTTGCCTGTCCATATCTTCTTAGGGCAGCATTCCAATAAGAATTGAGCCTCCGGCTGTCGCTTGTCTATGAGGATAGACTCAGACTCGTCCACGCTCCCCCAGTGGTGAGTCTTGAACTTTATGCCAAGTTCGTTGAGCAGGCTCTTTAGCCGCTCTTTCTTGCGATCCTTGTAGAAGCTGAACTCGATCTGGAATCCGCCTCGGATACAACCGTCGGCTACGAAAGCCGTCAACAACTTGGCTTGCGTTTCTGATGGACCTGCTTCTTCCCCCACCATAGTACCGCTGACTGGCAACTGGAAGCCGGCACCAACGTCTTGGGCCTTTCTGACTTGGCTCTTGGTAGCCTGCTGCCTTTTGCACAGCATCCTGTGGTCTGGCGTAACCAACAGGTCACACCAGCGGCTGGCGAAGTTGACCATCTCTCCGTGGAAATCTAGGACCTGCTTGGCTCTAGGCCGCTCGAACCTTATGCTCTCGTTCTCTGGTTTGTAGGAGGCCACTCTGTCCTCCTCTCCCAATTCCTTGAACAACATCCATCCACGGTTAGTAAGGATCTCTGTGTCGTCCGAGTAGCAGACGTAACACATCTCCTTGCTCGCGTCGAACAGCGGCACGCCATGAAGCCCGTGTCCAACGTGCTCTCCGCCTGATAGAGTCGTAGGAAGCAACTTCATTCTCTTACTTGTATAGTCTCGCACGTAGCGGTACAGCTGGACGAGGTTGCCCTCGCGGTTGTACCCCGGCAGCGCGTAGTCAAGAGTGAGCGGATGCCGAATAGCTCCCCACTTGACGAGCGTGTCGACACTGAGCAGCTTGCGATCCTCGGCCAGCTCCTCCAGATCCGTCGGCGGTTGTGCCGCAGCCCACAGCTCGCGTAGGAACGTAACCTGGTTACCAGCACGTCCGCAGACCTTACAGTCCCAGAGCCCGCTCGCTGTTGCCACTCGCCATTTGAGCTTACCGCAGAACGGACACTCTGCCTCCGACTGGTCCTGCCCCTCCCACGACAGGTCCATCCCGTGTTGGACGTATGCTTTCAATACCGCAGGAACGGTCTTGACGACAGGCATCAATAGCTCCTTACTTCCCACACGATCATCCGACGTTGGAGTACGCCACAGTGCACGCGATAGTGCGAGAACTCGACCACGTGGTCCTCGTAGGTATCCAGCAGCTCCATCAGCCAGTCGTAGTCGCCGGGGTCGAGCGTTGTCCGCAGTAACGAGGTAGCAATTATACCGTAAACCTCGGCCGAGCGGGTGGCTAAAGCGGGCCGCATCGGCATCGGCAACGTGCTGTAGAGCAAATAGAGCCCGCGATTGCTCTGCATCACCTCCCCTTGCAGCACCGTCGTCGCCGTGGGCGCCATCTCGCTGCAGTACCAGTCCTGCGGATCACTCATCCGTAGCCACAGTCCTCGCACCGCGGAGTAGCTCTGGTCATAGTACGTCGCCCCAGCCGCCACCCGATTGCGCAGGTGGTAGCTGCCCATCTGGTTAGCCCCACTCTCAAACGCAACGCGGTCGTGCCACGTGTTGGTGCGGTTGCCGAACTCCAGCGCTTGGTATCGCTGGGTGAAGTCCGTTTTACTTAGCACCGGCGGTCTGCTTGGCCACATAGTTCGCCTCCCGTCTACAGAGCCACTCTACCGCCGCCAGACGCCAGTCATCTCCCCAACACATCTGCGCCGCCTTGAGTGCGTGGGTGTAGTTCCTGCTCTTGCGGTGATGGAACGCCATCATCAGCGGCTGGGCGACGTTCCGCAGGAAGCTGCAGTGGTACGAGCCTGCCAGTGCGTCCTTGCTGTGCCGCTCGACAAATTCACTACACTCCTTGTCGAAGATTTCCAGCTCGTTGGGCGAGAGCAGCGGCCACTTGAGGTCGCGGTCGGTGTAGAAGTCGTCGTGCTTGGTGTCGGCGAGCCAGACCTCCGGTTTCCAATTGCTTTCGTACACGTGGCCATTCGTCGTGATCTGGTGGTACTGCCCTACGGCGACGCCGAGGTGCGCGGCGACGTATTCAAGCAAGACGCTGAAGTGTACCGCATTCGCTCCCAGCAGCCCCCAAATCAAATCGTTAGAGCGATTGAACACCGTAAGGTTCAGCTGCCGCGGCTCGCCGTGCGTCCAACCCCCCGACATCTGGAACGTCGCGGCGAGGTTGCAGCAGACATCGCGGCTACGGTCGATAGCCAATAGGTCCTGATCCACCGTCCACATCTGGAGCACTGCCCGCCGGCTCTCCGGCTTCTCCTTCAAGTGTCGTATGATCTGGGCTATCTGGTCCCAAGGCTCTAGGGCGTACCTATCGCCGGCGCTGTCGATCTGGTCATCGGTCAAGGCGTAGCTCTTGCTGTGCCGCCATCGCTTTCCGTAGCCGCCATTGAACGTCTCGCCGTCGTCCGTGTACTCCTTGAACTGCTTAGCGTAGTAGACGAGCGGGCTTACATCGTTCCGCCCCGCCAACATGTATAACGCTTCGTAGAGCATCATGAATGGATTCGCGTCCCGAGCCCCATTCATCAAGACTCTTTCACATGGCCGCTCGTACGTCACCGTCAACGGCTCCTCGATGACCAACACCGACCCGTTGCGGCTAGGGCTGGGTGTAGTTGGAATCGATCCGTCGTGTATGCCCTGCACTATCGTCCTGAAGGCGGTTCCGACGTTGCGTGTCTTGATCTGTGGCACGGTGCTCTCCTTTGTAAAGTTGCTCGAACGCGGCCAAGAACTCTACCTCGCTCTTCTGCCACGTCCACGGTATCCAATACTTGACGCTGGCGATCTCCTCTGCCGTCAGCGGCGGGTAGTTCCGCTCCTGGTCTGGCTGCATCAGGGCGACGGTGCAGCCCGGTAGTAACTTGCTCATCTCGTAGCGGACCAGCACCCGGTCGGCGCGTTCCACTACCTCCGCCGTCTCCTCCGCGCAACCATACTTGCGGTAGATCGTCCTCTGCAGCCGGTCCTCCGCCGCTCGGTAGCCAGCCATCTCGGGCGTCTTCTTCAGCCACTTCGTCACATCCCCGAGATAGGTCTCACTGGCGTCGTGGAGCAGAGCTTGGAGCGCGTGGGGCGTGTCCCAGCAGATCCGAGCCGCGTAGACGCTGTGCTGGGCGACGCTGAGCGGCACCTTGGTTGCGCCTGCGAAGCGGTTGCATAGGGCAAGATGGTGGGCGATGTCCTCGATGACGATGTCCGCCGGCTGGACGTCGAGGGGGTTGATCTTGCGGCCGGTGAACGAGTACATAAAGGGCTGAGTCATCCTGAACTCCTTATGGATCAACGGGATCGGAAAACTTGGTTCAATCTAGATATTTCGCCTTGCTTCAGGCTACAGTCGGCGTATACTTTACCAAGGCGACAGGGGGCACACCGCCACCCGGCCACCATCTGGAGAACCGCAATGACCGCTACCATGACCGAAGCCCCCGTCAGCACCAATGGCCACACCAGCAGCACCAAGCCGGTTGCCAAGAAGACTCGCAAGGCCAAGCCTGCCGCCACCAAGACCGAGGCCCAGTACGGCATCGACCGCAGCCACGACCTGCCGTGGCACGACAAGAAGGTTGCCATCTTCAAGGCACTGAAGGCGCTGGGTGCCACCAAGAGCGGTGACGCCGTGTCGGCCGTGCAGGTTGCTGCCAAGGCCAAGGTGACCGCCCGCGACGTCCGCCACTACTGCTACCACGCCAAGGCGGCTGGGCTGGTTGACTTGGCCACCATCGAGGACGTTCGCGGCCACGCCTTCTACCTGACCGCCAAGGGCCGCAACATCGACCCCGTGCAGGCACAGAAGGCTGAACAGGCCGAGTAACGCTGCCACCATTACCAACCCCCTTACAGGCCCGTACAATGGTGTGCGGGCCTTTATTGTTGGAGCCACTTATGGAACTCAACCGCGCTCAGCTCTGCCTGCTCCGCAGTATCAAGTCCACCGGCTTCCCTGCCGAGTTACTGCAGATCTTCCTCGGTCGCTGCGGTGCCACCGTTGCCGAGTGGCAAGCCCTGCTGGATGCCGACTTGGTTACTGCCGGCAAACGTGCCGAACGTGGTCGCTACGTGATTACCAAGGCTGGCACCACCGCTTACAACCACCGCCCGAAGCACATCTACTTCTAGCCCATCTCCCACGGCTGCAGTACCGGCAAAGTATAACAACCTTTGCCGAGTGCTGTGGCTATCGCCCGCTCATCCTCTGCTGTTGGCAGCGGCAGGCTCTTCTTACCCTTCTTGTCCGGTAGCAGCCCCGGTCGATAGCTCAGTGCATCGCAGCCGGCACACGGACCGAAGTCACGCAGCCCGTGGTACAGCTTGCGCCGTGCCGCTCGCATTGCCGGCCCCTGCCAGATCTGCTCTAGTGTCTGTTGCACCACGTTGCCACACTGGTACTCACCGCGCCAGTCGTTGCAGCATACTGCCACGCTACCATCCCAGCGTATGCTCAGCTCCCTGAACGGTTTGGCACACCGCTTGCCCATCGCGTTGTCGTTCTTGGGGCTGCCGCAGCCCGCGTGGTTGTTCAGACTGGCGTGGGTGCCCTTGGTCGCCTCGGCGATGTCCTGCACGATGACCAGGTCGTGCTCGTCTGGCTTGCGGCGCCGGTGCGGGTTGCCCGACTTGTCTGCTGGGTACATCGTCGGCTCGTGCTTGCCGCTGTACCGCTGCAGGATCTTGGGCACGATTTGCACCCCTTCGTAGGCATCCAAGGCCAGCACGTTCAGGCTCTGCAGGGCAGTGTCGATTGTCTCCGTCGGTGTCCTCAGGAACCCCGCCCCGTTGCTGGTCATCATCAGGTGAGCACGCTTGGGCAGTCGTCGCCGGAACGTGCCAAGTATCTCCAGCATCTGTGGGTTAGCACTAGGCTCACCGTGCATAGCAAACTCGATGCGTGGCAGCCAATTGTCCTGCTTGAGCAAGTACACAATCCGCTCCGCTAGCAACACAGTCATGAACTTGTAGTCGTTGTCCTTACCGCGGATGCCGTTTAACCCACAGAACTGACAGCGTAGCTGACACCCTTCAGTGAGTTCTACTTGTAGGGCGAACGGCGGTTCCTGTCGCTCAGGATTGTGAAGAGGCATATGCTTTGCTCCAGTAGACAACCACGTCGGTACGCTCCTCCATCCCCTGCCAGTTCTTCGTCTGCTTCTTGACCACCTTGACGAACCCGGGATGTAGCTCGGCCAGCCGCTCGGCTGCTTGGCTCTGCATCGCTGTTGTCCGGTACTGACTGCATCCGCCTGGCAGATTGCTGCCGCCTTGGTTCCAGCACCATCGGTAGATCATCGCGTTGGGCAAGCCCTTGCGCAGCATCTGCAGGGTCAGATCGAAGTCCTCCATAACCGGCAACCGCCCTGCCTCCACACCGGCTTGCCGCACCTGCTCCAAGTCATACATGTAGGTATTGAACATGCGACGACACTCGGCCACGTCTTCGGTCTCTCGGTTGTTCCCCTGCCGTGCCGACAGTCCCACATGAGCGTACTTGTCTAGCAACAATCGCCAGTACTCAAACAGCTCGGTGATCATCTTGCTCTGCGGTTCCAGACTTACCAGCTTGGGAGACGCCATATCCGGTCGGTACGCGAACGTCATGTCGTCGTCGATCATCGCTAGGTAGCGAGTCTGACACGTCTCCATCAAGTACTTCCTAGTGCCGCTGATGCCCTTGACGGTGCTTGGGACATACCACAACGGTGCCAGCGCTCCCCATGACCTGTACGACGGCGTCTCGTTGTTGGGAATAGCCAGCTTGGTGACCCTGAGCAGCTCATTGGGCAACTGCTCCAAGGTTGTCTGCTTGGACGATCTGCCCGAGCTGGGGATCACAATGGTAACGTCTTCAAGCCCCATTGTACTTCCTCTTCAGGTGCCCATCCCTACTTAGTGCCCGCTCCATCTTATCGTACTCACATAATGAATGTTCAACCTCGCGGGCCTCGAACGGCGGCATCTTGGGCAGTTGCTTGGTCAACACGCGCAGCAACCGCTGGCTCTCCTCTTGCCACAGATCACGGGACACCGGTTCATTCAGCCCACGCCCTAGCAATCGGTTCAGCCCACGCTTGGCACCTGGCCCTGGATTGGACCACGTCAGCTTGTCTGTGGCGTGCTCCAGCAGTGTCGTGTACCGCAGGTCGCACACCACTTCGTACGCCATGAAGCCGCTGCCGCCCAGCCCTAGATACTGTTTGAGTCGGCTGTGTGCCTGCTGCATCGTCCGCCACTTGGCAGCATCCGCCAGCAGGCTTGGCAGGTCATCCCACACTGGCTGGATGTAGTCGTCACACACACGGTCGATCTTGGGCTTGGTGCTGCCGCTGTTGCTGATGTTGAACGCCCCCGTGAACACACGGTCCAACTTGCGCAGGTGTTGCTTGGCGTAGCCGAGCCGCCAATTGGTCAGCAGATCGTGCTCCAGCAGCAGCTCGCCGGTCGGTATCCAGTTAAACCACCGGAAGCACACGGTAGCGAACAGCACCGCAGGGTCGTCCCGCATCGGCTCACGCACATGCTCTCTGAACCATGCCGTCACCTTGTCGTTCTCGCGGTATGGATTGGTGAAGAATGTCAAACGCAACACGGCATCATCTGTCCACGGCTTGGGCTTGCCGGCTCGCCGCTTAAGATAGATCTGGTGGCGTTCACGCACCCAGTAGATGAACCGGTCGAGCGGGCTCAGCTTGATTACTTCTGACGTTATCATCTTTTGCCGCCATACTTCTTAGTAGTGCCTTGCTCCAAGCTGGCTCGTTCGTATTTGTCGAACTCACAGAGGCTGTGTTCTATGTCTCGCATCTCAAACCGCATCCGTAGCCGTTTGGTAGCTACACTGAGCAGACCCTCTATCTTGTCCAATGCATTTGGAACGTCGTCTTGCTTTGCGTACATCCAACCGACCTTTCCAGTGCGATGGTCTACGCCTGCCACTACCGGCATACCAAGCACTCTGCGCAGCCCGCGAAGACATCCTGGTCCTACGTTGCACCATGTCATGGTGTCGTGTGCCTTATCTAGCAACGACGTGTGTCTGAGGTCACTCACAACTTCATAAGCCATGAAGTCCCCCAAGTATTTCTGCTGTCGTAGCTCCTTCCAAGCTCCTTGCAGGCTGTTAGATCTCAGAGTGACTGTCTTGAGCCATTCAATAGCTGTACATACGCCCTCTATCTTAGACATCCCTGTCGGTGCTGCTATGACGAAGGCGCCAGTAAATACCGGACCATTTACAGTAGACAGCACGTGGATGGCCTTATTCTTGTCCCACGCATGTAGCAGCCCATTATCAAGTAGTATCTGTCCAGTGTCGATACGGTTGAACCAACGGAAAACTATAGTTCCTAAGAGCACCCGCACATCACTCCTCATCGGCTCCCTGAACTGCGTTCTGAACCATGCTGTGGTTTTATCGTTCTCCCTATACGGGTTGGTAAACCAGAACTTTTGCATGACCGTATCGTCAGTCCAAGGTGGTAGCTTGCCTACCTTGCGCCTGCGGTATATCTGGTCTCTCTCTCTAATCCAGTAGAGAAACCTATCAACAGGGGATAGATTTCGCACGTCCTCGATCAGCACGCCTCCGCCTCCCCCCAGTTGCTCGGATGATAGTTAATCGCCACGCGGAGGGGCACGCCAATATCCACCCCCGACTCCTCCATCAGCTTTGCCAGCTTGCGCACCTTGGGCAGGTTCCGCTTGCCGCCGGCTGGGAAGTCGAAGTCGATCTCGTCGTGTACTTGCAGCACCATCCGCCCGTCGAAGCCGTCCTCGCGGCGCCACTTGTCCAGTTGCTCTCGGCAGCGGATCATAGCCTTGAGTGTGCACCACATCGCCCCGCCCTGCGTCCGGTAGTTCAGCGGGATCGTCGGACTGATCTTACCCCACTCGGTCCGAGTGCACATCAGCGGATAACCGTGGTGCGGGTCCACCGTCTTGTCGGGCGGTGTCTCAATGTAGCCGTGCTTGTTGGCGAAGTCTATGCAGTGCTGGTTCCATCGCGTCAGTTCTTTGAGCTTGTCGCTTACCGCCTTGCGGGCACCCTGCTTGTGGGCAGCTCGGTCCGCCGTCTCGTCGCCGGCCCCGTATTCATAACTGAACCCGAAGTTCTTGCACCACTGGTACCAGGTCGTGCTATACTTCTTCTTGAACGCCCCCTTGGTATCGGCTAGCGGCCAGAACAGGTCAGGGTAGATGATACTGGCATTCATCAAGTGGTAGCTGCCATAATACGGCGGCTCGTCTGGCTTCTCGAACAGGTCTATCATTAGCCGCTCGCCAGATTCCCAGGCCGGGATTCTGAGTTCTATGTTTTCATAGTCCAGTGCCCACCATTCGCGCCCTTCGGCTGGACCGAACGCATACCGCAGGCTCTGCGTCTCCAAGCCAGTTCCACAACACGCTGAGCAGCCTTCGCCCTCGCACTCGCTGCATTCAGCCTCCTGCTTCGACACGTTCTGGCTGTTAGGGTTGGATGACGACCAGCGGAGCGTATCCGTGCCAGTCGGTGAGAGCGATGGGTGGATATGATACCAGTCCTCCTTGATTGGTATCCAGAACCGGCGATACGCCTCCATGTACGCGACCGACGTATCCCGCTTGCGCTTGCGTTGTATCGCCTTGACGAAGTCTAGTTGCTTACCTTCCAAGGTTAGTTCGTACTTATCCATCGCCACCTTGTTCAGCGACGGGTTGCCAGTGTCCGTCCACTCCACCACCGGTAGCTTGAGGTATTGCTGCTTGGGACTACCCTCCTGCGGCTTACCGAAGCAGAAGTTCAGCAGCGAGTTGTTGTTCCCGCTCTTGGGCAGTTTCAGGTCGTAGTCCAGCCCTTTGGCTATCGCCACGCACTTGGCCCCTGCCTCGGCACTCTCCGCCTTGTAGCGCGTCGTCAGCTCCTCCAGCCTCATGCGGTTCAGCGTCACCCCCCGCTGCTCCATCTCGTACGCTATCGGCATCGCCTTCAAGCGACACTGGTAGATGGCCCACAGCCCGCGCCGCCGTAGCTCCGCCTCCATCACCCGCCACAGGGCTACCGTGGTTGCACTATCGGCGTTGGCGTACTCGGTGGTGACTGTCCACCACTTGTGGTCCTCCGGTAACTTACGGTACTTAGCCATACACCGCGGCAACCACGTATCGTACTTCCACGTCTTAGCGCCAGCACTCGGCATCATCTGGTTGCCGGCGTCGTCGAGCAGGTCCTCCTCGGCGATCCGCCACTTGGCCAGCTCCGAGGCCGGCTTGCCCCGCTTGACCTTGAGCCGTTCCTGTTGGACGATCCGCCGGCACTCCTTCACCGCGTCCTCCATCCGGTCCTCGTAGGGTTGGATGTCGATGCCGAGGTAGTGCAGCGCGAGGCTTGTCAAGTCGTGCGGTTGGTTCGATGCGAGCACGTGGGCAGCGATCAAGGTATCGTGCGTGTCCTCCCACCGCCAGTAGTCGCCAAACTGGCGGATTGTGCCCAGTGCCGACACATCGAATTTTCCGTTCTGCATTACCAAGCCGCCCGTCTCGTTAGGGCTCAGTAACTCCGCCAGCTCGTCTACGTCCTCCTCCGGTATCTGCGGCTTACGGGTCAGTGGATCTACCATCCATTCCCACCAGCGCTGCTCGCCGTCCTCATCACACGTAGTGATGAAGTAAGGCATCGCGCCATGTCTGAAATCCACGCCCGTCGTTTCCGAGTCAAGAGCACGTATCATGGATGTCTCCTTTGTTTGCCGGAGACAATCCTGTTTATAGAATGGTGCCCTACGCCGTATTTCTCGGCCAACTCCTTGGCGTTGCTTTCAAGGTAACTCCATCTACGGTAGTCCCTACGGATCTCAGCTATCTGCTCGTTGGTTAACTTAAATCCCCCGTTCCCAGATTTTCTCTTTCTATCCCAATACGCTTTGCCTTTGGCGGATATAGTCGCACGGGTTTCAGACGAATGCACCATTCCTAGAGCGTGCTGGTTTCCTGGAAACCCAGGCTTCCTCCCTTTGGCCACTGCGTCCCGCACGTTATCTGAGATGGTGCCTAAAAATAGATGCTTAGGTCTAACACATGCCGGATTGTCACACTTGTGTAGAACTTGCAGACCGTCGGGGATTTCTCCGCACTGAACTTGGTATGCAATCCTAGAATATCTACCTGTGCTTATGCCAGGTCCTCGCGCTGAATTCATAACCCAACATTTCCCGTGTACAGGATGAACAGGTCCGTCTATTCTATTCACCCTGTTATAGAACCTTACCGCCACCGGCGTAGGCTTACTACCTATATTGCTGTTTGGATGTCTTCGTCTAGCCATCGTATCACCTCTCCATACACCCTAGAAATAGAGCGGCAGGCCAGTAGGGTTGCACCGGCTTTTCGGTAGCGAGCCTAGCCGCTCTTTAAGAAAGAGGGCATCCCTGCCCCCCGAGGCGTCCTACCTCGTCCCGTTACTTGAGCAAGTCCCAGCTGATGCCGGCGTACTTGGTCTTCTTGTCCTCGACCGACAGTAGATCCACGGTTTTGTTTTTCTGGAAGACCTTCTGCACCTCGACGTCGATTTTCTTCATCTTCTTGGACTTGGGATCGCGGACTTCATAGGTGTAGATTTCCTCCACCTTCGGAACCCACGGCGCCCCCTCCTTCGCCGCTGGGGCTGGCTCGCTGGCACCGCCCTGCGCCGCCTCGATCAGCCCCGCCACCTCCGTCCAGCTGCTGGCGCCGTCGACGTCCTTCAGGTCGACGCCTGCCTCTTGGGCCAGTGCCTTGAGCCGGTCGATGGCTGTGTCATCCGGTGGGGTCGCGTCCGCCGCCTCGGCCAGGGCGTTGACGTCGTCGCTGCTGCCCTCGTCGTGGGCGGCACCGTTGGCGCTGGGATCGGTCGCCGTACCCGTCTTGTCATCCACCGCGTTGGCAGCACCGTCGCCGGTGAACTCGCAACGGCCCTTGAAGCTGGTGAACACCATCTCAGTCGGGTTGGGCTTCTCCTTCGATGCCGGTGGCGTCCAGCCGCGCGTGTCGAACTTGGTGTGTGGCTTGTCCTCGTTCAGCGCTGCCACGATGGCGTCGGCGTCGGTTGCGTCGGGCAGCTCGGTGGTGCCCAGCAGCTTCTTGAACTCGTTGAGCAGCTCCTGCGTCCAGCCCTCGGTAGTGCCCTCCAGCTTCAGCTCGTAGGTCTTGCGCGTCTCCCAGCCCTTCGCCTGGTTGGTATCGCAGATGGGGATCATCAGGTTCACCTGCGTCCCCTCGACCGTGACGCCGTTGTGCGTGGCCGGGGCCTTGGCGACGAACTGGAAGCGGACGAATGGCTTGCCCTTGAGCGGTCCCTCCTTGTACTCGCCGAGCACCACCGCCGTCAGCTGGGCCACGCCGCCGCTGATGCCAGCCGGCAGGTTGGTGAAGCCCACGTTGACGTCGTCGGTCTTGTGCTCTTGCCAAGCCTTGCGGCCCTTGTCGCCGAGCACCTTGCTCAGCAGTAGACTCGTACCCTTACTTGCAGGCATTGCAGTCTCCTTCTGGTTGAAATAGTTAACCCTTGTACGTTCCAGCAATCACTTCGATCATCTTGTGATAATCCGGGTCCACGATGCACTCCGGGATCTTGTACCCCTTCGGCACGCGGAATTTCGTCATGAAAGTATCGTGGGGCTCGCAGCGGGCACAGTACTCCACGCCCTTGCCGCGTGCCGTCGTCTCGATCTCCTGGTTGCCCAGCTTGGTCTTCTTCGTCACCATCACCGGCCGCTTGTACATTTGGAGCGTGTAGTCCACCGCTGGACAGAGCCATCCGCAGAGCGAGGGCGTCACCGCGGGTCCCACCGTAGGTCGGATCAGGTCAGGGTCGCCGCCGTCGTCTTTGCCACCGAACGTCCGCTCCTGACCGATGATGACGATGTTGCCCGGCAGGTTGAGCAGTGCCCGCAGGTACTCCTTGCACTGGAGCGTACACTGTCCGTACTGCTGCTGGCTGGCGAGGCCCCACCCCTTCTGCGCCGGGATCTCCTCGATACCGAGGATCTCCTTGAGCACGAGGTCTTGGAAGCCGCTGATGTGGTCTAGTACCTTGTTGTCGTACTTAGCGCCGTCGTCCAGTGCCCGCCTCAGCTCGTCGGTGCTGTTGAGGATCACCGGCGTTATCCGCTTGCGGTTCTCCGGCGTGTTGATACTCCGCAGCTCGCCGGGTTTGGCACCGCCGCTGCAGAGTAGCCACAAGCACGTGCCAGGGAATGTAGCGGCGAATGTGGTCTTTCCAGATCCGCTCGCCCCGTACACGCAGGCACGGATCGAGTCAATCAAGTCCCACGCCGAGGTCGCCGAGCCGTTGCTTGCCGGCTTGGGCGATGGCTTGGGGGTCTGTCGCTGTACTACTGGCATTCCAACTCCTTGAAGAGAGAGGTTGCACGAGACAAACCGGCCATCGAGCCGGATAGGATGAACTCGTCGAGGTCACTCACGCCGCCCTCGGCCGTGATGTTGTATATTCCGAACGGCAGCAGGAAGTGGCGGTGTCGGTGTTCCGCGTAGGTCTGTTCACGCATCTGGTAGTCGAACGGGCTGTTACCGGTGCTCTTGCAGAACGCCCACCACTCGTAGTCGTCGCACAGGTTCTCCAAGATCGGGTGCAGGCACTCGGTCTTGAACCGTTGCACGTCAGTGTTGGTGATCTCCACCAGCCAGCGAGCGAAGAACTCCTCCGGCTTCTCGGCCAACGCCTCCTGCAGGTTTTTGAGGATCTTGTGGCTGGGACGCTTCACCACGTTGTAGCGGACGCCGCGTACCTTGCCCGCGTATTTCTGCCACTTGGGCTCCAGCTTGGCAAAGTCCTCCCGCAGGGTGATAACGTAGATCATCGTCTGCAGGTCTCGTGTCAACTGGCGGGCGATGCGAGCGTCGTCCACTCTAGATTTGCTCTTGTTCTCCCCGACGTAGACACCTCCGTTGATCAGATCCACTGCGTCGCGCTTGCCTCGGATCCGTACCACCCGCTCGCTCGGCAATGTGTACTTGGTGTCGAACTGGTGCTCCTGGAACATCGGCACGCGATCCTTGACGTCTGGGTGCTGCTCCCAGTGCTTGATATAGACTGGGAACTGTACCTTGGCCTTTTCGTACCAATCACTGATCTCGGCCTGCTGGAGCGGATAGGAGGCGCAGGCTTGCTTGGCACTCTGTAGCAACGCTCGCTGCCAGTTATCGTCCGAGCCCTTCGTGCGGGCGAACTCCTCCTCCGCCGCGTGCCACATGTCGCCGTAGCCGGTTGGGGCATTCCACCGCTCCTGACCGGTCAGCCCCTCGATGACCAGCAACCGGAATCGCTCCAAGTCGGCGAGGTATCGTCCCAGTAGGCTCTGCGTCACGCCGTCCTCGGTCGGTCCCTTCCACAGCGGCTCGGCAGATCGCTTGGGCTTGGGGGGCATCTTCAGGATCTTTACCAGTCTCATATTCCATCTCCTAACCAGTCCTGTGGTCTGCTCGATGCGAGGCGGAAGTCCTCGAACAAGCGAGCTACTTCCCTTCGTACGTTGTATGGTGGCCGCTGCTTGGGGAACCGTATCTGTTTGCCACTCGCGTTCTCGAACACCCACGCGTCGTCCGAGGAGCCGCCTAGGCTAACCAGTAGCCAAATCTCGGCCGTCTCCTTGTGTCTTACGCGAGTGTGTCCGATTCTAAATCCTCTCGGTAATCCATCGCTCAGGACTACGTCCTTCTCTTGTTCCCAGCAGGACGGAGATCGTCTAGTCGGTATCATGCTTCACCTCCTACGTCCGCGTGCTTCTCCTGGGCGCCGTGGTACTCCAACTCCTCCACCGCGTGCCGGCAGCACGTCAGGCAGAAGTTGGCTTGGTCCAGGGCCTCGCCGAGGCCGAACCGCTTGGTCATGGTCAGGGTGCCGCACTGCTCGCAGCGTATCGCGTGATCAACCATCACTTTCGCTCCTTCGATTTGCAGTACGCTCGTTCGATCCGCTCCGCGATACGGTGGTTGTCGCGGTCGCCAAGGAACCCGTGGACAGCTAGCATGATCCTGCACCGCTGGAGCCGCTCGTAGAACGGTTCGGCCTTCCAAGCGTTATCTGGCTTCCGCTTCTTCATCGTCTTCATCGTAGTCCTCCACGCTGACGTCTTTGCAGCCGAGGTCGGCCACCCACTCCGCGAAGTCGAACGCCCGCTCCAGCGTTGCGTACCACGGACTAACGCGGAGTCGGCCGCGATTTAGCCACCGGACTCGGAACATTGAGCATCTCCTCTACCGCGTTGGCAACGGTCACTACGGCCCGTTGTATGAGCAGACCACGTTGAGCTAGGTTGGCACGGATAATCGCCGCAGGGTGCATGATCTCTACCGTCTTGGCGTCGTAGGTCAGGGTCGGCAGCCACTTGGCTGCGAGTGCTCCCACGGCGACTACCAGCTTGGGCTTGCACAGGTTGATGAACTGCTGAAGTCGGCTGCTGCACGCCTTGATATCAGCCGTCTCGGGCTCACCGATCTTCATCCCGTCCTCGCTGGTCGGCAAGCACGCCACGAGGTTCGTCAGGGCGTATGTCGGCTTGGGCTCGGGCAACCCTTCCCAGATGCGGTCGATTACTGACACTTGAAGTAGCCTACCCGCCGGCCCGACGAATGGCTTGCCTACGGCGTCCTCGCTGGCTCCGGGAGCTTCGCCCGCGAACACTACGTCCGCCGGCACCGAGCCCCGAGCTAGGACTACGTGTTGCCGCCCCAGCGAGAGCGGGCACTTGGTACAGGCATGCCAGAGGTTCACGTGTTGCATCCACGGGCTAGTTGGCATAGGTCGCGTCCTCTGGGTGCCACAGCTCCTCGCGGTTCTCCAGCCGCTCGGCCAACACCGCCATCTTCTCAGGGCTACCGGGCAGGGCTCGCGTCGGCCTACTTGCAGGCTTCACCCGCCGAGTGACCCAGCCCTCGCGCCACGCCGGGCCGACCACGTACCGCGACTTGTAGCGGCTCCGTATGGCCGGTGAGCGGTAGCACCGCCAGCAGAGCCCCTTCCGGTAGTCCTGAGACGATGGGCAGTGTCGGCACACGACTAGCTCCCGCAGCAGGTCTCGTTCTCCTGGTACGCCCCTTTGCCGTTGGGCATCATGGTCAGTCCACCATTCAAGTAGTGAACCCGCTGCGCTGCCTCTGCCTGGTTGCAGTAGTCGCCGTCTGGATGCCACGCCCCTTTTGGGTCATAGTAGCCCACGGTGAACAATCTCGGCTCAGACTGTAAGTACACCCACATCGCTGTACCTCCTCGATGGATTTTGGGACGGTCCTTTTCCTTTGCCTCGTCTCGGTCCCACCACTGTCGCGGGTGGAAGCTCTGGGCGAGCATGCTGCTCCATAGTTCCAACTGGTGCTGTGTCACTGGTGCTCTCCGGGTAAGTGTTACCGACCCAGAGCGTTCGACTGCCCTCACGCCCCTCCGTTGGTTCGCTAACGGTCTTCGTCCGCTCTTACAACTTGCCTTCTCGTTTCCGTCGGGCATACTCAGCTATCATCAATGCATCGCAGGTGCTGAGCGTCACCTTCTCGGCTGGAAAGATCGCCTGACACCGAGATTTCAGCCGGTTCTTGAACGCCGTCTTGCTCTCAGTGCGCTTGCGTGGGGTCACGCCCATAGCCTTCTGCCAGACACGGGGCATGACTTCCTCGAAAGGGATCTGGGCGGCTATCAACGCCATGCGCAGTCCGCCGTAGCCGGCCCCAAACTTGAACATCGCACTACCGATGTTCCCAGCCGAGCCTGGCATGAACCCACCAACCTTCTCTATCACCGCGAACTTGGTGTCCACGGTCAGGAACCCCTCGACCCACTCCCACACGTCCGCCTCCGTCTTGGGCATGGCGACGGCAGTCACCTTGACCTCGCCGTAGCCGAGGGCAGCGAGCCCACCACTGGCCCCCGGATCAATTCCTAGATACATAGTAGTATCCTTTACAGATGCCCGACATCTGCGGCTGGCTAACACCAAACCACGCCTGATTTTCCTGGATGCCTCCGTCTAATCTCTCTGCAAGCTGCCGCTTGTTTGTCAGTTAGTAGAGCTGCGTAATGCTTCTCACCACCGTTGTCAGTGCCGTGGATCTTTTTATCTGCTTCGTTCTCTTTCCTAGTGCCCCACAGCAAGTTTCCAAGGACGTTGTTAGTTCTGTTGTTGTCTAGATGCCGGCATTGCTGTCCTGGAGCCGGCAGACCTTTCCAAGCAAGCAATACAAAAATATGCACTCCAACCGATTTACTGCCGCCGCCTCCAACATAGAGATATCCGTCGCTGCCTTTCCAAGCAGCTTTTGGAATCCACACGTCCCATAACCTCTTGTGATCACCTTACCGCAGGCAGATACAGCCCACTTGGGACGGTTAGGCACGGGCCTGAATACTATGCCGTTGTGGACTACTGGCATTGATTGCTCCCGATACCTATGAACATGCCGCCCCCGTGGTTTAACACCCGCACCGCTCGGCTTCGTTGCCCGGCAAGGAGAAGACGCGCGAGCGGCTGCGGGTGAGTTTATTTTGGTTGCCTTGCCGGGCAGCGAGATACCTTATACCTAATCGCAAAACAAAAAGGGGGCAAACGGAGGCGAAATCGTAAATTTATTTTGCGTATGACTTGCTGAGCCGGTCGGCCTCGGCGTTACGCTCGCGGGGCACCCACTCCAGCGTCCAGCCCGCGTTCAGCTCGGCGAGTAGTTTGCGGATGTGATTGCGCATCCGAGCGAGGTGTGGCTTCTTGCACTTCCAGCGCATGCAGACCTGCTCGACCACGAGCCGGCTGTCGCCACGGCAGATGAGCGGGGCGGAGATGCCTAGCCCGAGGAAGTAGCGTAATGCCTCCCCCAGTGCCGCGTACTCGGCCACGTTGCAGGTCGCCTCGGGACCGCGGCAGTACTCGCCGTGATCCGATGCCACCTCGTAGCCGTTGCCGTTCAGCAACCGCCACCCGAAGCTAGCGATGCCGCCAGGGTTGAAGCTGCATGCCCCGTCAAAGTAGATTACCCAAGGTTCCACGACTATCGCCCTCTCTTGTCTTGCCATTTGCGTTTGTGATGTAGACCTACCCACGGCTTACTCTTGCTCCGCTTGGTCCTGTTACCCTTACGCTTCTCTACCGGCTTGTCTACTCCCTTAGTCATTATACGTCTCCTATAAGCGCACCCTCCGCCGCCCCGTTTCCCTTCTCCCCTTACCAGTGCCGTCTCCGCTCGGGGTCGAGCTGCTCTCACCCATATCGGCCTCTCTTGGACTCGCTGGTCTACCGGAGCAGCCTAGCAGAACCAGCCACACAGAGAGATCCGAGCGTCTGACGTATACCGTATAAGTACGAGTTTAGGTTTCCGGTCGCCTGTCGAAAAGGAGCGGTTTCCACACGCTGGCCGTGGCCAGAAGGATCAACGGTCGGTCAAGCCCTTGCCTTCCCGCCGTCCTACGTTACCCTCGGGTGCGTCGCCCGGCTCGCCGGGTCGCACATTTTCTGGATACGCTTTTGATTCCCCGCGGCACCATACACCTTGTTATCGGTGTCCAGACCTCAGTCGGGTTCCTGTGCCGCCTCCCAGACCCTCGGGAACTGCCTCCCGACGGTACGCCCTATCTCACCACGTTCGGCCCGAGGTGGTTTGCCAAATACAGGCTAGTGAGCGAGTTACGTGGACCATCGCCCGCCTCGGTTGCAGCTGCTCGCTGCGCTAACAGTCGCCTACTATAAACTAGCTCGCCGAAAAAAGGGCGGGGAACACGACAAAAATCGAGGTAAAATTTCGTATTACTTGCGTTTCGTTAGTAATGGAACGTAACAAACTATTCGGCAAAATCCGACGCCCGCCCCGCGTTTGCTATTTACTTAGCCGCCACCGCCGCATTAAAATTGCCCGCTCGGACCCGGCAAGGTCAACCCGTTAACCACCGAACAGAGCAGCGGTACGTTTTCACCAACCCGTAACCTACTTGTAAGGAGACGTAAGATGCCTACCCCGCGTAAGCCGAAGACCGAGCCCGAGGTCAAGTACCCCAACCTGCAGCTGGTCGCCTGCGTCCACGACTCGACGCCGACCGCCCCCGGCGTGGAGCGCTGGCCGGCGATGACGGCGGAGCGGATGAAGGAGCTGCTGGGCTGGGAGGCCGAGACCAGCGGTGAGGGCAGCGACAAGGTCACGTTCAAGGACTCGCTGTTCACCGACTACGAGGGCCACGGCGTGCGGCTGCTCAATAACGCCCACAACCGCGACTTCGACGAGCCGCTGGCCAAGCGATACGCTCACGAGCACCTCAATAAGCACTGGAAGATGAACGGCGAGACGATCATCTTCTCCCGTTACGGTAACGTGGTAAGCGGTCAGCACCGCGGTGTAAGCATCATTCTCGCCGAGCAGCTCCGCACCAGCGACGCCCTCGAAGGTATGCCCAACAAGGCCAAGAGCCAGAAGCACCACTGGGAGGACGAGGGCTGGACCGGGCCGGTGACGATGGAGTGCCTGCTGGTATTCGGTGTTGACGAGGCGTCGGAGACCCTGCAGACCCTCGACAACGGGAAGCCGCGGTCGGTCTACGACGTGCTTTGTACGCTAGGGCACTTCCCGACCCTCAAGCCCAAGCCGCGCAAGGTAGCGGTGAAGGCCCTGGACTTCGCGTTGAAGCTGTTGTGGGAGCGAGCCGGCTACGACGACGCGGCTTGGAATCTCTACCACCACGACCGCACCCACGCCGAGACGCTTGACCTGTTCAAGCGGCACAAGCGGATCGAGGCGGCGGTCAAGCACATAGTCAATACCGAGGGCGATGATGGCCGGCTGATATCCACCTACATCCCGCTGGGCACCGCCGCAGGAGTTATGTACTTGATGGCCGCTAGCGGGACCGCCGACGCCGAGACCAAGTACCGCCACGGTGACCCGCCCAACGAGCGGATGATCAACTTCGACCACTGGGATAAGGCCGAGCAGTTCTGGACCGACCTCGCGAGCAAGGGTGGCGAGGCACTGAAGGCGTTGCGGCAGTACATCACGGAGCTGCAGAAGGAGCGGGGCGAGGCGGGCATCACTCGCAAGGAGCGTATCGCCATCTTCGCCAAGGCATGGGTCGCATACTTGGGCGGCTCGGTGTCCAAGAAGGACTTGCACCTGGAGTACGGCACCAACGAGGCGGGCGAGCCGGTACTGACCGAGCACCCGACGTTCGGTGGCATCGACTGCGAGGAGGACGCCGACGTACCGAAGCTCAGCCCCGAGGAGCAGGCAGCGGCCAAGGAGCAGCAGAAGCAGGAGCGCATCCAGCGGCTCAAGGATGCCAACGACAAGAAGAAGGCGGAGAAGGCCACTGCCAAGGAGCAGGCTAACGATGCGGAGAAGGCCAAGCCCCAGACGCGCAAGGAGCTGGAGGAGTGGAACCGCAAGCAAGCGGAGATGGCTGACCAACAGGCAGCGAACATGATCGAGCAGGCCAATAAGACCGTCCCCACCAACGGCACCAGCGCCCCGCCGATCCCCCGCGTCAAGGGTGAAGTGCCTGCCCCTGAGCCGGTTCAGTACGACGCGGACGGGAAACCCCCTACACCAGCCAAGAAGCCGCCCGTGCCGCGGCGGAAGGCGGAGGCGGTGAAGTCGTAGGATTGCCCGCAAACCGCTCTAGGGCTTTTCCTATCGTCGCGGCGCCCATAAATACGGCCCCTGCCCTAGCCCAGCAGGGGTCGTTTTGCGTAACTACCTTACCTAATTGGGGTTAGGTAAATCGGATTAGTGCTTTACTTTCGGTAGCCGCCGCGACTATAATAACGCCATGAGATGCGAACACAAAGGCTGCGGCAACGAAGTACCCAAGCGGCGCCGCGGGCGTCCTCGCAAGTACTGCGACACCTGCCAAGCCCTGATGCTCAGGGAGAAGTCAGAGTCGCAGGCCGCTACCAGACGCGAGCTACGCCGCAAGCGTTGGAAGCAAGAAGGCAGGCAGACCTGCCCCACGTGCGAACAGTTACTACCCAAGTCCCGGCAAGGAGTACAGCGATGAAGAAGGCAGACGTAAAGGTTGGCGGTTTGTACCGAGCCAAAGTCAACGACCGGCTCACTACCGTCCGCGTAGACAGCCTCAGCAACAGCGGCGGCTATAACGTCACGAACCTAACCACCGGCAAGCGGATTTTCTTCCGCTCAGCGATGAGGTTCCGCGAGGAGGCCAAGCAGTGCCTCAAGGGCGGGGTAGTGGTCGGGTTGGAGGAGCAGACCAAAGCCAACCTCGCTCGTGCCGACTCTCACAAGTACAGCAAGCCAGTTGAGGAGGTCGCCGTCGAGCAGCCCCCTTTCGAGCAGACCCTTGGTGGCTCGCAACTGCAGTCGCCCACGGCCGCTTCCGCCGCCACGGCAACCACCCCCGCACCGGCGAACTCCCAACCGGATACGAGCCCAACCTGCTCACCGGACGCTGCCGCTGCAAAGCCTGCGTCGCCGCCCGCCTCGCCCTCTGGCAAGGCTGCTGAGCACGAGTGCTGCAGCCTGCCTACGAAGCGGACCTACATCGGCGGACGTCCGGCGACTCGGTGCTCCAAGTGCGGTACGCACTGGTACACCGACATCGCGGTCAAGGACGGCGACACCCTGCTCAAGACGCCCCGTCCCGGCTTGGCCGCGATGCTCAAGGGCAGTATCCAGCAGGCGACCAACGGCAAGCACCCGCCCCACGTAATCGTTGAGGCACGTGCTGGCACCGGCAAGACTACCACGCTGGTCGAGGGGTTGAAGAAGGTCAAGGGCTTGCCCGTCTCCATCACGCCCTCGCCCCAGCAGGCGGCGGTATGGGAGGCGATGGAGCAGAGCAAGGACGCCAAGAGCATCGCCTTCGTGGCGTTCAACAAGTCCATCGCTACCGAGCTGCAGCGCCGCGTGCCGCAGGGCTGCGACGCCAGCACGATGCACTCGATGGGCTTCAAGGCGGTTCAGCGGGCGTTCGGTCGCTGTCAGGTGGAGAGCTACCGCGTCAGCAACATCATCAGCGAGCTGCTGGAGCGGGACATTCGCGAGCTGCGCAAGTACGAGCCCGACCTCGTCAAGGCGACGGAGCAGCTGGTGGGTCTCTGCAAGATGAACCTGCTCGGCGGTAATCCCGAGGAGCTGGACGAGCTGGCCCGCTACTACGACGTGGAGATGAACGGTTCGCGGGCGAAGGTCTTCGACCTGGTGCCCCGCGTGCTGGAGCGGTGCAAGGACGTGGCTAAGGACGGCTGCGTGGACTTCGACGACATGATCTGGGCTCCCGTCGCCCTCGACCTGCCGGTATTCAAGTACGACCTGCTACTGGTCGACGAGGCACAGGACCTCAACAGGTGCCAGCAGGCCCTCGCCAAGAAGGCGGGCAAGCGGCTGATCTTCGTCGGTGACCCGAAGCAGGCCATCTACGGCTTCGCTGGGGCCGACGCCAAGAGCATGCACCGCCTCCACGAGGAGCTGAGCCAGCAACCCACCGGCTGCATCAAGCTGCCACTGACCGTCACCCGCCGCTGCGGCAAGGCCATCGTCGCCGAGGCCCAACGGTTCGTACCGGACTTCGAGGCGCACGAGAGCAACGGTGCCGGCAAGATTAGCCAGGCCCAGTACCCGAAGGAAGGCCAGACGGCCCCAGACTACACCGGTAGTGTGCTGGACGGCGACATGATCCTGTGCCGCGTCAACGCACCGCTCGTCAGCCAGTGCTTCCGGTTCCTCAAGGTCGGTCTCAAGGCTAACATCCAGGGACGGGACATCGGGCAGGGACTCATCAGTACGGTCAAGAAGCTCAAGGCCCAGAGCATACCCGACCTGACCGGCAAGGTGGACGACTGGCTGTACAAGGAGCAGAGCAAGGAGCGGGCCAAGCGGAACCCGAACGACGCCCGCCTGATCGCCCTGCAGGACCGAGCCGACTGCCTGCACTGCTTCACCAAGGGTTGCGAGACGGTGGACGACGTGATCCGCAAGATCGAGAGCGTGTTCACCGACAACAAGGACATCACCGGCATCCGCCTGAGCAGCTGTCACAAGGCGAAGGGTCTCGAAGCCAAGCGGGTGTTCTTCATCAACACCAAGGACGCCCCGTGCCCGCATCCTATGGCCAAGCAGGCGTGGGAGCGGGAGCAGGAACACAACATCCTGTACGTGGGCATCACGCGGGCCATCGAAGAGTTGATCTGGGTTTCTTAACCAACGAAAGGAGTCTGAGGTGCTTGTTTTATCGAGACGTAAGGGTGAACGCATCGTCATCGGCACTGCTGATAACCCCATCACCGTCGAGGTGGTGGAAATCCGCGGCGACCGCGTCAGGCTCGGAGTTGTTGCCAGCAAGCAGGTGCCGGTACACCGCGAGGAGGTCTGGACCGCGATCCACGGTCCTCGTCTCCGCCGCGTCTGCAGCTGGTGCGAGACCGTGATGGACGAGGGCACCGAGGGCGCCGGAACCACCCACGGCATCTGCGGCGGCTGCAAGGACCGGGAGCTAGCGGCGATGCCGAGGGCGAACGAGTAACTGGGGTTGGCGGGGATCGTAGCCTGGAAGCCGCGAAACGGTCTAAAAGTGGTTCGACGTAAGGGGCCATAAAGGCGCTTAGAACCTGCCCCACCAACCCGAGGAGGACAACCATGACCGCCGCACGTATCGACGACGTGTTCTATCCGAAGGGTCACGACCTCACCGCGTATCAGGCACTCCGCGCCTTGGGAGAGAGCGTGCAGGCCCTGCGCAAGATAGGCGACGCTATCGACGAGGGTGGCAAGCGGCGGGAGCGGATGGCGGTGGCTAGCTGGGCGTTCGAGGAGGCTGGCTGCCCCTATGAACGGTTCGACGTCGCCGCGTGGGGCTACATCCGCGAGGGGGACGTCTACCTCGACTCCCTCCGCGACTTGGCCAGGGAGTTCGGCGTCAAGTTCTCGATCCGTCGCGGCACCGCCAGCGCCGAGGCGGAAGCGTGGCTCGTGCTGGCGATGACGGGGGGTTGAGATGAAAGCGATGACACCGAAGGAGTTCAAGGAGGAAATGCGGAAGATATTCCCCGTCAATGAATCGGAGGACACCGAGAGTGCCCACGGCTCTGGGGACGCCTTGCTCTGCGAAGTGTTACGGAGCCTCGGCTACGGCGACGGGGTCAAGATATTCGAGGAGGCCGACAAGTGGTACGGGTGACCGACTGCCCGATGCTGGAGGCCGTTCGCCAGTGCGACGGCGACCTGACCACACTGCTGGTGGCCTGCGACTGGCTCGACGAGCATGGCAACCCGTCGCTGGCGGAGGAGTGCCGCGACGCGCTGACGAATAAGGAGCCCAACGTCTGGGAAGAGGTCAAGGACGCTCAGGACTGTCAGTGGTGGAGGGGAGGCCTCGCTGGAGAAAGGGAAGATAGCAACCTAGCGGATTACCTGTTCTCGCTGCTGGATGGCAAAGACAGGGAAGATTACTACGTCCGCTTTGGCACACGCGATGGTCTCAATAGAGAACGGGCACGCGACGCCGCCCTCCACGCTCTGCGACGGGCGGTGGCCAGACTAATGGAGGCACGATGGACGAGTTGATGATCTTGTGGCTGGTAGCGATCTACCTGTTACTGAGGAGGGCATGAGATGAGCAAGCGAGTGAGCTTTGTCGTGAGCGTCGAGCAACCCGATGACGTGTCCGTGCCGGAGCTGCGGGAGTACATCAGGGAAGCCGTCGGTGCCTGGTGCAAGGGAACCTGCCCTGACGACCCGATCTTCGACTTGGATGCCGACAAGGTGAGGGTCCGTAGGCAGCGGAAGGTGGTGCAGAAGTGACGTTCGATCCGATGAAGTGGTTCGAGTCGTTCCAGAAGGAGCGGCCCGTGTACGGCACCATGGGTGGCGAGCCCACGCTGCCGGCTATTAAGCCCAGCGACACGCTAGACGCGGCCGAGTACATCAACGGACCGGTGGAGGCTCCGCCCCGTCCCCGCTACGAGGGGCCACTGTTCAGCGTGGTGGAGATGGCGGACGGCAGGGGCGGGTCGGCGTTCGGCATCCGCCGCAACGACGGGCTGGGCCGCTGGCACCCGACCCGCTACCTGCATCTGGAGGAGGCGGAGAGCTGGAAGGATTGGCTCGTGCTGGAATGGCTAGAGGGGCGGGAGACGGTGCTGATAGAGGGGTTCAGATGCACCAAGCTGGAGGAGTGATCATCATGTCGCCAGAAGACAACCCGGCAGACGATCAAGAAATGTCTCGGGAAGAGTACGAGGAATGGGAGCGACGGCGAGACGAGCCTACGCCTGTTCTTGGGCGTCAAGGATCGCGAGACCCCAACTCGAACAGAATGTCGCCGATGGGGAACGTGGGCGGTGGGGAGCCGACGCCGATCAGCCCCAGCGACGCCAGCCCGGCAATGTAGGCGTTGCCGCCGTTGCTGGCGTCGGTCAGTGCCACGCCCACGACCGTGTTCCAGCTACCGGTGGGGGTCGGCCACTGCACGGCGGTATTGTTCCAGCTGACACCGCCCGACGCCCCAGCGTAGTTGATAGGGGACGGGTTCAGCTGGGCACGCTGGTAGCCGCCGCCACTGGGCTCGCTGATGGTGCTGCCAGTGGCGTCAGGGTCCGGCCACGCAGTCAGCAGCGCGAAGTAAATGTTGCTGGGGAACGTGAACGTCGTGCCCTGGAGCAGGTTGTTCAGGACCCCGTTGCGGAAGTAATCAAACAACATGGGAGTTCAGTTCTTCTCTTCTTATAAGGAGTTTGTCATGCGTCGCAAGGGGTTCACTCTGATCGAGCTGCTGGTGGTGATTGCCATCATTGGCGTGCTGGTTGCCATGTTGATGGTAGCCGTGCAGAAGGCGAGGGAGGCAGCGAATCGCATCAGCTGCGTCAACAATCTGAAGCAGATCGGTCTGGCCTGCCACGTCTACCACGACGCGGTGCTGACCATGCCGACGGAGCAACCGACTACGGGCACCGCGACATCGCTGTACACGACCTTGTTGCCTAATATTGAGCAGCAGAATCTGTACAACCAGATCGTCGGAGGCAGCGGCACTCCGGTCGGGCTGAAGATTTACACGTGCCCGAGCCGACGCACTCCCACCCAACCCTTCCGGGACTATGTCTACTACAACCCGACCGGCTTGGGGCAATCGAGCGTCTTCGGTGCCAAGGGCGGCGTGTCGCTGGGCATCCTGACGAACGCTAACGGAGCGAGCAACACGGCCCTGCTGGCCCACGTGTTCTTAGCACCGTCTTCCTATGGTCAACTGGACCCGAGCGGCGGGGGCTGGAACACTATGAACAACACAGCGTCCTCGGCCACGCAACAGCAGGATAGTAACTCAAGCGGGTCAGCGGGTCTTGGCGGGCCACACCCCAACACCGATCCGATGCTTTTCGCGGACGGCCACGCGCAGAACATCGCCTTCCAGTGGTGCACCGCCAACCCGAACCCGGCACAGTATATGTGGAACTACCTCAACACCAACCCCTACGCGCTGCCATGAAGATGCTGGTCGTGCTGCTAATCGTCTTCCTGATTTGCATCGTCATCGGGACGCTGATGCCCTGCAACGAGCAGCTGGACAAGCTCGCTCAGGACATCGTCGACTCGGTAACTCCGAAGTAAGCCCGGTCCACCGACTCGCTGCCCCAGCAGGCGAGGCTCCCATCTGCGCCGCCGGTCACGTGGGGACGGAGCCCCACGTGGCTGGTCTTTACCTTCGTCGTGCCCAACACCCGCAGCCCCATCTCCGCCGCCCAGTGCCCCAACAGCCAGTCCTCGGGCACGAACTCTGCTCGCACCTTGCCATCGACCACCCGCACCCTGCTAAGGATCTGGAAGCCAGGGAACTCGCCGCACCACGGCCCGAGCTTGATCACCATGCAGCCGGTGTTCGGACACAGGCACTTGGGTCTTCCGTCGAAGCCGCGATCCGGTTCCTGCCACGCCGACAGCAGTCCCTCCAGGTCGAACGTCGGCTCCTTCATCCAGCGTAGCTCGCTGAGCGTTGCCTTGCGGTGTAGTCCCCACGGGTCGCCCAGTGTACCTACCGAAGTGCTCAGCGTGCCGGCGTCGCTCTTGAGTACCACGCAAGCGTGGATTATATCGCCGCCGCTCTCCTCCAACTCGTCGATCAGCACGTCTAGCCAGTGCTTCGTCAGCGGCACCACGTCGGCGTGCAGCATGCAGAAGTAACTGTAGTGCAGTCCCGGCGGTATCGCCCCCTCGTTGTTCAGGCAACGAGCCCACAGCTCGTTGAAGGCATGGGGCAGCACCGAACAGGGTACTGGGTCAAGCACGGCGCCGTGAGCCTGCCGTTGCGGGTCTACGCTGTACTGGTAGACTGACTGCACGGTCTGGTAGTGGATGTTCTGATCAAACGGGATGCCTAGGTAGACTACTTTGGGTGTCCTGTTTTGCTGCAGATTCTGCACGGTTGCACTCCGGGATAGAGGTGGGCTGCTTCAGGATGCGGACCCAGTTGCACGGGCAATCGCTCGATGATTCGGCCGTCTGGCAAGTTCTCCCACCAGAACGTGTGAATACGGCACAGCCAGATGCCCTGATCGACGATGTGGTGCATGCCATAGTTGCCACACCAGCATACACCGTCGTGGTGGATGTGCTGCCAGCCGTGGCCTGTGCCTTCGCAGTTCCAACCTTTGCACTTCTTACAATCGATGTCAGCGCCGCCGCACTTGGAGCACGGTAGACAACCGGCTCCCTTGCAGAATGGGCACTCTGAGTTTGCGAAGTAGTAGCGGCGTGGGTTCATCAATGCACGTCGTTGAGGGTGTAAGTCTGGCTGACAACAGCATCGGCCGACTGTCCTTGGATGACTATGGTCGTGAACGGGGGCACGGCTACGGAGGCACCGATGTTGTTCGAGTTGCCATGCACAGCGGTCATGTAGTCGTAGCTGGCCTTGTCGGTCGAGTTCGGGAACGAGATGCCGTTGTTTGTCGGTCCCTGTCCGAACAAGTCACTGCATTGCCACTGTCCGTTCAGACCCGCGTTAGTTGCTCCGGTGTTCGTGTTCTCGATGGACATGCCGCCAATGATGCCACCGCCGTTCGAGACCGTGGTGATGGTCTGGAACCCGAAGGACGTGTTGAGCAGCGTGCCGGAGAACTGGTGGTTAGTGAAGCCACTAGTACCTCCGCTTCCGCCGCTTGTCGTGTTGCTCAGGCACGTCGTCGTGTTCTGGCACATGAAGCACATCTGGCAGGTCTGCGAGTTGATGTAAACGCTGCCGTTGACCAGCCCCTGCGGTACCGTGTTCGAGTACTGGATGTAGGTATTGCTCTGCGAGCTGTTGCCCATCTTTTCCGGCACCCAGCCGCCGGTGTTGTTCAAGTTGCTCGCTTTATACTCCACCCACACGCTCTCCTGTGCCTGCAGGATCGTGTTCTGAGCGGCGGAGAATTGCGTGCCCGGCGAAGTGCCCGACGACTGGTTCGGCAGAGTGATGGTGATGCCGCTGCCGACGCCCGTGTCGTTCTTCATCAGGATGCGGCGACCATCCTGCGGGATGTTGCCATCGTACTCGGTCATGCCGAGGATCTTGGAGTTGCCACCCGGCGTGATGTACCAACTGCTCGTCGGCGGGATAGCGACGGTGTTGTTGACCCCTGCCGTGTTGCTCAGCGCCTGCGAGCTAATATCCTTGCGGTGTTGCCGCAGAGTCTGGCCGGGGCACAGGCCCCAGTACCACGTCCACTTGGAGGTTGTAGTGTTGTATTTCCAGCTGACCGTATCTCCTGGGTTCAGGTAGACCGTTTTACCATCGATGGTGCTGAGCTGGTTCTGGGATGCCGACGTGCTTTGGTGTGGCATGGCCATGATCGCCGTGCCGACGTTAATCATCACGACCTGCGTGCCGTCGACTGCGTTTGTCGAGGATATGCCGGACATGACCATGTTGCTGGTCACGTTCATCTTGTTGTAGAGCGCCGGTGTCGTGACCCCACCCGTGGTCTGATCGACGTTGTAATTGTTGACGTTACTGGATAGGTTCCGAGCAACGCCCTGCTGCACGAGAGAGCGGACGTAGAGCGGGGCGAAGAAGCTGGCGGTGTTGTAAGCCGGGCTCTGCGGTTTCATCCGCCCGACGCCGGACATGGTGACGCTAGAGAACTTCGGCCCCCACTGGAACCGGAACTCCATGTCCATGTTCGGGTCGATGTCATAATTACAGCGCAGACGAGGGTACATCCGCACCACGGCACCTACTGGTACCCCGGTGTTGCCATTCTCCTCGTAGGCGGCGCGGAAGTTGACGTCGCCCGTGTTCCAGAAGCAGACGTTGCCGCCAAAAACGTACGGAGGTGGAGAGTCGCAGAGCACTATCTGGAACACCGAGCCACCGTTGACGTTCGGTAGCACTGCAGAGACCTTGAACAGTCCGTTGTAGCCATCACATGAGTAGCCCCCCTGTGGCCACACTCCGCCAGAGAAGGCGTAGGTCTGCCCAGTAGAGGGGTTGGTGCCGGTGGCGCCGCTGTAGTAGCCACCATACTCGGTAGGGTTGATGCCGGCGATGACGACCGTTTGCCCCACCGCGATGAAGGAGGACAGATCCTCGATCAGGTAGATGGTGGCAGTGTTGCCGACGGCAGTAGCGTTGACTACGGTGCCTGTGGATTGGTTGGCGCAGTGGCCGATGAGCGGACCGTCCGCGTTCTCGCCAAACCACTCGCCTAGGTTGTCGGGCGTGAGCTTGGCGAAGCTATACGGTTGGTTGCCACCCATGATGATCCCGAGGAACTCGGGAGGGGGTGGCACGGCGCCGTACATGGATCCCTCGGCCTGCTGGACCTGGAGGGAGCCGTCGGTCCGCCAGTTGAGGGCGGTCTCGATGGCTTGTGCCAAGCGGTTGAGAGCTGGCCAGGCAGAAGGGTGGATGCCGGGCCAGTTGCGTGGGAATCTTGTCATCAGTTGAAAATGCTGTTCTTTGCGGGTTGCAAGACCGGGGTCAGGGCGTTGCAGTAGTAGCTCTGCACCTTGCTGGGCTGCTTGAAGATGAAGCTGTGATCTTGCTCGTTGTAACGCCAGAACTGGCTGGAGTCGTTGGCGTGGTTCTTGGTGCCCAGCAGGGGCCGCCACCAGCGTTGCGTCGGGATGCTGAACACGAGGTTATGTCCGTAGCGGAAACCGCCGTCGTTCGCTTGCACGGCACCGACGGGGCACGGGTTGAAGTAGAGCCACTGCAGGTGGATGTCCCAACAGCGTGGTACCGTGCCGCTGTTGCTCTGGTTGCCGGTTCGTATCCGCACCGGCATGGTCCGCGGCGTGGCTCGGTAGCCCTCGAATAACATCGTGCCAGGTGGCATGCTCATGAACTCGTTCTGGTTCACGGTGCCGATACACAGGTCGATGTACGGGAAGCTGACCGAACCGTTTCGCACCCAGTCGTCGCACACCTGCAACCAGTCGCAACTGACCCGGAATTTGGCCAGTAACAGAGCAAGGCCCTTACTGCCCTGCACTTGCTGCCCTGCACTCGGAGTAGGTCCGTAGGGCTTGTCCTGCCAGCGGAAGGCGTCTTGCTCTTGCTGTACAAATTCGTTTGCGGGCTCTCGACCCCATACACAATAGCGTTGCGCTTCGGCGGGGAAGTAAACACTGTCAGCACCTGCGACAGCCGCATCGGTCAGGATGTCGTAGGGTGGGGTTTCGTACTCGACCGAGAACCGCAGCTGCCGCCACTTGTTGACAGTGCCACCGGCCGCTCCGTTGCCACCGCCGATGGGCAGCTGACCGCGGGAGCCGACTCCCTGCGGGTTGGAGACACTGACGCCCCACAGCCACGGAAAGAACGGATGCTGAACCGGCAGGGTGCGGTGCATCACGGCGTTGCCGATGCCCGCTGCTGTCGCTGGCCCACCCGCCTCGGAGTAGCCGATGATGCCGCTGATGACCTTGTCGCTGGCATCGTCGAATGGGATCTGCCACTCCTCGGACCACGTGCTGACCCCGTAAGCGAACCGTCCGCCGAGCTGACCGAAGCCCTTGCCGATGTACTGCTGCGATGGCTTGACGCCGGATATCTGCGGGTAGATCGTCCCCGGCAGCGGACCACCTGCGACGATGTTCGGCTGGTTAGCCATTGGCCGGGTTCCTCGGCTGGTCGTCGTTCTTACGCTTGGTGTTGTTGGCCGTGGCGCCGGTGTTCTCGGCGATCATCTTCAGGTAATGCTCTTGGCTGAACCCGCGGTTAAGTCCTGCGGTCTGGAATGACTTGCCCAGCTCCTCGATGCCAACGAGCCCGGTGCCTTGATGAGACTTGCCACGGGCCGATTCACCACCGCCCAGCCACTTGATGATGCCAAACAGCAGGCGAGGGAAGAAGTTCATGATCTTGTAGAGGATGACGAACACTTGGGCCAGCAACTTGATGATCGGTGACAGCGCCTGTATGGCATCGCCGAACTCCTGAACGACCGGGATCATCGCCTCCAGGATCGGTTGCAGTGCCTCGCCCAGCACCGCCATGATGTCCGACCATGCTCGGTTGAGCTGTTCGACCAGCGCTGGGTTGAACGCCCCCACGAAGCGCACGGCCATGTCAATGATCATGCCGATAGGGCCGAGGATCTTCGACAGTGCTCCGGCTGCTGCGGAAGCAGCTCCGCCCAGCTTGGCGATGCCACCGATGCCAGGTAATGCTCCCAGCACTCTACCGCCAGCAGCACCTACGCCCGCCCCAGCTCGGCTGACCATCGCCTGCCCGGCCTCGAACGACTTCGCCACCGGCGACATGCCCATGCTGCGACGCTGAGCCGACAACGCTTGGTTCATGGCATTGTTGGTGGCGTCCTGTATGATCTTCTCGAAGTTGGCCACAGCTGACGGCGACATCTTCGGGGCTAGCGTCTGCAGCGACTTCTTCATCGCCTCGATGGGTGCCATGTTCGGCACGATCATCACGTCGCCAAGCATCTTCTTCATCTGCTTGGTAGCTTCGCTCTGCGCCTTCGGGAATATTTCGATCTCGACCAGTTCTGCCATTGGTCACCTGTTGTAGCCTCGGAACCACTGAGCGAACGCTGCGTCCATCTCGTCTTGACTGGAGCCGAGCGTCTTCATCGCCTTGGCGTTGGCGCCCATCTCCCACAGTTGCCGGTAGCTCAGCGGGCCGGTCTCAGGGTTGTCGGGGTCGTTGTGCGGCTTGGGCCAGTAGGGCTTGGTCGGGTCGTCATGCATGCTGGGCCGGGCGTACACGTTGACGATCAACCCGTCATGAAAGTTCTCCCAGTAGTCACTGAAGCTGACGTTGAACGGCTCGCGCACCAGTAGAGACAGGACCCGGTCCGGTTCTAGTCCCCCGCTCCCGTCATCGGGGGAGCTAGAAAATTTGGCGTGCTGTCGAAGACGCCCTTCAACACCTCGCAGACCATCAACCAGACCGGACCGCCCTTCTCCTGCGATGAGTCGATCCAGCTGAGCACCTTCTCCTCATTCAGCTTCTGGTCGATCTTCATCACGCGATCAGCACTGCGGGACAGCAGCACGGTCAACTTGGTGAGGGCTGGCACCTGGTTGATCGATTGCAGGAAGGCGTCTCCGCCCCAGCGGAACGTGCCAGCACCGACTGCCTCGGTCACAGCCCGCATCGACTCTTTGTACTCGTCTGGCTGTAGCTGTTCCTCCTCCAGCGCCTGCCCACCGGGGCGAAGGTAGAATACCTTCCGGCGGGCTGTGCTCTCCATCCATGTCTCAAACTCAGCCTTGACCCTTGGCGGGATATGTCCGCGCAGGTACACGTTCCCTTCCGGCAGCGGCAGCTCCACGCAGCTGTCCAGTTTGTTGTAATTCGCTGACATCTTAGATGCACCCCTTCAGTTGAAAGTAACTCTCGTCTCGTTCCTGTCCCCACGCTGTTGCCGACTGCCAGCATCCCACACCCCAGTGGTTCGTCGCCACCTTCTTCGTACCGCCCACCCGCACTCCGTGCCTGGCACACCACAGCCCAAAGTTCCAGTCCTCGGGCACGGTCAACGGCACGATGTCGCCGGGGATGTCGTCGGGCAGCAGACAATCAACTCGGTTCTTCTCGTCAAACTCTGCTAGTATGTGTCGCCCGTCTTCGGTACGGATTGCCAACCGGTCCACCTGTGAGAAGCCTGGAAACGTTCGCCACCGCATGTCCCAGCGTAGCGCCATGCAACCGGTGTTGGGGAGAAGGCAAGGATTTCCACAGTGACCGCCGAAAGCTGTGAGCGCGTCTTGTGCCTCGAACGTGTCCGGCAGTCCTTGCATCTCCTTGGTCGTTATCTTCCGCACCCACTGATGCTGAACGTCTGCATCGCCGATAGCCGTGCTCGTGTGGCCCTTCTCATCTTTGATCGCCGTAACCGCGTGCATCACGTCGTAGCCGGAATCCAGCTCGTCGAGGAGTACATCGAGCCAGCTGCCCGTCTGAACCGTCGGCTGCACGTCCGCGTGGAGCATGCAGAAGTAGTCGAACTTCCCCGGCTGGTTGATCCACTGCGACCAGCAACAGTTGAAGTTGTACGCCAAGCAGCCGCTGGCCAGGTCGTACTCGAAGACGTCAGTGCGGTTGCTGGGTGCCAGCACCAGCGCCGCCTTGATCGTCTCGTGGCGAATCCCTGAATGGTTCGGGATCGCTAGGAAGCAGACTCTTTTCTTTGTATCGTTCATAGCTGTCCTCCATCTTGGTGGTGAAAACGTTCAGTCGGTTCAGGATGTGGTCGATGCGGTCGTGCAGCTTCTCCAGGCAGGGTAGGCAGTGCTTGCACGGGTTGCGGATCACGTCGCTCCGCAGATCGTTGGCCCTCCTCTGCAGCTCGTGCAGCTTGTCCCGCAGTTCAGCCTCCCTCGGGGTCAACGGCGAACTAGGAGGCGGCGGCTGGATCGGTACTTGGCCCGGGCAGCAGCCCATCAGACAGCCCCTCCCGTTGGCACGCTCCGACGACGCAGCACTAGTGAGTCGAGGAAGGGAGTGTTTCGCAGGTACGCCAGCCACTTCTCGTTGACGGTCTTCTTGTCCACCTTGCGGATGTCCTGCCACACGGTGATGTACACGTCCTTGTAGAGTTCGAGCCCGGCCACCTTCTCGTCCTTGCTGAGCGGTTGCACGGTCTGGTGGACCTTCTTTGGAGGCACCTTGAACTGGCCGAGGTTGGCAGCTTGGTCGAGCGGGATCAGCTCCAGCTTGCCCACGGCGCTGCCGCGGCGGATGATGGGCTGGGCGAACTCGTCCATCAGCACGTCATGACCGTTCGGTGCCGGCACGTGGCACTCGTAGTCGCCAGTGGTGACGTCGAACCAGATGACCTTCGGCACACGCTTGCCGGTGCCGGTATCGATCACCACGCCGGACGTGTCCTTCTGCTTGCGGCTATCGAGGATCATTGTTGCTCTCCGTTCTTGACATGCGGCATGAAGTTCTCGATGGCCTCTCCCCTTGCTTGCTTCATGAAGGCTGCTGTAGCACCGTAGAACGTCTGCCTTTCCTCCGGTGCCTTCTGCTCCACGTGAGCTTCCTGCACGTCCATCGCAGCGTCTTCGATGGCTTCCAGCTGGGACTCGTCGACGGTCACAGTGATGGTGGCGGTGACGGCCCCGTTCTTGGGGAAGTGAAAATGCAGGTCGTGTACGGTCCTCGGGTCGATGCCGAACGAGCTGATGACCTGCTGCAGGCGCAGCGAGTATCCTCGCGGTGCTTGAAACATCGGTGCTCCTTACGTGATGGCCGGTATCTTCTGGTTGCCGGACGGGTCGGTATACGGACCCTGACTCCAGCAATCTGCTTCGAAGTTGACTGTGCCCCGCGCCGTGCTGCTGACCTTGGCGGACGAGCAGCCCCAGAATGGGAATATGTAGAACGACTTCACGGCGTCGAGCTGACTGGTGTAGACCGTAGTAGCGTCGTTGTTCGTGCCGCCGTCGTCGCGAGGGAACAGGCCCGGCGGATCGTTGGCGTACGGATTATTAGCGGCGTCCCATACGCCCTTGAGGCTGTACTCCGCCTCGCGGATGCCGGAGATGGCCTCGCCGTAGCTGTTGTCCTCGAAGTTGGTCGTGTCGAGCTTCTCGCCCTTGTCGGTGACAGTGTACTCATTCTGAAAGAGCTTGTTGCCGCCGATCTGCACGCGGCTGGTGCGCCCTGCGCGAAACGTGCCGGTGATGACACCAAGGCAGCCACACCAGAGCAGCAGCGATAGCAAAGTGGTCATGGTACTCCTTAGGCGTGCTGGACGCCGGTTGCTTGGATGCCACCGCTGGTGTTCTGGAGCTGAGTAGCGCTGATAGCCACGCCCAGCACGGTGACGTAGAGCCCGGTGGCGAGGTCGCTGACCGGTGCGATGTTGCCGGCATTGGCCGAGATGACGTAGGTCTGACCCACGACCATAGCCGTGTTGCCGGTGAAGATCGTGCCGGACTTCCAACCTTGGAACGGTTGGCCACCGCCGGGGCAACTGCTCAACGCGACGCAGGCTCCGGTCGTGCCGCTGTTCTGCTGGACACTGTTGCTCTGGGCTGGTGCCCATAGTCCGGTAGTGCTACTCTGGTAGAGTGTCTGCCCGGCGGTGAAGGCTTGTGCCGACGTGCCACTGATGTACTGATTGCCACTGATGAGTCCGTTGACATTCGCCGCGTTGATGGTCAGGTCAGCCCGTAGCCAACTGAGCAGCCACAGGACCGCCGCTGCACCGAGCAGCAGTAGAATCACGGTCATTTCTCTATTCCTCCTATGGGGTGTTGATTTGGTAGCCGACGCCCGCCGTGTACTTCGCCATGCCGACCCACACGCGCCCGCCGGTCGGATCGCGGATCTCCTCCTTGAGAATCTCGTAGCTCTCCCGCTGCCAATGGTGCATGTAAAACGTGCCCACGTCGCCATTGAGCCGGTCACACTGGATACTAAACGAGTCAAGATAAGCGATGATGCTGTTCTTCTTGAGCTGGTACGGACTGGTGACGAGCCCCACCATCGGCGGTGCGAACGGACTGTTCACGCTGCCACAGTAGACCTTGACCGTGACCTCGTAGACCTCGATGTCGCTGCCCTCGAAGTTGGGCTCGATCTTTGACTCAGCTACGTCGAATAGGACGTAGGGAAACACGGGTCCGCCCGAGTTAGGCGCTCCCGGCACCGGCTCGGGGATCTCTCGATACCACGGGCTACCTGGTTGGGGCTGCGTGGGCGACGCCGAACCCCACTGGATCAGGCCGGCACCGCTGCCGCTGTTCTGCATCAAGACTACCAGTCGGGCGTGCAGGGTGTCGATCACTTGAGCTTGATCCCCAGCTTCTTCGCGGCGATCTGTAGAGCAGGTCGAGCCTTCATGTTCTTGGTGCCGTAGATCAAAAACTTACTGTGGGCAGCGTAGAACCGTACCAACGCACCATTGACCGTGCGGATCACGTGGACGCCACTGACGAACCGGCCACTGCGCCTGTGTGGAGGTCTGCCCGGTCTGCTGGCCGGTGGGTACGGCTCGCTGGAGATGCTCTTGATCTCCTTGGCGAGCTTGTCGGCCATCGTCACGCCACGCTTGCGGACGTACTTCTCGAAGAACTGGTTCAGGTTCACGCGCTTACCTCGTTCGACTTGGCTGTCCCATACTGGTTCTGAGCGTATACCACGTAGAAGTTCGGGCCGGGCAATGGTGCCACGATGTCGTTGTAAGTTCCAACCCCAGCTCCCACCGTTGCTAGGTACGCCTCAGCCCCGCTAGCCGTACCACGCCAAACGTTGTACCAAGCAACTCCAAACCGAGTGCCCCAAGTCAACGTCACGTTCGGGGTAGCACCGGACACGACCACTGACGGTGGGGATGGGGCGGACCCGAGTGGAGGCAGCAGCGGCTTGGAAGGCAACTGGTCAGTGAACGTGCTCGGGATGACCTGGCTCGTGTCCTCCTGCACTGGGTAGGCCCAGAACGTGCTGAGTCCACCGTCGCTATAGCTCTTGTTGCGTGGACCTATGACGCGGAACAACCGGTTGTCCTGATCGTTGAACAGGAACATGCCGTTGTCGATGTCGCCGTCGTAGGTGTAGCAGGCATACTCGCCGGAGATGCCCTGTGTGCCCCATGCCGCTTCCTGCTTGAACGACGGACGCGACAACCGAGCGGCAATCCAGCGCACGCCGGTCAGGTTGTGGACAGCCATGCCCATCGCATCAGCTTGGTACTGGAATTTCTGCGTCATCACGCAGAGCAGCGGTTGGGTGTCAGCATCGAGTAGCGGCATCAGAGTGCAATCCCTACTGCCAGATCACGGTAGCCGGCTAGCAGCTCGCGGATGCCTCCCCACTGGCGCTCGCGGAAGTTGAGCCCATACCCGTAGTCGCCCAAGTTCTCGTTCCCCACCTGCCCGCCGTAGGGCACCATCGTCCGCATCATGCCGCACGCCTCAGCGATGGCCAACTTGACGTCGTAGGGGATGCAATCGAACGTGCCGCCGGTGCTCGGGCCGTAGTTGGTCGCACTGTTGAACGTGATCGACTGGTTGTTGCTGCCGACGCTCACCACTGCCCAGTCGCCATTCCAGCCCACCGCGTCGTTCGTGATGGCGAAGGGCTCGGCCGGGAACACCACCACCGTACCGGGGAACGTCATCGTAGCCACGCCGTTAGCCCACGTGATGCTGCTGTAGAGCGTGGGGGGTTGGAAGCCGTAGTCGTACTGGACCTTGACGTTCCCGGCGCCGGCTGGCCACACCGGACCCTTGCTGTAGCTCAGTCCCTGGTTGCTAGACGGCGACATCCACTGGCTCGGCCATAGGAACAGGTTGTCCCTCATCCGTCGCAGGATGGCGCTCTTGCACAGCCCCGTCTGCTCCCACACCATCGAGTAGTCCACGCCGTTGGTCAGGAGCGTCTGCGGTCCGAACGGAGTGTAGTTGCTGTTGTTCTGCCCATAGGCGGCGAGCGGATCCCACCAGACGTTGATGACGTTGGTGATCCAGTTCTTCCGCAGGACGATGTCGCCGTAGTTCTTGCCGTCATAGTACTCAAAGAAGTTGCCCTGACCGAACCCCTCATTGGCAGTCAGGCCCCACTTGAGCCAGCGCACCACCGCCCGCTCGACGAAGCTGCGCAGACGATCTATCTGCTGGTAAAGGGCACTACCGGGCTGGGCATTGCTCTTCATCGCAATCAGGACATCTTGGGTCGTCATAAGACTCATAGCAACTTCCCGTTCTCGATTCGACCACACCAGCCGCAGCCGCCCTCGATGGCGATGGCCGGCGACAGCGTCAGGTCCTCGATCCCCGTTCCCCTCGGCTCCCAGCAGCCCGGTCGTACCTTGCCGTGGAGCCCGCCCACCCACTGGCCGTTCTGCCCCGGAATGAACCAGCAGATGATCGGATGCCGCAGGTCCCCCTTACACTTGGGGCAGTCGAACATCACACCTTCGGCTTTGGTCAGTGACTGATGTCCTTGGATCGCGTTGGCGGGCAGGCGGGTCACGAACCTGCCGTTAAGCTTGTCCAGCGGCAGTGGCTCCTGCCCGATGATGTCCCTCGACCCCGCCCAACCGTGGTCGAACTTCTCGCCGCCCCACGCGCTATCGTTGCCGAACTTCTGTACTCCGTAGTGGTAAGTACGAACCTTGCTGGTGGCACCGACCCGCAGTCCCATCCGCGCCATCCAGCGGCCGAAGTTCCAGTCCTCGGGTACGCAGCTGCACTTCCGCGGCGTCTTCGCCTTGCTCAGCTCCGTGTGGTCGGGGTAGTGCGGCTTCTCCATAAACATCGGCCGCGGCGGTAGCCACCGGTCGTCGTGCCACTCGTAGAACTGGTCGCGGATCTCGAAGCCGGGAAACTCCCAGCACCAGTCCGCCATCTTGATCAGCAGGCACCCCGTGTTCGGCAGCAGGCACAGGTCGCACTGCCACCTCGGCTCGGGATGGGCCAGCAGCTTCTCGAAGCAGTTGCCTTGCTTCCACTCCAGGAACTGCAGGCACTCCTCGACGCCGAACGTAAGCGGCAGCTGGTCCACCTCGGTCATCGTTAGCTTCCGCGCCTCGGTCCAGCGGTTGGATATCTGACCGACCGCCGTGCTGGTCATGCCACGATTGTCCTTGATCGCCACCACGCAACCCAACGCCGCGTACTTGTGTAACTCCAGCTCCTCGACCATCAGGTGCATGAAATTGTCATTCGGCTCAACGTCGCTGGCGATCAGCAGGAAGTAGTCGTAAGGCCCTCCGTTCGCCTCGTTCGGGTCGGCCGTCGCATTGACGAACCCCTGCCAGCCGAGGTTGAAGCTATTCGCCAGCAGCGACTGCCCGGTGCGGTGGTCGAAGTTGATGAAGTAGTCGGCCCAGTGCTCAGCGTCAGCTCGCTTGTACTGGACCGCTGTCAGCATGTTATCATTGTGATGCGTGTACGCGGGCGAGTGGACGTAGATGCGCTTCTGCTTCTTCATCGATGCTCTCCTATGGTGATGGTTTCGACTGGATAGAGTGGACCGAGACCGGCCCGACCTCTTGCCCACTGACAGCCAGTCTGCCCCGGCTCGTAGTCGGCACAGCACTTGGGCTTGTCCATCTGGATGCTGCACTGTCCGAACTCGGTCAGCAATCTGCAGGCTCCACTGCCGTCTATCCCGTTCTCATGACCGTTCGGGTACAGATAATTGTCTTCAACTTCGTTCGGCAGCAGGATCAGGCTCAGTCGTCGCTTGTCCTCCTCGTTCAGGTTGACCCAGTAACCGGCACAGCAGCACGCACCGCACTGGTCGCATTCGTAGACGTAGCGTTTGGTCGCCATTGATGCTCTCCGTTTGATGGTAAAGAAAGTCCCGCTTCACCGACGGGATGCGATAGTCCGGTCGACCTGCATGAGTCGATGTCAAGCGTAGACGCGGTTGGTGGCTGGGATGCTATTGTCATCCCCACCGCTGTTGGACTGCGTGGTGCCGCCGGCCGGATGCTGGCGTGCCTCGGATGCCATCGGCACGACCGAGAACGTGGCAGGACCGTTGCCGACCACCGCCGCCAGCTGGCAGTAGCGGAACGGCGAACCGGCCGGGTTGCCTGGGACTACCAGCTGGTCGGCGCGGGCCTCGATGGTCGCTCCCTGCGAGCTGTTGTTGATGGCCACGCTCGTGCCCGTGCCGCTGTTGGTCGCGGCGACGTTGGTGTTGCTGGCGCCGTTGGCATTGTTCGTCATCTGGAGCTGGAACAGCGTGTTGCCGCTTGCCCCCATGACGCCGCAGGCGATGGCGAACTGGATGCGATTGTACTTGCTCATGTCAACCGTGCCGGTGTAGACCGTCGCGTTGGCCTGAGCAGCGGGGTAGATGGGCGTCCCGGCCCAAGTGTGATCTTCCTTGAGCAACTCCGTCTCGTAGCGAACCCGCGCGGCCCACGGGCGACGGAACCGGGCACGCCTGCCCTGATCCCACTCGACCATCAGCGGGTTGATGAAGTCGGACTTCACTTGCCATTCTCCTTCTTCTTGGATTCGAGTATCTTCCGGCCTGCGACGCTCGCGGCCGGGATCATCTGCTCGCTGCAATAGTTGCACGTCGCCGGCATACCCTTCGGTATCGGTCGCTCATGCTTGCAGACTGGGCAGACGTGGGTTGTTGTCACTTACTTGAGGATGACCATCGGGCTGACCTGCCAGCTCTGGTCCGCCAAGGTGATCGGGGCGTCCTGCCACGGCGTGCCGTCCCAGCGGACGATGACGCGCCACATCATCTGGTTCTGGGTGAACCGAACGTGCGGCGACACCTCGATCTGGATGGCGAGTCGATCGCCTAGCAGATACTTGCTGTAGTCGGCCAGCACCAGGTCGCCCTGTTGCCCGAGGAACGACGCTTTCTCCGACCAGAAGATCGGCAAGCCGGTGAGGATGGCCGGGAACTTCTGAGCCAGAGGGCCTTCGTTGCTCTGCTGGTTCGGCGTCGGATTCAACCACGCGAAGAAGTTGCCGCCGGTGCCGGTGGTCAGCGTCGCGATGGTCGGGATGGTCGACGGGTTGGCGATCCAGCAGGCGTTGTCCCAGCTCTGGGTGTACAGGTGAGCGAGCATCGTGATGATGTCCGTCACCGTGATCGAGCCGTTGTTCTGCCGCGGGTAGATGTACGAACCCGGAGCGTTGATGACGCCCTGTGGCTCGTTCGCCAGCTTGCCCTGCAGGATGTAATAGTCGTAGCTCCAGGCGACCGCTTCCTGGAACAGCGTGGTGAGCAGCGTGTCGAGCGCCACAGCGTTGTCCTGTAGCAACTGGTTGCTCGCCACCGTGACGAACGTCAGGTCGCGGGCCACGAGCTCCACTTCGCGGAACACCGGGTCGGACTCGTTGAGCACGACTTGCTCAGGAGTCCAGCTCATCACGATGCCGCCGAAGAACTGCGACTGACCGCGTGCGAACACGGTCGAGGACTGCTTCAGCGCCGGCACCAGCAGCGAGCGGGACTGCATGGGCAGGACGGTGCAGCGGTCCCGAACGAACGCCTTCTCGGCCATCAGCCGGAGCAGGTCGGCGTAGAACTGCGTCGGCACGGTGTAGCCACCGCTGAAGCCGGCGCCTTCCGCCAGACTCGCCTTCTGTTTGCCCCATGCCTTGTCTACGGGGAGAAACTCGGACTTCGGCCCGTACTGTGGCTTCATCAGCCATTCGCGCGGATCGCCATCTTTGCCTCGGTCCCACTGATGGCCGAACAGGCCCTTGGTTCGTTCATCGGCGGCCACCATCGCCCGCCAGCTCTTGTCAAGCCGGCTTCGACGACGACCGCTTCGCCCGGTGTCCAGGCTGGGCATGTCTAGCACGCCCAGAGTGTCGGCGCCGTCCACGCCGACGATGACATTGCGATTGCCTCGGCCGTCGCCGAAGACCTTCTCGACGACGCCACCAGGCAGGAACTGCCCAGGACGCGTCTCCCCTCGCGGGTTCGAGATGACACCTTCCATCTTCGTGACACGGCTGACCATGTCGGAGATGGAGTTCGCCATCTGGCTCAGCAGAGCCTTTTCCTTCGTTTCCAACTGACACTCCTCCTAATAAGAGAACTGAACCGACACGGTCGCTGGTGCTGAGCCACTGATGGATTGAGTTACTTGATTGCGAGCTTGGCGGGGTATTTCCGGCAGACCGGGCATGCCTCGTAGTTCACTGTTTGCGTCTCGTTGCGTAGCCGCCGCTCGTCGGCGAAAATCTGCCGCGGCTTGCCTACACCGCCCGGCACGTCGTACGTCTTGGGGATGTTGGAGCCAACCCTCGGAGCGTTGTTGGCCTTCTCCGCTGCCGGCAGCATGTTTTGAATTTGCTCCTCGGTCCACTTGGGCTCCTCGCGTCGGATCACGGGCGTCGGACCGACTGACAGGTTCAGCTCATGCCGCACCGCCGTATGCTCATCGCAGCGCCCCTGCTCGCGGACCTTGACCAGCCCGCCCGCCTCCTTGATCGCCAGCAGACGGTCGAGTTCCTCCTCGGCCTTGCGCAGGTGCTCGACCGCCTCCGCCTGCGGATCGCGGTAGTCGCCGTCCCTGACCTTGGCCTGTCCACCACTGTCCTGGTGGCCGTCGTGGAGCAGTTCGTTCCCCTTCGGCATCCGCTTCAGGGTCTCGGAAGCGATCCACCGCCGCTCGGCCAGCACCTTCGCCTCGGCATCCTCGATCATGCCGGCGACACGGGCCATCGGCTCGGATGGGATCTCGTTGCCTGTCGGACCGCGGTAGTACTTCCACGACTGCCCCAGATGCACGCCCTCGGGGATCGGTCCCATGCACCGGCTGAGCGGCTCCAGCCACACGTTAGGCTCGGGCTGGGTCCAACCGCGATGCATCAGGAACAGCTCCGGCGCCTGCGGCCAGTCCTCCATCGGTCGTTGGCAGGCCCAGCACTTTGGGTGCTCCGGTGCCACCAGCCCACAGTGACCGCACTGCTCCTTTGGTGCGAGCTTGGGGTGCTCGCTGCACTTGATCGTCGTCATTGCTTTCTCTCCTTGAAGTCCTTGGCAAGTAACATCTTCGTCTTGCCAAACTCGATGTAACCCTTCCTGTGAACAACGGTGATCTCCTTGCCTTCTAGATCGCTGAGTTGCCTGAGTAAATCTTTGTAGAAGGGCTGCATATTGTCGAAGGCTAGCGACCACACAGTACCGTCCTTGTCGATCAAATCAAAGTTAGCCTCGTTCTTCTTGACCTTACCCTTCGTCTCTACCCATATGACCTTCGGCTTCTCCTTCGGCGGCGGCAGTTGCTCAGGCTCTTGCATCGCTGCTGCTATTACAATTGCTAGAAACATAGTTAGATCCTCATTGCTGTTTGTTGGTAAACCTTCTTGCCGAAGCCGTCGATAGCCTTGGCCGCAGCGTCGAGCTGCTTCTGCAAGTCTTTGAGCGCCTTGTCGTCGGCGTCATCGTCGTCCGCCTTGGTCAGCAGCTTGTTGCCACGCTTCTGGACCTTGTCGTCATCGTCGTCCGCCTTCAATTCCATCGTGCCGCCACCCGTAGGGCTGCCCTCCAGGTTGCTGATGGTGGACTGCGGCTTCAGGTCCATCGTGCCGGCGTCCTTCTGCAGCGACTTCGACAGCGCCTCGCTGGCCGCGTCGTAGCTCGGATACGGCCCGTCGACGCACTGCCCCGTGCTGGTGTTCCAGGTCTCGAACTGACCGTCAGGGGTCGCCCGCACCTGCACGCCCTGCGTGGTGCCGAGTGGCAGTGGGCTCTCGACCGCGGCGTTGGTCATCATGCTGCCATCGGCCTTCCGCACCAGCCGCTTGACACACTTCTTGCACAGCCAGCCCTTGCGGCACTTGGGACTCTTGCCGCAGCCACCAGGGAACTTCTTCGAAAGCTTCTTGTCGCCCCGCGCGCAGCAGGCACCGAGCATGCCCCGCTCGACCGAGGTCAGCTCGCCGTTGTCGTCCTTGAGCTTGGCACAGGCGGCGCCAGGGCTCATGTTCTCGGGAGCAGCCTTGCTGACCCACTTGACGATGAACTTCGATGCTCGCTTGGCAATGGTTCGCTGCAGCTTCGGTGCGTGGCTCTTGGCGACCTTCGCGGCGACGTGCTTGGCGTATGCCTTAAGTTCCTTGCGTGGGAACGCTTTGCCGGGGTTGCTGTTCGGCAGCTTGCCCTGCGGCACGGTGCTCAGATCGTTGCCCGGCTTGTCGGGGCTGGCGTTGCTGCCGATGGCCAGCGACATGTCCGGCGAGTTGCTGCCTGGCACGTCATCCTGCGGCACGATGGAGTCGGAGGTCTTGTCCTTCTTGTCATCGTCGTCCGCCTTCCGTGCGGGAGCAGGTGGCGGCTGGGCCATGAAGCCCTTGAGGTCGAGGTCGTCCGCCGCTTTCATGAACGCTTCGTCGACCGCGTCCTCTACATCCTTCTGCTCCTCGCCTGTCAGGTCGGCGTTCTTGAGCGCGGGCAGGCCCTTGACCATGCCGACCAGGTTGCCGTACCAGTTGGTCAGCTTCGCCTGCATGTCGCCCCACGCGGTGATCTTCGACGGCAGGCCCCAGTCAGCCGACTTCTTGATCGTCTTCAGCTCCTTCGCCTTGACCTCCTCCTCGTCGCCGTTGACCTTGACCACGCGGGCGATTTTGCCTTCGACCGACTTGACGACGCACAGGTTGCCCCGCTTGGTGCGGACGAGTTTGCCGGCGGCGACGGACTTCTTCTTGTCCTTGTCGTCATCGT